ACCATCCTACGGTAGGCCTGCTCAGGTCTCTCATGGTCAGGTAAGTTCATAGTTGCATCGTCTTCACTCCACAACCACAGGACTCTGTCTTGCCACTGGTCAGTGGGCTTGTGATACACTCGGTCTCTCTCAACCAGCGCACTCATATCCTCACCTCCTGTTACTTGAGCTGCTTCGAGGTGCCATCAGGATAGTATATCCACTGAGTACGGTCATCAAAGTACATAGTAACACCTATCACACTTACAGTTACAGTATGAGCTCTGTCATACTGAGCAGATGACTCAGGGCTACTAGTGATATACTTGGGCAGATGCTCGAGTCTCTCACGTGACTTGATAACGCGCTCTTCTATCATGATATCCTCCTGGCTAGGTCTTGAAAAGCGTCGAAGTCCTTACTCACACAGTATGTCTTATCCTCCAATATAATGAGGTCACTAGCCCACATTGCATTGAGGTGATCGCATACACGTGCTGCCACCTCCTTGGGAGACCAGCCATCCATGCCCAGTCTCTTCATCACCGTGTAAACACAGGTGTTAGGTAGGACCGGACAGTGATGGCCGGGCATCTCTACCTCTATCCTATACCCATTAGATAGACTGGTTATAACAAAAGGGCCTTCTTCATACTCTACGTTGTTCTGGTAGTAGCCTACGACCTGCGCCATGCTTTCAACTCCTTCTCGTACAGCTCCTTGTCATAGGGCTCATACGAGTCAGTCAGACAGTCAACCATCCAGTTGACAATAGGATCATCAGTATGCTCGTTCTTGTAATACGCCTCCAAGAACTTGCGAAACTGGCTCATGCTGATGGTGATATCCATATCACTCCTCCCTTATCATAGTTGGGCAGTCACCAGATATGACAAATGCAGTAAGCTCCACACCACACTCACTATCCCAGAGTACCATATACACAGCTGATGTGTCGTGTGCCATGACCTACTCCCTTGACAGGTTGATGCCAATCTTGAATGCGACGATACCTAGCAGGACGCCAGTCACTGTACAGAACCGCGCAATGACAGTCCCTGCTACCTCCCCATCAATACCAGCCAAGCCAGCTATAATAGCCAACTGGATAGCGATGCCTATATTTACTACTACAGCTACTAGCACTCCGATGATACAGTACTTGAACTCACGCTGTTCTTTCAAGTCCATGTTACATTCTCCCTTTGGCAGGTGTTTCTGGTGTTACATACCCACTCTAACTAAGGGGTATGACGTCCTCTCACTATATTGACACCAATTGACATAACTCTATAAATGCGCGCATCTTATGTCTTTGCTAGCTACTAAACTAACTACCAATAATACCACACTACACTATACTACTAACTACCTACTACACCAGTACTATACTAGGAGGGATTGGGAGTGTTTAGGATGATTACTTACACAGCAACACCCTACACCCTCTATCATGCAATATATTAGCAAATATGCCATATTAGGCTAGAATAGCACTCCTAACGACGAGGAGAAGAGGAAAGCGAGAACAAAAGACGAGTTTTTAGCCAGTGTTCAAACACCGACTCTCAATATAATGCATATTGTGGCTCTTACATATCCACATCCAATCCGGTCTAGCCGGAGGGCCGAGCCTAGAAAAACGGCCTTCTTGATACCGTACACTCACTTTTTCCAGAATCGACCTTTTTCAAAGCATGCAACTTATTGACACAAGCTGCATTTAAGCCCGTCTGCAGTGCTTGCAGAACAGGCTGTCTTCTTCACTCGGATGTTCACACTCGAAAGAGACACACCTCTTAGCACCACCAGGTGAGTGCCCACAGGAAACACAGACAGGACCGTCTTTAGTCTCCTTCATAGCAGGTGCTTGACAACACATGGGCTCCTGCTCTGCACTCGCCATGTCGATCTCACAGGCCGCACAGTACTGTAGGCCTTCCATCTTCAGAGCTCTGCCACAAGGACAGAGCCTAGCATCCTGATGTGGAGTAGACTCCACACGTAGAACAGGGATCCACTCGTATTTGCCAAGGTCCTTGGCGATGTATCTCACCAGGTCCTCGAGAACGGCGTTCTCTTGTTCTGTCTGAGCTTGTATATGAATATACATGTACTGTCTCCTTGTAGTAGGGGTTAGTATGTCGCTCACTTCGTTCGCTCCAGTACTTAGTAGTAAGCCTCCACACCACGTCAAGGTGTACTGGAATGTGGAGGAAGGGGAACACCCAACTTAATGAGTGCTCCCCCATACTAAGGACTAGTCTTCCGACTGGCCCTCACCATCGTTGCCTTCAGGGTCCTGCTCCTGCAGTTCCTTGATGGCCTTCCTCACCTTGGCCTTGGCGTCAGCATCCAAGACGATCCGGCGAACGTTCAGGAAGTGCAAGCTGTAGGGCTCACCCGTCTCCTTGTTCTCCTTCTCGACGAGGTTGGACTGACCCTGACCCATGATGACCAGGTGATCACCATTGGCAAGACGCGTGGTGATGCCGTCCTGGATCTGGCTCATGGCACCCAGCATGTCCTCGGCACTCACCGGGATATCCAGGGCAGTGGCCAGAACAGCCAGCTTACGGCAGAACGACTCCAGGGCCTCCCGAGTGGGGACACCTTCCACCGAGCCATGCTTGGAGGGCATGAACTTGGTGATGAAGCGGGAAGGGCAGCCCTGGACACCAGTACGCAACTGGAGGCAGGGCACACCGAAGCTATCCACGATCTTGGCTCCCCTGATGATGACCAGGTGAAGACCCTCGGGGACGTCCGGGTTGATGCTTTCCGGTCCGAAGTCGAAGTTGAGGTTGATGGTGCTATCAGAGTTACTCATGGTATTGTTACCTTTGAGTGAGGTACCTAGTGTAGGTACAGATTAGGGTGACAGGACACCTGCCCACAGCGGGCTTACACTCACACCTCCAGCTCCTGTCGTGGTGAGCGTTACCCCCACTCAATAGAATGGGGGCGTTATGACTAGTCGACGTTGTGAGTGGCTACCTCTTGGAGGTCCACACGTTGGAATCCACTGGCCTCGATGTCCTTCTCGAGCGTGGCCTTGTCCTTCTTCCTCTTCGGGAACCAGGACCTGATGTGCCTACCAACAGTCCTCAGGTTGAGGTCCAGGGTGGCTTCGGTCGCGTCTTCCACAGAGACCTGCTTACGGTACAGGTCAGACCAGAATTGCTTGTTGAACATGGTTAGATCCTCTTGTCTAGTGAGTGATAGGGAGTTGAGTGAGCACATGCTGAACACGCTTGTCCAGCTCCTCAGGTGCGTCCAGGTACACCGTGTCTTGCAGGTACCAGGGCTCCTGTGGTTCATCGACCTCGTCCTCTCCATGGTAGGGAGGCAGGTCATCAGGCAGGGGGCCGTACAGTGCACGGTACCTCTGCAGTTCATCGTACACCTCCAGGTACAGCCTGTCACTCTGCTGTACATAGGGGTGCATACGGATAGCCCACCTAAGGGCACTAGTGATCCAGTGTAGCATACGCATGGTATGGTCTCCTTGATACGTGGTGAGTATGGGTTAGGATAGTGTGAGTAGCACCCACATGATGAGTGCACTGGTGAGGAAGGCTGCTCCACACAGGAGCTCACGTAGTGTGATACGCATAGTGCTAGGTGTTATCGACTAGCCACCATATGATACCCACAAGGGCACCAATGATAGACCAGTACAGTAGGTCATTGTTGATGATGTAGTTGAGGAGGCGCTTCATAGTGCTATCCCAACAGGTCTTGCAGTGTGAGTGTGGCGTAGAAGCCAAGGCCCAAGCAGATCATGCTGTAGATCATGAAGAGCAAGAGCCACTTACGGATTGACATGTTGTTCACCTCTTGTCAGAAAACAGGGGTGGGCGTGTTCCTTCAAAACCACTAAGGCTCTAAAGGAGGTTTCAAAGGATGGTTACCCAACCCCATGCTACCTTTTTTTTTATTTTAGGGGAACTTTTGGCCCTATAAAGCCGTCTAACATCAGTAAAACCGGCGCTTCTAAAATCCCCTACCGGAAACAATATATGCTGTCTCTCATCCAAACAGTTAATTGCTCTGTATGTGGTGAACAGTTTGAATATCAATCTGTTGCCTATGACACTCTTAAGTCGTTTCTAGGAGGACCGGTATATTCTGCTAGGTGTCACGTCTGCTATATGATCCCTTATGCTGAAGACACTCTGTATGAATATGATGGGTCTAATTGGGTTGTAGTTGAAGCCGGCACTTCTTTTGTAGCTGCTAATATAACTGTCAATCACCCTCATCCAACCGGTAGTCCCCCAGACAAGATATTCTAATGGAATTCGTACTAGCAGAGGTCTTAGCTGCTGTGATTATCACTATAGGGTTAGCCCTGAACGGCATCATCTTATATGCAGTCATAGATGTCCTAGTGCATATCTTCAAGGAACGTAAGAATCGTCCTAAGTAAATCCCCGCGCACTCTTTTTATTCTTTGGTAGCCCTAACATCAGACCTAACTTGCTTCCATTGTGGTAGACGCTACAGCGTCGTCCTGAATGGCTGTTGCCATTTAGGTCATCAATATGTCGTTAGTGCTTCTGAACTCAATCAATTGCTTAACAGGCGTAAGCCTTCTATCTGCTACCCTTGTACGCAGAATGACCCTATGACGGTAGGTACCCCTACCCTTGGAGCTAAATATCCAGAGCCTTATAGTGAGGCCAATATAGCATGAATTATCGTAAGAATGGTCTATGGGTTAGACCCTTTGCTAAAGGTACTATCCTGTATACGAACAAGCGCCGCAAGTGGTTCGGACAGGACAAGATAACAATCGAACAGCAGAAGATTGGATCTGGTGTGTTTAAGGGTTGGCCATCGCCTGGCATTTACCTTAGTGGTGTAGACTACGGAGCGTTGGTCTCCAAGTAGATAATTGCCTAGACTGGAGGAGATATTACTAGGATGCATTATATTGACTTTCACCTTATGCCTAATGGGCGCATTCTGGGTCTCCGAGTTGATTTACGCATGGAAGCCCGGAAATACACATGTGGAGACGCATAAGAACCCCTGGTGGGACTAGAAGGACAATTACTTGAAGGTAACCCCTAACTCGAACCCTTCGCGCGACGCACGCTGATGTCATTAGACATACAATTATATTTATCACAATACTCTGGACAGGACCTGGAGGACGTTTACACGGGTGCTGTAGGAGGTCCTATCACTGAGCTCGTAGCTGAGGACCTATTTATTGAGTACTCTGATGATCTAGTAGCCCCAGCCCATGGAGAGGGGGTGCTGTACTCATACAGTAAGTATTTTGTGAACATCACCGGATTTGACGGTGCTACGCACGTCAACCATGTTAAGGCATGTGTACTGTACTCAAATCATCCGGAGCAGATCTACATAGCTGCTACCCCGCACCACGAAGACGCCCTCACTGGTGGACCCAATATATTTGGGGATCAGAGCGAGCATAGGTTCGCTGACCTTGGCTTTTCGGGTGGTGCCCCTACGGTCTTCCACGATAGACCTGAATTTAGCCCCGCAAACGGCCTGAGCAACGCTGTGACGCTATATAACATCTCAGGTGAGCTAGGAGGCGATGTGACCGTAGGTCCCGGTACAGGCGAAGCCCTGGCGTTCTGGGTACTACGTAGGATAGATGAACACACCCTGTCTGGGCAGAACAACTTCAGACTGGGTTTCTTTGCCGAGAATTCTGTCCGCTAATGAGGATATATCATGACTAAGTCATACTCGTGGATCTATTGGACTTGCGATAAACGCAATTGTGGTCGAGACAACCATAGGCAATTAGAGAAGGGAATGACGGTCGTGTCTGATTACTGTGAGCACTGTGGGCAATATATTAGAGAGCCCATTACGATTAGTATAGATTATTTAACTGGAGCTAGTACTTCAAAAAATGACATCAAGAAATTCTAAGAGCATGGAGACACTGAACATGGAGGACTATATTGTCAGTGATCCTGCTATTACCTCTGCCACCAATATATATGAGCTTTTCAAAGTTAATGTGTGCCCGGTAGAAACCAAGAAGGTCCCGGACCTGTTGACTGGAGGTGACAGAAAGCGTAAGTTTGGTGTAGCCTTGAGTATTGCACTCATACCTACCTACCAGCAGCTACCAGAGCCAATCTCTATTCCCCAGGATATGGGGGCTATGCTAATTGACGGTGACTCGCTAGATGACATCAAGGCACGTATCGTAGCTGAGGTCGAGATGATATTCAAGGCCTATCAGGATATGGAAGATGCTAACAACAAGACAAGCGGAGATAGCTAGATTCATCCATGTAAGAGACGGTGGCAGAGACCTCTTCATTGAGTTCGACCGCCTTGTTGACCGACTCATGGATCTCAACAAGTTGACCTTCTCGGTCTCTAAGTTCGAGCGTATGTTCGAGGAAGAGCTGAACAAGAAGATTATCAACAAGTATGAGATAAACCAAGCTACCATGGCAGCTATAGCAGACTACTGTGACAAGCTCGCAATATACCTAGCACAGGAAAAGTTCGAGATTGAGCAGGGTAGACCTGAGAAGATGAAGGAACTGCAAAAGAACCTCAGAGCTCAGGAACCAGCTAAAGACCAATATGGTATAGATGATGTGAGACGGCGCCAGGCAGAGCAGTGAACCAGGCTTCTCTGAAAAAATTTCAGAACCTCATCGAAGGGACATTAAGCTCCCTTATGTATGAGCACTATCCAGCGTACATGGAAACCTATATGAGGTACAGGAACCGGACAGGTCCTCAGTGCCCCTTCTGCAAGAAGGCTGCGGAATACATGTTCACGGCAGAGTTTGCTAGAAATGGACAAGCATTCATAGATAGGTTCAATACTAATAACTTCGAAGAGTACGTATAATGGAATTCATAGATCTCCCCAGACCTGAAGAGCCCGAGCAACCAGAGGACCCAAAACCAACTACAGACCTAGTGGTTCAGGGTGAGGGTCTGGGTGGGATCTTAGTTAAGCACTCCCAGGAAGCAGGGGTGCCTGTAGACAAGAAACAGTATGACATTATCTCTAGCTTCATGGAGAGAGCTCAGCATGGTCATCAGGCTGCTCTTCCAATGAAGTGCCGGGGTACTAGCTGCAAATTCCTAGGCATGTGTCCTCTATATGAGGCCAGCATGAAGTTACCTGAGGGAGAGCGCTGCCCTGTAGAGAAGAGTGTACTAGAGATGTGGGTTCAAAAGACTATACACTCTCTAGATATAGACCCAGACAACCCAGAGTATGCGGTAGACCTGGATATGGTCTACGAGCTCGCAGGTATGGAGCTATTAAGGATGAGAGCTGCACACCACCTGCATGAGAGCCCTGCTCTGGTTGATGAGAAGATAGTTGGCTACTCTCCACAGGGCCAGCCTATCTATGACGAGAAGCCGGCAATGCCTCTCTTGATCTTGGAGAGATACGCCAAAGTGATCGCTAAACTAAGGGAGGCACTGTTGGCAACTCGTAAATCACAGGCCATGGCAGGACAGATGGCAGGTGACACTTCTGTACGTACAGCTACCATAATGGAGAGAGCGCGTAAGATAGCAGAGAAGCGCAGATCTGGTGGTAAGCTGGGTGACGTGGAGGACGCAGAGTTTACTGTTCATGGAGAACAAGAGGAAGATACCGAATCTTAAGTTCAACTTTGGGGCAGGTAAGACAGATCATATCCAGAAGGATGCGATTGCCTTCTTTGACCTAGAGACGACAGGTGTAGGCTCGTTTGAGTCACAGGGGAGGTATGTACCTCCTAACTTAAGAAAGCAGGGTGTCTACCCTAAGAAGCAGCTTCAGCTGGATGTTGGCATATACTCTGTGAGCTCTCAGATAGGAGAAGAGTCTACCACGCAGTTTGGTAGGACTGATGTGCCTGTAGAGAAAGGCGCACAGGACATATATGCTAAGAACCTGAAGATGGGTCTCAAGGAGACCAAGAAGACAGAGAAGGAAATGCTGCGCAGCTTTGTCAAAGACCTTCAGGACAAGGGTATCAAGCAGCTAGCTGGATACAACGTAGCTAACTATGATGTCCCCCTGCTCATGCAGAGGCTTGAAAAGCTAGGTCTGACGGACGATCTTAAATTCATCCAGGGCTTAGACGTGGTTGACCTCATGCCAATGTCACAGACATTTATAGATGAGATCAGTAAGCCGTACCACGGTGCTCTGGGATGGGATGACCTAACTAAAAAGAGACCAGGCTTCAAGCTAGAACATGTGGCAGCAGGATTTGGCATAGACATGGGTGAAGCTCACCTAGCGAAGAACGATGTATCCGCCACTGTACAACTTCTTCACAAGCTAGAGACGCAAGAAGGCAGAGCTCAATTTAATGTTGGTAACTGGTGGAGAGCAGTAGAGGATACTCAGAGTAAAGCTGAGGGGCTAGTATGGGAGTCTAGAATGCAAGCACTAGAGCAAGCACTGGATGACACTCCTTTGACTAGCATACCCATGATGCCTGAGCCTGACCTACACGAGGCTCTAGGTACAAAGATAACCTCTACAGAGCCTGTGACCCCTATAATGAAGGCACGTGCTGGACTAGACCAGGTCAAGGCAGCTATAGCAACCGACGCATTTCAAGACTTCAGGAATGACGTCACCAAAACCCTCAACTCAAAGCACGCTCGTCTCTTTGGGGGCATTGTAGGTGGCCTAGTAGCCCTCTCTTATGCCAAAGATAAGTTGACCTCACACCTCCATCAGAGAGATGCTGCCCTGAGATCTGGCATCAGAGACCAGGCAAACAGAGATAGTATGTCCCCTAGGACACCTATGGGCGGAAACTATACGTGGAACGCCTCACGGTATCTGGGAGGATATTAAATGATAGCAGGCTACGCAAGAGCATTTAAGAACCTAGGCTCAGCTTTGAGTGGTGGTTCCAGTCTATCTAAAAATGTCCTGGCTAGAGCTCCACGGTCCCTGAAGATAGCAGCTGTGGGTGGTACTACAGCATACGCAGTTCACTCCGTCACCCACTCCAAGAACCTGGAGCAGTACCTGAAATCACGGTATGGTGAGGAGAGAGGTACAGAGAGTACCTCTAGTTTAAGAACACTCGGCACACTAGGGTCAATCGGCATAGCCGCGACCACAGGCATGAGTGTCATTGGTGGTATGGTAGGGAGAGGTGCATCAATGTCGGCGGCAAAGGCCGGGGGGTCTCTGTTTGCGAAGGGTGCAAGTAAAGCCTTAAAAGGTGGAGCCAATATGATGCGCTCTCCTATCATGCCTAGAAAACATCCATTCATGGCAGCAGGCGTGTATGGAGGTGCAGTAGGTGTAGGTGCTGGCCTAATGCAGACAAGATTAGCTAACAGTCCTATATCCCCGGAGGGGAGAATAACTGGAATGGGCTCAGGCCCCAACAACGGTGGTATATATGCGCCACTACAGTTCTCCACGCAAGGCATGCCCCTAAGGATCCATAACAATAGACGGAGGATCTTTATCTAATGCCTGGCATGGACTATCTAGCTTACAAGGATATGGATGAGGACAACCTTTTCTATGACCCTGTAAAGATGATCGGCTTCGATGTAGCTAGTGTCTTTGGCGCTAAATACATGAAGAAGCGTGGTCAACGCTACCTCAATAGAGCAAAGCCAGTAGGTGAGTTCTCCAGGCTTGGTCCTGGAGGGAGCACACCTTTTGGTGCTGGTGTCAATACTGAGCCCTCATATAGAGCTAGTGACAGTATGGCACAGACCCCCGGAGGTAGGCGAGTCCTTAGAGCTAGAGGTAGAGCCAATATAGGCTATGCCAAAACGCTGAGAGGCCTAGGCAGAACCTTTGGTATCATAGGCATGGCCCAGGTGGGCTTTCTCATGGCTCGTGGACTAGCCGACGTAGGTTCTTCTATGCGGGTAGATAGGGAATCCACTGAGATGATGAGATATGATGTCAATATGCAGGAGAACACCTACTTTGACTCTAGAGCCGCTTTCACGCAAAGGCAGCGTGCTCTTCAAGTGATACATAATTCGAGACTTGCTCTCAAGCCAGCTCTTGGTGGGGAGGCCTCATACTTACATGCATAAAGAGGAGAACAGAATGGCCGAACCTAATCTTGAGCCCAGAGTAACGGCGCTAGAGACGAGCATCACGTCATTAACAGAAGATGTTAGAAGTCTCGGCAGAAGCCTAGAACGATATGCCGATAGTACCACTACGCAAATAACAGAACTCTCTAGTAAGTTCTCTGCGTCACAGAAGACACCGTGGGGCGTATTAGCCTCTTGGGCAGGTGTAGTTCTTGTAATTGTTGGTATGGCTGGATCCAGCTTTATCAAGGATATACTTGATATAGAAGACAGAGTTGGTGTTATAGAAAAGAACTACCTAGAACACGTAATGACACAAGGCCATCCTGCTCTTATTGCAAGGGTTGACTCTATTGAAAGAGATATATTGCGTGGTGATGCTTCGAGTAAAGAGCGTCATCTTGAACAAGCAGAAGCAATTAAAAACTTAGATATTGTTTTACAAAGGGAAATGCGCCTGTTAGACGAAACAACTCAAGCTGAGTTGCTGGCCCTAGACCAAAGACTGCAGCTTGAGATGGCCCTCTTAGATAGTATCGTAGAAGAGAGGGTCAACGGTCATACAAACGTTCTCAAAGAGCGCTTAGAGGCCGCAAAAGAAGAGCTGGAAAAAGTTCGCGAGGAGCAAAGCCGCAGAACTTCCAGGATATATGAAACTCAATAATGAAAGCAGATAAAAAGACCCTTAAGTTAGTAAGGGAACTGATTGAAGAAGGCTACGGCAGGAGACGAATCGCACAGGTCTTAGAGACCACAGAATGGCAGGCACGAGGCTTAATAAAGCAGATACTCGACGAAGCAGATATATCCCCGACTAAAAGAAAGCAGCCAGAAGAGCCAGAGATGTCCTCTGGTAGAAGCAAGCCATTCAAACAACCCAAGAAAAAGAAGAAGCGTACCCCGGTAACAATAACTTCAACTGCTATACAGTCTGACGTACCAGCAGAGCTTGTAGAAAGAGATATAACACTGCGAGTAGCAGTGGTAAGTGACATCCATTATCCATTTGAGGATGAGAACGCTATTAAGATATGCAAGGCATATCTACAAGACTACGACCCTGACCTTATTGTGTTGAATGGTGACGTAGTTGACTGTTACTCAGTCAGTAGCTATACCAAGGATATAAGAAAGAAGATCAGTATCCAGGATGAGCTAGACTATGGGGCAGAGAGACTGCAGGAGTGGGTAGACGAATTCCCAGGCGCTGAGTTTAAATACGTAGAGGGTAACCACGAAACTAGGCTATCTAGGCTAATAAAGAATCATGCTCCAGCCTTAGCATCTCTTCGTACCCTGAATATCAAGGACAACTTGGGTCTAGATGAGATGGGTATAGAATGGATACCAGAGAATCACGATCTAAAGGTGGGCAACCTGCTCTTCCTGCATGGGCATAGAGTTAGACGTGGTGCTGGTAACACAGCTAGAGGTCACTTTGATGACTATGGCTGCTCACTGATAATTGGCCATATCCATAGACTGGCAGTGTTATGGAAGAGAAATAAGTACGGCAACCATGCTCTAATAGAGAATGGCACGCTATGTGATCTAGATGTGGAGTTTGCACGGTTCCCAGACTGGCAACAAGGCTTCACAACCATAGACTTTGACGGCGATGACTTTACACCCACATCTCATTTGATAGATAACTACAAGCTCATCGCTGACGGCAGGGTGTATACATTGTAATGGCAGAAGAAACAGAAGTTGTAGAAGGTCCGACAGAAGCCGATCATATACTTGTAAAGAAGTATATACCGGAGAGGGACTATAAATCTAGAGACTATAAGCCCTATGGTGGTCCCTTTGAAGACCTCTGTGGACATTGCAATCTATACTACGACATAGTGCACAAGGAGGGGGCATCTGAATTTGCGTTCCCTCCTGAGTGTAAGGGGCATATACTAGATGAATTCAAGGGTCTAAACAAAGAAGACTTCGCTACCGAAGAAGAGTACGATGATCTGCTTGTTACTATGGACCCTGTGTCCTGGATGTATAAGAACTTTGGATGGGAAGCACGTTGGTACCAGGAGGAGATGATGTCATGTACAGCCTTGAAAAAGATTGTGCGTGCAGGTCGTAGAACTGGGAAGACAACGTGTATCGCTGCCCTATGCTGCTGGCTAGCTCAGACTAATAGTAACTTCACTATTCTGGTCATTGCTCCGTATGAATCTCAGGTAATGAAGGTATTCGAGGAGATAACTAAATTCCTCAAGAGCAGCCCTCAGATCGCATCCTCTATACGCAGAAGTACTAAATCTCCTCACCACCGTATTGAGTTCTATAATGACTCAAAGATTCTAGGTTTCTCTTCAGGTGCTCAGTCATCTGCAAGATCAGACAAGGTTCGTGGTCAGGATGCTAACTACATCGTTCTTGATGAGGCTGACTACCTTGATGCCTCTGATGTTGAAGCTATTCTTGCTATCCTAGCCTCACACCCCAATTGTGGACTATGGGCTTCATCTACACCCACTGGTGAGCACAAGAAGTTCTATGAGTGGGCAGTTAAGAAGGACCTAGGGTTTAAGGAGTTTCATTATATATCCCATGAGTCACCATCCTGGACTGAACAGGCTGAGAAGTTCTTTAGGCTTAACTATGATGCCATCATGTTTGAGCACGAGTTCTTGGCTGAGTTTGGTATTCAGGAATCTGGTGTATTCAGAAATGACCTGGTAGATGCATCTCTAATAGACGCGATGCTGCCTATAGACGGTGAAATTAACACTAGAAGGATCATGGGGGTAGACTGGAACGGTGCTAGCATAGGTACGCATATAGTCATTGTGGAAGCCCGAGTGGATCCACACACAGGTGTTAAGTACTGGATATTAGAGAAGAAGATCATCAAGGGTGAGCAATTCACAGCACATGCTGCAGTTGAAGAGATTGCTAGGCTTGTCAGAGATTATCAGATAGACTTTGTGTATGTGGATGCCGGATATGGTGAAGTTCAGGTAGAGATGCTTAGAAAGCTAGGCAGTCTTGATCCAGCCAACAGACTACACCGTATTGTTAAGCCGTATGCTATGCAGACTAAGATCGAAATCAAGGACCCAATCACGGGCTTGATGATCAAGAAGGCTGCTAAGCCATTCATGGTAAACTGTGCCGTTAGAGAGCTAGAGGCTAGGCGTCTTGTTCTTCCTGCTTCTGAAGATACTCAGGTCCTAGTTGAGAGTACCGACACTCAAGAGACTGGTACATCTGCAGGGTTAGTACAGCAGATGCGTAACTTCAAGATCGAGCGTGTCTCCTCTCTTGGTCTGCCAACCTATAGTCAGGGTGATGATCATACTCTCACTGCATACATGCTAGCTATCACTGGCTTCCTGCTTGAGTTCTCCGATATGAGACGAAGCAATGTAGATGCCAGGATTAGAGAGGTATCACCTAACAGGCCAGACGAAGAGAATGAATTTGACCGTAGAGCTTCTGAGGGTATTAGACAGCTAGACGCAGGCTCGTCTATGTTCGGCAAGGGCAGAACAGCAGGTAGCACCTTTAAGGCTATAGCTGACAGAGCTAACTTTAGAAAGCGAATAGCCAAAGGAGATCGAAAGGCATTAAGACGGCATTTCAGTAGATCTAATATCAATAGAACCGCAGGATTAAAGAGAGATAATCTAAAAGGCGATGACAGATCACGAAAATTCTAATATATCAGATTTTGATCGTCTTTTACATGAAGATGACAAAAGCTATGCAGGGCCAGACCTACCTGAAGACCTTAGCAACAGCTTTCTAAGGGAAAACCCAGTAGGGCCGCTGTGTCCTATAGTTTATTATATAGGGTGTGGAGAAGGCTGGAAGAACGTCTTAGAACTAGGTACAGGTAATGGTGTGGCCAGTGCTGCGTTAAATGGAATTGTAGAGCACACAGACGGGCATGTTATAACTGTAGATACCTATGGAGGAAAGGACAAGTTTGTAGAAGGGTTTGAAAGAGTTACCTTCTTGAAGAAGAATAGTACTGACGAAGATGAGATACTTGAGGCCTTAAAGGAGCGGGACATGCTACCGCTAGATTGTGTGTTTATAGATGCCGACCATCGATCCGAGGCTATGCAAACGGATTACGAAATTTGGCGCAAGCATGTTAGGCCAGAAGGTTTCATGATGTTTCATGATGTATGTGTATGGAACAGAGAATGCGAAGGGCCTAGGTTTTGGAATAGCAAACAAAGAGGGTTATTTAGAGGCTGGGATAAGCTAACTATATCTTTCAGTAACGGCCTAGGAGTGTTGCGTAAGAAGAGTAAATAATGTCACTAGACTACGACGGCATACCTAGATTCAAAAGGGAGCGTGATCTTTTCTTAGAGAGGATCTCGCCTAATGCTGTTAATGACTTCCTAGATCAGGACGTCAGGATTGAGGATGAAGAGGATGCTGTCTTTGATGACATAGCCAGGGTATTTCTAAAGGGCGACGCACTCATTAAGGGTCTGGGCGCTATGAATCCCCTTGCATTTATCCCTGTAGAAGCTGAGAGTCCAGTAGTAAACTCACTGCAGAGAGTCTTCCCTGACAAAGGTGACTTCACTGTCATTACATTTGGCGAGTTCAAAGAAGCCTGTGAGTTTATCGTAGGTCGCATGGGCGCAATAAATGAGGAGTATCTCCGAAACTTTAATATAATAGATCCTAAGCTAGAGGGAACTTCAGTTACCACGACACACAAAGGTGTTGAAAGAAGCGGTGACGACTGGGTGACTGAGTTCCTTCTTGCTTCTACAGCCTTCGCAGGTCTTATGATCGGTGGCTTTGTGCAGGATGTCTTTGGTACTATCATACCTAGAGCTACAGGTCCAGCCAATGAGCCCAAGCAGTTCTTTGCACAGGGCATAGGAGTCGGGCTAGCCCTGTTAATAGAGATAGGTGTGAACTTTGCTGCACTCAAGCTGCTCTTCAGTGGCACAAATACCCTAGACGGAGACATAGAGTCACAGTTCGGAGAGCTAGCTGAGAACCCTGCTAAGCGCAAGGAAGTACTAGAAGGAGCAGGATATGACTATGCTGCCCTCAGGAGAAACCAGAGATACGACGATTATAAGGCAATAAAGACGTATTGTCTGAATTATATTGCACGTACCTCTACTCAGCAGCTAAACTATGATCACTGGATAGGATGGCTGCAAGTTCTTGAGAACCATCAGATAGTGAGAGGTGCATTTGCACTGGCTCCTAACTTCTCTAGGAAGTGGAGGAAGTTCCAGACTACAGCTCAGACTACAGTCACCGGCTCTCTAGTAGAGGATGACGAGCTAAGTGACGTGTTTGATGAGGAGGCAATAAAATCAGCACTCAACACAGGATTGAGAAGCTACCTCTCATCTATACTCACTCTTAGCAATGAGGCCTACAACAACCAGTTTGACGCATTTATTCTTAAGATAGATGAGCGCCTACTATGCTGCCTTATGTACTTCTTAGGGCCCATGGATGCAGACACGCTTAGGACTATATCAAACCTCCTTAAGCTGGCTACATTTAGGATTAACCTCAACCTAATAGACCTATTAACGTTCTTGTCAGAGTCTGTGCTAACGGCCATACTAAATATGATGGCCTCATATGTAAGCCAGATCATAGATAAGATCGTCAAGAAGATATTCGATCTGTTCTTTGGTATACCAGAGACAGACATACAAGCAGCGATACAGCTATGCGCCGGCATAGACATTTTATTCAAAATATTTGAGCTTTCTCTGGACACGGTGCTTGACTTCCTTGGCAACATAGTTCAGAACCTCAATTCTCTAATACAGCAGTCTCATAGCAAACAAACCCTAGGTGCCTCTATATACGTAGAAAGGCGCTTAGTGCATACTATAGTGGCACTTATAGACGCTATCATAGCTAAATTAGACCGTGCTAAAGACATATGTAGACTGCCAGAAGATGGCTCTCCTGTAGAGGTCATCGATGATAGAGCAGCAGAAGCTGCATTAGATTTCGTAGTCAATGAGCTACCAGCTCTGTTCCCAGTCTTAGAAGTGTCGGAAGATGTTAGGAGGAAACATTTTAGAAACACGGGAGGTTTCGTGACCAAGAATCTAGGCATTGAGATACCGGGTACAGATGATTCTGGCAGATCTGAGGATATTGACATTGACCAGAAGGTCGTGGACTGTGCCCAGCAGTCCCCTGCCAGCAAGTCTGTGCAACTAGCACAGCAGATAGTAAATCAATTTAAGGTACGATAATGGGTTTATTTAACTTCCTCGGCCCTAGCGCTAGCCAAAAGCGTATCGATGAGCTAGAGAAGCAGCTCTCTGATATTAGGCTACAGGTAACTAGGAGGAACGAGGAGAACCAGTCCATCCAGCAGGCTATTAAGATCCGCAGGCGCACCCTGTCTAAGCCTCTGGCCTACAGCAACCCCACGTCCAGTGGGATAGATCGTACCCGTAGAGAGAACAACGTCTATCACGGCCCATTCTATGACCTCTCAGAGGTCGCTAGAGCCATGGACGTAGAGCCCTATGTCAACCAGTCAGTACGTAAGCATAGGGAACAGATACTCAAGGAGGGGTATATATTTAAAGGCGAAGACGAGGAGATGGTTGATTACATCCATCGACGGATCTTTGAGATGGAGTTAGTCTCTGGAGTCACCTTTGAGGAGATAGTCAGGGACTTCACAACCAATCTAGTAGCCTACGCTACAACCTTTTTGGTCACCAAGAGAGATCCTCAACGAAGTAGTGGCAAGTCTATCAAAGTACATGGTAAGACTCTCAAGCCTATAGCCGCTATCTTCCCCATGGACCCCACTTCCGTAGAGGTGAGGGTCAATAAGCATGGACATCCTACCCGGTGGAAGCAGAGGATCCCCAATAGTATCTCAGGAAAGGACGAAATCACCTTCCCTAACTCAGACGTCATATATGCCACTATAGACAGAAAGCCTGGTTTTATATTTGGCACACCATATATCCTCCCAACACTGGATGACGTTAGAGCCCTGAGACGCCTAGAGGAGCTAGCAGAGGTTGCCGTCAATAAATTCGCCTTCCCCTCCTTGCATTTTCAAGTCGGAGAGAAAGATGACCCGCCCGAGGTCTTCGACGATGGTAGTTCTGAGATCGACATGGTACGAGTCGAGGTCGAAAACATGAACGCTGAGGGTGGCATTGTCACCTCTCATAGGGTCAAGCATGAAGTAATGGGCAGTGGTACTGATGTTATAGACATCAACCCTTATCTTCAGTATTTTGAGGGTAGAGTCCTAGGTGGACTGAGGCTTAGTGAAATTGATTTAGGTAGAGGAGACGTTTCTAAAGCATCTGCTCAGACGGTCTCAGCCTCTCTGCAAGACTCAGCTAAGGACTTTCAGGCCATCATATCCAATTGTTTGACGTACAAGCTGGTACTACCTCTGCTCTTTGAAGGCGGGTTTGATGTCAACGAAGAAAACATAGTCCGGTTCCAGTTCCCACTCATCGACAGAGAGGAAGAGAGAGCCAACCAGGCTCATGGTGGGGATATGTTTAACAACGGCACTATCACCTGCACTGAGTTCCGTAAAGAATTCCTCGGCAAGAGAGAGATCTCCGAAGAGCAGAAGAAGGACCTGAAGCCTGAGCTTGACTTCGAGAAGGAAAAGGAGCTTGCTAAGATGCAGGCACAGGCCAGGGCTCAGCAACAGAGCCAGGCAGCCAAGAATACAACGGCGAATAAATCCAGACCCTCGAACCAGAGCGGCAGAAAGAGCACCAAAACAAGAGTAACAGCCAATAGCAACTACCAGCCAGCCAAGGAGATATATTTAGAGTCTATTAAGGAAGAGCTCACACGTCTTAAGTCTAACATGCTTGACTTCGTCAAGAAGCACGGCGTAGGCGTAGCCAGCTCAGATGACCCTCACGACTGTACTACCAAAGCCCAGGAGATGGATACCATCTTCGAGTCCTTTGTCACCTTCCTGCTCACTGAGAACAGGTCCTCTATGGAGGCTATAATCAAGGATGGACAAGAAGACTGTATGGACTCCCTGGAGCTAGAAGGCCCAGCTAATAAAATACCTAAGCGCGCCATGGATAGGTTCTTTAAGAACTATATCATCAAGAGCCTGAATATGGCCTGTGGCACAGCCAAGGGTCTTATCAATGCTGATAATATATTGGCAGGTATGGATGATAGCATTCATCCAGCAGTAGCTATGTCTAACATCATACATGCTATGCTAGACGACCTTACTCTACTGGCCAGTCAACATATTGATATAGCCTATAGATTTGGCTATGCACGTACAGCTCGTATACACGACCAAGACTCTATTATATTGTCACCTACAGAGGGGGCCTGCCCCGTCTGTATAGAGAATGGCGACCAATCAGTTACTCTATCAAAGAAAGACATACCATACTCAGTACTGCTCAAAACCCACTCTGACTGCGCATTTGACACCCGCGTAGCCACTGTGTAGTAAACTGTAGTCGGTAAATATAAGGGAACCCGCATGAAAAAGTTCGACGATTTTGAGGACTTTGAAGATTATCCTGAGGCAGAAGACCTAGAAGAAGAAGCATCACAGAGACGGCGATACTTGAGATCAGCTAGGCGAAAAGCTAAGAATTCTAAAAGGGACCGTGACCTGGAAAAACCAGACCAAGGCAGGGATAAAGGATGGCAAAACCGAAATTCGAGATTGTAGATAGCTTTCAAGTTCAAAGCAAGGCAATCCCCGATGATGCCCTTGAACTCTTTGACGACTTAGCTAGTCTAGGCAAGAAGAGGGCTCTGAAGGCCACCATAGATGCCACCCACTCGGGTAGGCTGACAAATATGCGTGTCTACCCAGGCCCAAAAATGAAGAGGTCTCTCAAGAGTTTCTTAGAGCCTTATAGAAAGCCAGTGCTCAAGCACCATGACGATGAACAGGATCCGATTGGCAGAGTTACTGGCGCTTCTTTTGTGCAGCTCAGCAAGGGCGATGACTTTAAGTTTGATTACAAGAACCCATCCAAAGGTATGGGTTCTGGTTTTATTAAGCTAGATGTAGTCATCAATGATCAAAACTCTATTGAGAAGTTCTTAGACAAGCGGTTCTCTAGCTTCTCTACCAGACAGACATCCGCTGAAGCCTTCTGTAGTATATGTGGTTCAGACATGCTACAGGATGGCGGCCTCTTTAGTCATGAGCATCAGGTAGGTGAGATATACCAGATAGAGAGCGACTCGCTTAAAGACGGCAAGAGACGAAGAGCTGACTATCTATGCTATGTCATCACAGGTCTCTTAGATTATAGAGAGGTCTCTACCGTTAATATACCTGGCGATGCATATTCTGCAGCCGGTGGGTTTGAATTAGTACAGGCTGACTCCGAAGAGTCAGTTATAATGAAATGTGCTGGCGATAGTCTGTTGGCGACAATGGACTCTCTCCAGATAACCAATGGTCAAAACTCCGTCGATCTCATGGAACCAATCACTGCGAGGGATAGACGGATGCTAACTGGCAAAACTATAGTTGCCATAAGTCCCTCATTTGACTCCAGTTCAATGGGAGAAGGTGATACCATGACAGAAAAAGACGAAGTAGTCGACGAAACAGTCGACAAAACAGAAGACAACGGTGACACCGTGGCCAGCGATGCCACCGCTGATGGAAAGTCTGATCAGTCAAAGACTGACTCTGAAGGCAAGGAAGACGTCGTAGTCCCGCAGTCTGAAGACAAAGCTGACGCTGATACGGGCGATAGTAATGTTTCTACTCTCAGTCCCGGCGTGCTACAGACCTCACTAGAGGCTGTCACTAAGGAACTAGAGGGTGCAAAGAATGAGAAGAACGAACTGACCTCTGAAATTGAGAGACTCAAGGCTTCTCTAAAGGAAAAGGATGATGAGATAACTAGAGTACGTGAAGGTGCACAAGATAGCCTCAATGAGGTTAAGCTAGCATATGCACGTCAATTGTTAACTGACAGACTTGTACTAGGCAAGAGCGATGTGAAGGGCATAGATGACGGCGATGGGTTTAAGACCCAGGTTGACAAGTATGCTGAGCGCACGCTTGAATCTCTTAAGGACTCCTTGGAGGATCTTAAGCAGGAGCTTATTGACCACTGTAAAGGCCGTGGCATCTTTAATAGCGTAGAAGCTATTGGTGGCAAGCCCGTGGACAATCCCTCTGCTAATGTTCCTGTTAAGGACAAAGAAGAGGAGAAGAAGCCTATTCGCAAGATGAGAACTCAAAAAGAGCAGTTAGAAGACTTCTTCGAAACTGAATAATCACGGACGTATTTTACTTAAGGAGTAATATACAATGGCTTTTAGAATCCCGAGAGGGTATGAAAGAAACCGCCCGGATTATCAGGAGCTAAGTGAAGGTGTAAGACCTGAAGCATCTGCCGTCCCCATGGAAGCGTGGACTGGCCTTCCGCCAGTGCGCATTGATGACCTACATCACGATCCTATCGTTCTTGATGCAGGTACATGTGTCGGCTTAGCTACTGGTGGATCAGCCAATGGGAAACTTTTCCCAGCACACGGCATCCACGGTACCGGTCAAATCACCTGGCAATACACTTCTGATGACAGCACTTGGGGCTTCCCAACTGCTGACCAGACCTCAACCGCAGCCACTGAGTCTGATGGTCGAGTTCTGCCACTGGGTGTGGTCTTCCAACCCATCTATTCGTTCCGACTCCAAAGCGAGTGGACGAACTATAAGAGAAATGAAAACGTCGGCGTAGTCACTGACTACCTGATCCAGATCCCAGCTATTAACGATTATGAAAGATCGATTAAGGCTGGCGATGTTGTCATGGTTAACCCAATTGGCAACGTTGGCTCAGTTGGTGAGTATGGTCGACTGGGCGAGATAGGTGACCTCAATCACACTCTCGGCCGTTATCGTAAGTGGGATGGCACTGCAGATAGCCTCCACTTCGTCGTTGGGCGCTGCTTTAGAAACCTGACCTTCGCTACTGGTACTGCCAGTACTCTACTGTCTGCTGAGTCTTCAGTGACTCTGACCACAGACGGTTCTGCGGAGTTCAAGGATCTTGATAAAGTGCAAACCGTTCCTGGATTAGGGCTTGCTGGCTCTGGTACCTCTGGCGTTCCTGCCTGGTTAACAGGCGCACGCTCAGACGGTTCCGGTAACTACCACGCTCTTACTATCCTTGTCCGCCTGTAATTCTAAAGGAGACTAAACTATGGAACCTTTCGAATTTGATCAAGAGGATCTGCAGGTCTTTGATGAGGGGCAGAGAGAAGTCCTTCTCAAGATCCAGAACCAAATTGGCGATCACATTGAGGACAGGGTAGCAGACGCCACTAAGGACGAGTCCGAAGATAGCTTGGTTGACGATCTAGATCCGAACGCCAAGGCCTTCGCTACGGATAAGTCTAAGCTTGACAAGGCTACTAAGCTTTGGAAAGATAATGGCGCAATCCCTGGTCGTAAGGATCGTGTAACTTACGAAGAACTTTGTGCGATCGATCGCAAGCATACGGCTGAGATGAAGGACTTTACGTCCACTGATCACCCGCTGCTTATTCCTCGCGTTGTTGGTGAGATTGTTAAGGAAGCTATTGAGCCCAATATCGTCCTTACGCCTCTACTTCAGCGTATTAACTACTCACATGGTACTCAGCTGACCTTCCCGGCTGTTGGTGCGCTAACTGCTGCCGACATCCCAGAGGGTGGTGAATACCCAGAGCGGTCCCTGGACCTCGCTGGGCAGGTCGTGGCAATCATCGGTAAGTCCGGTGTCGCGGTCAAGTTTACTGAAGAAACTATTCGCTACTCACTGTTCGATGTCATGAGCATGCACCTTCGCGCCGCAGGTAGAGCGCTGGTACGGTGGAAAGAGAGAAAGGTTGCCGACCTCATTGTTGACAATGCAGGTGGGTCTAACACTCTCTTCGATAACACTGTTACTGCGCATCCATCTACCACAGGTAGAGATGCTGGTGGTACCTATAACGGGACCCTGACTTTGGACGACCTCTTTAGCGCTTACGCTACAATGGTCAACCGGGGCTTCACACCCAACACCCTTATCATGAACCCATTCGCATGGCAGATCTTCGCTGATGAAGCCATGCAGAGAGCATTCGGTTTCCAGAATGCATCTCAGATGTGGCAAGTGCTTCAGGGCGGTCTGGGTAATGCTCCGCAGTGGAGTAATGGTAACTTTGGCAATGGTCTGCTTCAGAACACTACTGTAAGCTCACCACAGCAGCTTGCCACTACGTTCACTACAGTCCCAGGTATATTCCCATATCCGTTCCGGATAATTGTCAGCCCGTACATGCCGTACGACGCCAGTATCAACACAACTGATATGGTAATGTGCGACGTGGCCGAGCTTGGCGTCCTTGTTGTAGACGAGGAAGTCATGACGGAGTCCTGGGATGATCCCGCACGGGATATCATGAAGGTGAAACTTCGTGAGCGCTACGGTCTTGGATCCATGAACAGTGGTGAAGGAACCGGCCTGTTAAAGGGCATTAGCATCAACCGTGGCTTCGACTTCAGCAATAGAATGAGAACTAACGTTGATCTCACTGGCCTTGGTGACCACCTGAGTGGTGACGAAGATCACAGTGGTGTAGTTGGTCAATCATAATTGACTGAATAACTGAGTGAATCGGCCCCGGGCTAGTCCCGGGGCCAACTTTACCCCTAGGAAAATGGCTAAGAATAAAGAAGATATGGACGTTGAGATCCCGGCACAGAGCCTGGGACTATTGAACAACTATGCTGGGGCAGAGATATCCCTCAATCAGAAGAGAGGGAATTACTTTGGCATAGGCGATGATGGCGAGAGACCAAAGATATGGCTCTCAGCAAGTTCGTGGACCTGTATCGTCCCTGATAACTTGTCACCTACGGAAGTGGATCAGCTTGGTGACGCTATTCAAGAAGGACGTATCGTAGTAGGCAAGCAATGGATACCTGCTATTGAGAAGGTTCGAGGAACAAAAGAAAGATATGCGGATATAGTGCTCAAGTCTCGTGCATTGAACGCCGAGGCCAAAGAGCCATTCCTCAAACTGCACCGTTATAAGAAAGATGGGAACTATACAGCTCTTGAGATTCTTACATACTGTAAGACTGAAGAGGACAAGCATCGCTCTAGACCAGAGTGGATGACATTCTTGCAGGAGTGTATAGATGCTTATGATGGTCCTGTACAGCTAGTAGAGGATTTTCCTGAGGATCCGGAGAACTACGAGGTTACCATTGACCCCGTTAGTATGACGGTTACCAATGACTCTAGAGGCAAGGATGCACTCAACATTCCCTCTGCTCCACAACAGCAGTATGAGGATCCAGCCAAGAGAGAAGAGGCACTTAATAACTTCTTTGAAGGAGACTCAGTATAATTAAAACGTAAGGAGATAAGATGGCCGAGCCCTCGTTATCAAGTTCTGATCCCGCTGGCGGGGACTCGGATGTCTTTGTAAACGTCTCGCTAAAGGCAACGTTTGCAGCAACCCTGACCGTCTCCTCAGTCAAGGACACCACTGTCCTGCTTGTAGATGAAGCTACAAGCACTATTGTCGACGTAGTTGTAGACTACGACGAGCAAGATGGTAGTGTAGTCACCGTCACCCCACAGACTGCACTAGCCAATAATAACGTCTATACCCTTAAGTTCCCAGGTACAGACACAGCGGTAAGCTCAGCCTTTGTCATATCAGACAGGGCGTCAGGCGATGTGCTTACCACTACAATTACTATTACCTTCACGACAGGTTCGAGGGTATACGTCGATGACACCTCCATTGACAAAGATGCCACCGACCTGTCGTTAGAAGGGGATCTAGTACTCCCCGTGCACGTCAAGGCGCTTGGGGAGTTTGCTATTTCAGGGATGAATCCTAAGAACCACGAGGCTGACGTGGCTATCTCCCTGAATGGTGTCAATCAGGTGCAGTTTGACTTCACCAAGGCTCTAAGTGGAGACCTGTGTGATAGCACCTGGGTCACTGTAGACACCTTTGGTATCTTGGATAGCAATCAATTCCTTTCAGTAGGGGATGATCTACAGGGTACATCAGGCACCCTGCCCACAGTTAGCTCTGTAAGCTGCACAGGAAACTCTCTATTCGTAGAATTCTCAGAAGAGGTACCCCAGAACCTTGGAATTCAGATAGGCATAGAGAGCAAGGTGACGGCTGCTGACGGCAGTGAGTTCGGTCCCAATGACTTTGAGTACTCAATCACGACCGATAGATATCCTTCTATCGGCGGCGTACACATAGTTAAGAGGGAATTGTATAGTATAGACCAGGGTGAGGTCATACCTAAGGACTATATTGCTGCCCTACTCTTCCAGCATACTATAGAGCTCAATGAAATGGTGACTAACCTCAATGCCACCAACCCATCCTACCTCCACCAGAAGTGGGTACTTATGCAGACTCTACTGGATATACTGGAGGATAAGGAGCTAGAGAAGGCTGTGGTTGCTGGTACTCGTAGACAGCTAGGTGACCTCAATGTCTCAGTAGACTCCTTGATAGGTAAGATGTCTCTGAAGCATGCCAGGGTCATGAAAGAGCTTGATAGAGTCACAAAAGGCATACATGGCCCCGCTATACTTGCAATGAGATATGCGGAAACTATGTTGACGCCTCGTAAAGGAACACGTCTGTGGTTTGGGGTTGCTGGACAGCTACGCAACTTCCTGGATCAGACGTATCAAGGCAACTACCCAGCTGCCAATATATACATAAACCGTCAGGCTAAGGTACCACCTGACTCAATTTGGATTTAAGTCATGACATCAACAAGAGCGTCCTCTGGAAGAAGCGGCAAGAGCCCTAAGAAGCGAAAGCCCTCCAAAGGCAAAACAAAGAAATCATCGGCAAGTGCCAAAGCAAAAGGTAGAGGATACTAATGGCAGAGAACAGAGAAGACCTTAACAGCATCGTAAGACAGGAGATGAGCAAGATGGAACAGAATCTTGCTGCTGGTCAGCCTGGTCAGCCTCGTGTAAGCGACAACCCTGATTTACGTAAGCGTCCCGATAACAAGCAGACTGAAATCGAGCTAATCAAGAAGCTCGGTGGAGGTAGATAATGGCAATGAAACCAAATGCCAATAGCGGCAAGCATCAGTCTGAGGTCAAGAAAGCCATTAGTGAGCATAAAGCAGGGACAGGTCCTGGTATGTTTCATGGGTCTAACCCATACACAGTAGAGGGCTTCAATCCTAACCTGCACGCTAATGTCCGCAAGGCACTCAATCACCCAACAATGAAACCAACGGAGTTTACGCTACCCAAACTGAACCTAGGTAACACCAAGGGTCAGCAGAACAATGGCTAAACGACTGGGTTTTATTAACCTAAGAAAGGAGATCAGAGCGCTACTCAGGGAAGTTGGCTTCTACTGGATGGCGCTCCGGTCTGCTGATCTAACCCAACGTTGTGTTGAGTGCAGTAAGAAGATACCTGCGAACTATGACCAGGCACCACGCTTCTGTCCTCAGTGCTTCAACACTGGCTATCTATTTAGGGATGAGCTAGTCAAGGGGTTTAGATATCTTTCACAGCCAGGTCTAGACTTCCTCTCTGAGGGTGGGCCACTCAATATAAAGACTCAGGTGTTTATACTAGAGCATGATGAGTTCCCTAAGAGTGTGGACTACCTATTAGAACTGGACCTACATGAGGAGACTGGCGTACCACGTCAACCATTCAAGATAACTAAGGCACACAAGATACAAGATGCGCAGCCCATGAGGGGTGATGACGGCAGGATAGAGTTCTGGCGTTGTTTCACAGAGGAGCGCAGTCTTGGTCTAGGTAGAACTATAGCAGAACACTAATGGCAACTACTAGCGACGCAAGGGGCTTCCCCACACTAGAGGATCATACAGACTCGATCCTCAGGGACCATGTTGTCCCCAATTGTGGCGCTGCATACTACTGGAGGCCTAGAAGTGTAAGGGACCGTGCTGCTACCCTAGATGAAACCATGCATATGGTGGACATAGCCCTGAGGAACTATGAGAACTCATACTGCGTGAACACAGAGGATTCATCTCTTATCTGGATGCCCTATCTATTCCAGAAGCCCAAGGTAGGAGATAGAATACACAATAAAAACACTGATGAGATATATACTATAGACAATGTATATATCAATCCTATCACTAAGAAGTGGGAAGGTATCATCAGACTCAACGCCATCAACCCACCTGACAAGACCCTAGCTAGTGAGAAGATACAGTTCATCAGTAGGGACAACTATGTTAGATTCACAGCAGAGAACCCTAAGTCTCTAGAGACAGAGGATGCTACACGTGATGGTATAATGATAGATGCTCCACCCATGAGGCCTACTATAGTACATGCCCTCATACGTAAGGAGCCTGGGTCAATAGACAGACAGCCATTTGGCCCAAGAAAACAGCACACCAGGCGCACGATTGAATACCTACACTCGAATCATTATCCGGGTAGCAGTATTGACATGCGTGGGCAGTGGTTAGACCATATAGTCCAATTCGACTGTTGGTCAAGTGATAACTTCTCAGCCGACAAACTGGCCGATTGGTTTGAGACGTTTATGAAGCTTTATAGAGGAATTCTGCGACTGAACGGAGTCTCTGAGATATTGTTCTTTCAACGTCAAAGAGATGCAGCAGTTACGAAGTGGCGTAATGACGTCGAGAGTAGAGCGCTGCAGTATTTTGTCAGAACAGAAGACGTAGAAGCTGTGGTCGTTAAGGATATAGTAGATCTTGATATTCAGATAGCTCTGACTGGAGAGGGTACTTATACTTACGACAATGAGAGATTTATTGCAGGTCAAGCAGTCTCTGGCCAATTGACTGTTGATCAGTATAAAGCTCTATTCCAAAATTCTAGTGGAACTTACATGTTCGGTGATCTGGTCATTAATGATCAGAGCATATAATCTTTAGGAGGTAAGCAATGGCGTTTCCCCATCTTCCAGGCTTCAATGTAGTGTTGAATGATCTGGGTCTAAGGGTCTCACCGCAGCCTGCTGGGCCTAAGGTTACTCTTCTTGGCATTACGTCCAGTGAAGACATAACCCCGAATGAACCCTTTATTGTAACCAACGTAGGGAAGGCAGCCGCTGCGCTGTACTTCTCAGGCGCTGAGGGTACCAAGTCGTACCCAGGTGAGCTGTCGTTGGCCATTGAGGAGGCATTCTTAGCCGGTGCAGGTGCTGTTGAGGTTGTCGTCACTGCTACAGGTATCGTGGACACTCGTCTGGACTCGTACCTTGATCCCGCTGATGTGAATGGTCAAAGAGACCGCTATGGCGATCTCATTGCCACATATGATGCGATCAAGGACACGCAGCTAGATGTTGTTGTTCCCGTTGGTGCCTGGGCTGACGCAACCGGTGTGACCGGTGGGTTCATGAATCAGCTTGCTAACTTCTGCTACCAAGCCACGACAGAATTCAATAACGCCTGTTTCGGTGTTATTGGTATGATGCCGGTCCTTCATTGGGCCAAGGCTTGGAGCGGTGAGCTAGCTCTGGGCAACACTGCCCTAGCCTCAGAGGTTGATGGTCTTACGGGCCAAGACTTCTGGCGATTCGCAACCCCATCACTCGCCCTTGTCAACGAATGGCAAAAGTATGCTGTTCAGCAGAACACTCCCGTAGTTGCCACAAGTAACGCAGATTTCCCAACAGTCTTCGATAATTATCTAGACGGCTCTGAAGATACCGGTGGTGTCTTCTATCCGCAGAACGATGAGAACGAAGCTACTGATGTGAATGCCAGTTACTTCAGCTCATGGAGAGCGCAATCTACTGACGGTGTGCTGCAAACTGATGGCAAAGGCAACCTAGTCGACGTAGGTGCCCGTCTCTGTGTAGTCGGCGGTCCAGTCCAAACTACTAACTCGCAAATCCGTAGCCTTGCCGCGGGTGTTGGTGGTTCACTGGCTGCTAGTGTCTACAACACTGATGGTGCTGCATCATACGCAGGCTTCATAACTTCCCTCCAGCCACACTCTGCTACCACAAACAAGGTTATCCGTGGTACCACAACTCAGAGAACTCTGTCCTCGACACAGGTCAATGAGCTTGTTGGTAGACGTATTACCACCTTCGTCAACAGACCGAGGGGCTTCGTGGTTGCTAGTGGTGTAACTGGAGCGCATAACGTAAGCAAGTTCGTCCGTTCTGACTTCGTCAGACTCTCAACGGTAAGAGTTGTTGACGCTGCAATTGGTCTCATTAGAGAACTTGGTGAGAGATTTATTGGTGAGCCTAACACGGCTGCCCATAGAAACGCTCTCGGCGCTGAGATAGACAAAGCTCTAACTCAGATGAAGCAAGCCAATGCTCTTAATGACTTCCAGTTCTTCGTTAAGTCAACTAATGCCCAGCAGGTCCTTGGTGAAGTAGATATCGAACTTACTCTTGTCCCGGCCTTCGAGACGTTGAAGATCACGACTAACGTCTCTCTAGCCTCTGAGATTCTATAAGGAGGTAAGCTATGCCCGGCACAACTACTGACAGTTTTGTAAGGACATACAATTCATTCTCTGGTGTTGATATGCTCGTCACCTTTGGGGGTACCCTCATTGGCGAACTTCAAGGTATATCCTACACTGTCCAAAGAGAAAAGGCCCCAGTCTATACCATGGGTAGTGCAGATCCTCGCTCCTTCTCAAGAGGTAAGCGTGGTATCGCCGGTTCACTAATCTTCATGGTCTTTGACCGGTCAGCCTTGCTTGAGGCCTTCCGGGACATACCGTTCCTGATTGGTAAGACCGAGCGTCACTTTGGTATCCTCACTGATGTCACGATCCCCGAGATCGAGATCTCTGGTGTTGATGCCTCGACTATCGGCTCTAACTCACCAAGAACGGTGACCTTGGATAAGGTTCTAGCCAGACCTTTGTACCATGACCAGATCCTGCCGTTCGAAGTGGTTATCACTGCTGCGAACGAGTATGGTGCATTCGCAACCATGAGGGTCCACGGTGTTGAGATCCTGAACTGCGGTTCAGGTATGAGCATCGATGACATCACCACAGATGAAGCCTGTACATTCATTGCACGGGCTGTCACTCCCTGGAGCAACCAGGGTCTTGTGGTTACCTCGGTTACGTCTGCTGCTGGCCTTGATACTCAAGTCGGCAACTTTACTTAATCTTGGCTTAGGGGGAGGTGATGCAAGCGCCTCCCCCGACCTATCATGGTTAATATAGAGAAGACCTTTAATAGTCAGCAGTCGCTGATCCAGAGCTACTCAGGCACAGATATCAGTGTCCTGTTTAGTATGCCCCCGTTCTTCTCTATAGGTAATAAGCTGCCACGTAAACTCAGCGCAGAGATACACACGCTGACTATATCTTCGGCAGCCTCTCTCCTTCCTGTGAGAGCTGTAGGTGAAGCCAAAGCCAGGGCCTACACTAAGGGTGCCCGCACCTTTGCTGGTACCATGATATTCACTGTCCTAGATAAGGACCCCTTCCAGGAGATCTTTGCCCTGGATGCATTAAATGGGTCAACCCTACAGGACGGACTATGGCACATAGATCAGATGCCACCATTCGATGCTGTAATAACTGCATCTAACGAGGCTGGACTATCTGCTGTGCAATTAATTTCGAACATTGTGTTCAGCAACTGGGGTACAACATATTCAGTAGATGATATGTATACTGAGTCCACGTACACCTATATGGCTGAGCATGTCTCCCCTCTGATTAGGAATCCCACGGCTGATTCCTTCGCACAGGCTCTCAGATCGCTTGTGTCGAGACCTAGGACTCCAGACGACATCACCCTCGAAGTTCTGGCAGAACGCGCTGGAGGGCCGTACGCAGGCTCTCAGAGCTTCTCTAGTTCTGATGGTCAGGGATCATCTCAAGAATTCAGTGAGCAGCTAGGCCCAAACCAGATATGGCTGATGGGTGCTCTCAATGATCCTGTACTACTCAACAGCTTGACAGAGGACTTATTCGGTGGTATTTAGGAATAGATTTTACCCGACTCCCTCTACTACCCAGTATTATATTGGGGGTATACTCATAGATGATGTCTACAGAGTTGACTTTCAGCGTAGGGTCAACAGACAGCCGATCTATGGGTATGACGATAGACTATATGGCTTCGTGGCTGAGGGTAAAGAGCTGGTTAGTGGCAATATAATCATTAATTACAGATACCCCGGCTACCTAAAGAATGTAGTGCTCCGGTCTATAGCTGATACTCAGGCTTCTAAAGACTTTATATCTAAGAACTTAGGAGAGGAGAGAGGCCTAGTATCTCAGGAGTCTATAGATCTGACCATCAAGGAGATGGAAGAGGTGCTGACTGTAGCTGAGAAGATGGAGATACTGGCCAATAGATTGATAGAGGCCGGTGCTCTTACCAATCAACAGCTAGTAGACAGACTGAAGAGGACCTTTGAAGACAGGTTTGCTCAGGGTCCAGACCCAGATGCCGTACGTGCATTCGGTAGCCTAGAGAGCCCTGTATCAGAGGGCGTGGCTATGTTTGATCTAACAGTCAAGTACGGGTTTCAGAAAGCGGAAACAACATACACTAGAGTATTCAAGGACGTGGTCCTGGTAGGTGAGTCGCAGACAGTATCTGCCGCAGCTGGTGCCGGAGGAGACTTTAGCTCCAGTGCTCAGAACCTACTAGAGATATACCCGTTCTTTGCCAAGACGATAATTGTCGACAACCCTAAGGATAGATAGATATGAGTACTAATATAGCAAGTCCCCCAGAAATTAGCAAAGCAGCCGGAGATGCAGCTGCCAAAGCTAAGGAGGCGGGATTTGCACCCATATACACTAAGATAGCAGGACAGGAGTATGTCTATAGAGCAGTGACTCGTAAGGAATGGCGTGAGATACTGGCTGCTCGTAATGCAAAACTTATTGCTGCTGGTGAGGACCTGGCCGCACAGTCAGTCATTCAGGAGGATGAGATGGAGGGGCTAGTGGCTATGACCCTGCTCTACCCAACGTTCAACCCTGATACTATACCAGCTGGTACTGTCCAATCACTATCTGACTCTGTGTTAATGGAGTCTGGTTTTGCTGGTCCTGACATGGAGGCAGTGAGACTGTAATGAACGCCAGAGAAGAAGTAGACAGCCTATACGTTACTATAGATAACGCCACTGAAAGGCTGTCAGAGATACGAGAGAAATGTACCCACCCTGAGATGACTATAGGATACTTCCAATGGGCACCAGGCCATATACAGGTTAAGATGCTATGTGATATATGCGACCAGCCTGTGCGTGACCCAACGGACCTTGAGAGATCGGAGTTTGACGATGTCCTTAATCCGCATGCCGACCTTGGTATACAAAAGGTAGAGTTCGTTGATGAACAGGGAAACCCTAGCGAGATTCAGTCAACTTAAGGTAGAAGGGCACAAGCTTCTATACCTGATCAAGCATGGGGGCCTAGAGTTAATCTTTAGGCCCCTTACTTTTTCTGAATACAAAACTATAGAAGAGCTCGAGGCTCATGTAGACCCAGTCATAGTCAACGACACTGTGGTCAGGGTAGCCGTAGAGTATTGCAGCAGGGGAATAGAATGGCTTATCAATGACTCTCCTGCTATACTAGTTGATAAGGTTGCAGAGATAATAGTCAGCCAGTCTGCGTTCACTGACAAGAAGGTGTTCCTAGAGCTGCTAACAGAGGCTAGAAAGAAGTCTGAGAACCTAGAGAGTCTCATACAAATAGTCATACACAAGGCGTTCCCCTCTCTCACACCTGATGATGTAGAGGCTATGACTATATCAGAGCAGATGACACTGTTTGCCAAGGCTGAGCAGATCACAGGTGAGCGTGTAAACATAGAAGCTGGTGTTCAAACGAAGGAAGGCAAGCAGCCTATGATGCCACCTGTACCACCTGGCTTTGAGACTACAGATATAATGGGTCAGGAGAATGCTGACATGCCTGACTGGGACAAGATTAACAAGGGTGCTATAGCCTATTAATGCCTGACTTACCGGATAGACTACATGAGTTTGATGCTCAGCTAGCTAGAGAGCGTAGAGAGGATGCCTCTGATGCTGCCTGGCTAGGTGGTCTTATGGTGATAGGTGCCGGGGCCTATGCTCTTGGCAGGAAAGGCAAAGTCAATGTCTTTGCTGAGCTCCTAGACAAAGCAGGTAGGAGCGCCAGATTCTTAGGTCACCTTTCTAACAAAGGTGTACGTAGGCCAGTCTTCCAGCCTGAGACCAGTGACCTATTATATCAAGCCCTACGTATACCACGTGATGCTGGTGGTGAAGCACTACAGCGTGGTCTAGCTGGTGGGAGACTAGAGAATGTAGATCTGGTCAGGGATCTTGGTAATGCAATAGCTATCCTCCAGGACCCAAGGAATCACTCCAACGTCCAGGAGATGACCAGGCTCTTTAGAGAGCACTTCAGAAACCTCCCAACTACCAGAGGAAGAGCCACACCCTCTGGCTTCCACCACGAACTACACCCCCTGACCTTTGATCAGGTACTAGAGAGAAGCAGTGACTGGATAGATACTGTCGCTTCCTCTGCAATGCCCACTAGGACTGCTGGTGGTAAGACCAAGCCTCTTAGCATTGGTATTGTTGAGAAGGCCCTGGAGATGGAGTGGATCACCAGAGAGACAATAGTAGACTCCAATCTCTTTGTCTCTATGGGCAGAAAGCCTGGTAGGCTCATTGACACAAGGATACTCAGGCCGAGACAGCTCATGTCTCAGATATCTGATATCTTTGATCCCTTTGGTATAGTCAATGCATCTAAGGCTCTCTTTGGTTCTGCTCAGAATGTAGCTGTTATAGGTCCTGCCAGAGGTGGGAAAGGCAGAAGATTGTTCCTGGGTGGAGATGTATATGACATCTTCGATCGTGGACTCAAGAAGACCCACACTGGTCAGACCCTAGGTACTGTTGGTGATATACGACATCTTCCTGCTGCTCTGCGTGAAGCACAGTTTGATAGGAAACTGCGTGATCTATACCACGAAGTACCTCACGACACTCTCTTAGGTAGACTAGCTGACAAGACAGGCGTGGGTCGTAGGTTCCACGACAAGCGCGGTATAGGCTTTGCATGGGCAGCTAACGTACTCAAGAGGGTTAGAGGCGTAGGCTCAGGTGAGGCTGTCTTCTTTGCCAGGGACTTTAAGTACAAAGAGAACAGTGTTCTAGGTCTGCTCCTGGGTGCACAGCATCCAGAGGTTGTAGCTAAGGCTGCCACTAGAGAGATCGTAGAGGGTAAGTACGCTGGCAAGGCATTCATGGAGGCTAAAGACCTGCCCTGGTGGGATAGAGTCAAGGCCTACATGGGTATCAGTGATGATATCACTGTAGTTAAGTCAGAGGCTCGTAAGAAAGCACGTATATCTAAGGACGACCTATACGCTGACTATGGCAAGGGTGGTATCAAGTCTATTGAAACACCTATCAGAACCAGAGCTGAAGCAGAAGGTGCTACAGGTGTGTCCCTCATGGGACAGCTGGACTTCACAGAACGGAGCCCCTTCTACACTACCAGTGGCTTCCTCGCAGACAAAGCATATGATTTTGCCAACTACCTAACCATACGTCTGAATTCACTGGCCAGTAGCTCCCTACTAGGTATAGGTTTTAGGCCATCAGGCAACGCAGCAGCGAACGTAGGTAGGCTCGCATCTATCCCAGCCATATACTATACTGCCTTTGAAGGCCTAAGATACACAGACTATGTGATGGAGGAGGCTACGGGCATCAGCCCCATAGAGTCTGCTGCCACTCTGTACACTAAAGCACGTGTAGCACAGCAACAGGCGAGAGAGTTCACGGGTATTCAGCAGACAGCTGAGTACGCAGAGGAGAATATATTCCCAGGTCTATCTGTGGGCTTCCTAGGTACAGTAGCCTCAGCCACTTTAGGCCTAGCACTCCTGGGCAAGACAGGCTCTCGTAAGATAGCAGGGTTAGGCTTTGCCTCTATCTATGGTGCCATAGGTGGTCCTGAGGTGTCACAGCCAGCTGAGGAACTAGAAGAGATATACGCAGGGGATAGAAAGGTGCCTATCAAGAAGGCTAGATGGTGGCTCCTAGGCTATCAGCCCTTCTCTGGTGAAGAAATAGACCACTACTCACCTAGCTGGTACCAGAAACTCAAGAATAAACCATGGCAACGTAATGTTGCAGGAAGCGAGGCAGCTTACTGGAGGGACGCATCCTTCCTTCCCACGCCTCATAACTTCTTTGGTGTTAGGATGCTGGTGGACCCCTACGCCTTGGAAAGGAGCCAATACCACAGGCGGCCCTATCCCATGACATCTGCTATGTTTGAAGAGGTACCTATCATAGGTCCTATACTAGCAGATACTGTCGGGGAGATTATTAAGCCTAGACGTGAGCGGATGCCAGATGAGGCAGTGGCTACAGCCACCTCATTTATCAGCCAGAAAGGCGTTCCAGCTGATGCAGCCCAGCGTCTAGGTATTCCCGACATACCAGGTCAGCTCATAGATATGAACAGGCCTGATATATTAAGGGACAGACTACAGAAGTACGCCAACGTTGCGCTAGAGCCCACGGGTATCTGGAAGTTTGCACTGGAGACATTCGGTGTTAAGTTTGATGATGAGTACAAGATGGCTGATGCTGGCAACATGGCTAGCATATCTAGGCAGTTCTATGGTGCTAACCTAGGCGGTCTATTTGGTCAGACTGAATTCATTAGACGATTCTTGATGTCTGACTATGGGTCACCTAGCCAGATGAATGCTCAGATCAACCCACTAGCCAATAGCCTGCCTAGCTGGCTGCCTGGCTCACGTAGTCAGTTCGAGAATGACCGTGACTTCTTTGTAGACTTCACTAGAGGTGATGCATATACCAAGATCAGTGGTGGTGAGTACAGACTGCCAGGCCCAGGCTATGAGGCTGTCAATGAGCTACAGTCTGGTACAGCTGGGGTGTACAGCGATGTAGACAAGATGCTTGTCCTTGCTGACATAGCCCCCTTCTCCTCAGCCTTCTATCACTTCCAAAAGAAGGTGGAGCAGAAGAGTCTTGACCCAAGATGGGCTCGCAAGGTAGAGCTAGCCTTAGAGCAGAGACAGACTAAGATCAATAAGTTCCAGTTTGAGATGGAGACACCTCAAGAGGCAGCGACACGTGCCAATGCCAACCCCTTAGAGCGCAGTATCCGAGGGGCCTGGGACTTCACACACGACAACGTCTTAAGGGAGCTACCCATTGTAGGTAGTAAGTTCTTCCCACACACTAACCCTGTTGACAAGTATATCAAGACCAGAGTAGAGGGTGAGACGTTTGCAGACTGGAACCGTCCATTAGAGACGATAGTCAGGCCCACATTCTATGATATAGCCGGTGAGGACCCAGCTACTGGTATACTCAAAGGAGCATCTCTTGGCGCTCTTATGTCTATAGGTGTAGGTAAGTACATGAACCCCTTCAGAGTAGTGGCTAACGATCCAGCTCTAGCTATAGTTGGTGGAGCAGCAGCTGGTGGTGCAGCCTCCTCTGCTAGAATGATAGCTACTGGTCAGCTACAAGGTGGCTTTGTTCCTGCCCATGTAGAGAGAGAGCGAGAGGTGCAGACATACTTTGACTTCCTGAAGTACGAGAAGTACCGCAGACTACAGGGTATGGCTTACGATGCCAGTCAGTTAGACCTGGCCCAGAAGTTCCAGAACCAGGCAAAGCGCACAGTGGCCTATGGCATGGCTGACTTCGAGGCTACAGGGGACATAGCTGCCTATCAGATGGCCCTCAGTAGATTCGATAGGCCATACTTTGAGGCCTTCCTGAAGATACCTGAGCAGGACAGAGAGCGCGTGCTTGATGTAGTCCCTGACCATATGGCTATGGTCTTACAGGGTGCCTGGGGCAGACAAGGTAAGTCAGGTGGTGGAAATAGTAAGGCAGGGTTCCAAGGTGCTGACGAGGCCGCTGAAGACTACTTTGATAGCCATCCACGTCCTGATGGCGATTGGCTAGGCTGGCATCCATCAGTACCTGATGCTGCTGTCCAGATAAAGCTTATACAGAACAATATATTTGGTGTCTCTGACAATATACATAGGTTCGGGTTCTATCCTGCCCAGGAGAGAGAAGCTGATATGCGCTTCCCAAGCCTGGAGTACCCCAAGGATATCAGGGGTGAGCCCGAAGATTGGCTGAAGAGGATGTTCCAGCTAGGTCTTACTGGTCCTATGAACTACAGTAGGATCTCTCTGGGTACAGGACCAGATCTAAACATCTTTAATGGCGTATTCCACGACCATAGACGGGACGACGTATTCACCTTCTACAACGATATGTATAGATAATGGCGGACTCTGATCTCATCAAGGGCTTAAGAGAGGTGCATGCCTCCATACATGACAAGGTGTTTAAGAGCACCATGTCAGGTCCTTCTGTAGATACAGTCAATACCTATTTCTCTCAGATAGGTATGTCCAACATAGTGGCTGGACAAGACACTATAGGTGATGAGGCCATTATAGGTGAGACGCTAGCCAAGACCAAGATCACTGGTGTCCACAGTAAGCAGGTATCGTATAGCACAGCAGGAGTTAAGTCAGGCTCTGCTAGATTCTATTCGCAGGCTGGGCCTGTATCTGGTGTACTAAACCAGCTTAACGTCGCAGCGCAGGGCACTCAAAGTGTGTCATTCTTCTACGATACATACCTCCAGGGCAACCTGTCATTGTCACAGGGTGTGGTACCAGGCGGAAGAAAGGCTCAAGTCCCTGTCAAGGCTATGCTTCAGAGGTTCTTCTCTGAGATACCCTTTGAGGACAGCAGGCTTGAGACCGTCATGGGCTCTATCCAGCGTGCTCAAGAGGCAGGACAGGCACAGCCAGGCACAGGTATGGGCTACCTTGCTAAAGCTGTGCAGATGGCAGGTGGTGGTAGACTAGACAACCCCAATGCTCTTGAGGCTATATTCAATGCTGCATACCTACGCTCTCTAGATAGAGGGCCTATGGGTCTGCAAAGCTTTAAGCAGTTTCTCTCTAACTTCGGTGTAGAGGGTCTAGCAGGCACAGAGCAGAGTATATGGCGTACCACTGACCCGTTTGGTATAGAGAAGCTAGCAGGTCAGAAGCCTAGCACCAAGTCTTATGCCAGCTATGTGGCTACTGAGGCAGGCAGCAATAGATTCCTGGGTAACGTAGAGAAGGTATACGGTCAGAGATATAGACGTGCCCTCGAAGATGTAGTCAGGTGGTCCTTCTCTAACGCAGGTGACTCTGTAGCATTTGCCATGAATGAGGCAGGTGCTATCTTCATGGGTCGCCACGGTGTCTTCTCATCCTTTGAGGCTCTGCCTGCACAGTTCCTAGATGACCCAATAGGTGTGTCGAGAGCAGGCATGCCATCTGGTGTGGTCAACATAGGTGGTCAGCTTAGACAGGGACGTCCTATGTGGGGCCCGAATGGTCCTACGTCATACGCAGAGATGGCTCTGGGTGAGTTCAGTGAAGGTCTAACGCAGAGAGGAGGCCTTACATCCAGTAATGCACCAGTAGCTATACACGCAGCAGCCAAGCGTATGCGTACTGCTGGGCCACTACAAGATGCACTTGACAATGTAGTATCTAGAGGTCAGTTCGGATTCTACTCTGCTATGTTCGGTCAGGGCTCTATGATGACCCAGACCAATAACCTGGCTCTATTTAATGAAGAGCTAAGAAACCTATACAACAAGGTTAGAAGAGGTCAGAGTACGGCAGGTGCAGATAGTGCTATGATGAGAGCACTCGGTACCGCTATTGACACCATGCAGAGCACCTTCCCAGGTGTAGAGATAGCCCCTGAGTTCCTCACCTCTGTCAAGCAGGACGTAGCCAAGGGCAATCTAGTGCCCACCACACTCCTCAGACACTTCTTCCTGCCTGATAGCACCCTAGGTGAGCGTGAAGTAGCCAAGGGTCTACACCAGGTCAGAGGTATGCTGGAGGTATTCCGCACCTCTGAGCTCACAGGTATAGGTGCAGTCAACGCTAGCCTAGGTATAGGCAACAGAGCTGCTACCCTAGGTATGATGTCAGGAGACTATGCAGCTGCCAAGGCTCTCGGTAGAGTATATGGGCCTGGCTCTGCTATTAGCAACCTGACTGGCATGAAGGGAATGGGTGGCTTTGCACCCACAACACTCCACTCACTATATGCTGTAGTCAATGCTCCTAACGCATCATTCAGAACAGGGCTGTTCGGTGATGCTGGCGCATTCATGACCCCTGCTGGTAAGCAGGCATTTGGAACTACGTTTGCTCCTGGCCTACAGCATGAGACCTTTATGAACAGGTCTAAGGCTCTTGCGTACCTTAGAGGGCTGGCTGGCAAGAATATAAACACTCCTGAGTGGGCTGAGTTCATCGGCAAAGTAGAAGAAGGTATCACAGGTAGAGGTCCCTTCACTCCGTCTAAGCCACTACCTATCGATCCCACAGCTAGAGTGCCTGGGCTGCGTAGTGGTATAACACACCTGACCAGCATCACACCCAGCTCTTCACCTGGCTTCCAGGAAGCACACGTCAAGTTTAACTTTGGCTCCACACAGCAGAGAGGATTCCTTGAGGGTCTGTTCAACAGAGTATCTAGATTCACAGCACGCTCAGCCTCACAAGGACACCTAGAGAGAACATTCGGTGGCCTAGCGTCAGCAGCTCACTTTATTATGGAGGCTGACACCTTCAATGCTGCTATCTCTCAAGAGAATGTGTTCATGCATCGCATTGGCCTTCTCTCTACTAGACCACAAGGCTCTACTACAGAGTTCTTAGAACACTACCAGAAGTTTGGTGGTAAGGGGCTTATAGAGACACAAGAAGGTGTAATAGTACCTGACCCAGATTCATTCAACTTCGCTAACTTCAGGAAGGCATCTACTGGCTCCCTGATGAAGATGGGCTTCAGCCGTGGCCAGATAAGGGGTATGTACAACACCCTTGGCGGCGTACCTGGCATGGCTTCTCTTCTTGGTCAATCTGAGATGCAGGGTGACCTCAGTAGACTGCAGACAGGTGCTAATAAGATTATGTCCTCCGTGGGTGCCCACACAAGACTGTTCTTTGGCGCCTTCAGTCATAGATTTGATGCCACCAGTGATATACTATCACAACAGAAGGCCTTCAAAGTTAGACTAGAGTCTCTGGCTAATATGGCTCAGGGTATACAAGAGCTGTACGGCATGCCTGCATCTAAGCATCCAGGCTTTGCTCTAATGGCTGATACCCTGACACGTAGAACAGGTATACAGCTGGCTATAGATAACTCTGGCTGGGTGGACATCAATGCCTTTGTAAAGAGCATGCCTACTGAGATGATGGCTCCATTTGCTCCTATGGCAGAGGGAGAAAACCTTAGAAGCTGGGCAGCAGGCAAGGGTATAGATATACTAACCCCACAAGAGGTTGCAGCCAAGTATGACGATGCCTCTCTTACCACACTAAGGTCTGGTAAGATGGAGTTTGAGAATGCCATGACCACCAAGCTACTTGCTGGTGATCGCAAGGGGTTCTACATCGACACCATGGACACCAGAATTATACCTGGTGTGACTCAGGACTTCTCTGAGGAGGCTCTTAAGTTCCAGACTAGGTATGTCTATGTACCAGGAGCTGAGTTCCTGCGTAGGCATCTGAAGGGTGCTGAGGGTCTACCAGCTCAGCCATTCAAAGGCAGTCTTGTAGAGGGTGTGCTAGGCCTGGTCGAGTCTATAAGATATGGTGACAGAGAGAAGCCACAGAACCTAGGCTCAGTGGATGACTATGTAGCTCAGATGTATAAGGGTTTCATAGGCTGGGGTGGTCGTGAAGGTGCACTGAGAGAGACTATGACATCTGCTAGAATGAAGATGTCAGCTCGTGGTCGTATAGTACAGCAGCCCATGTCAGTGGCTTTAGCTGCAGCTGATGGTGTAATCGCTGGCAAGGTACGTGGCAGTGTATATGAAGTAGGTATATCTGAGGGCACACTGAGTCAGATGTTCTTTGGTGAGCAGAGACCTACACCTAGAACGCGTGCACAGTTCACTCAGCTAGTCAACAGACTACGTGGTCAGGGCAAGCCTATATATGGTATGCTCTCACCCAACCCAACACACGGTGCTGGTCACTTCCCAATAGTCAAGTTCAAGCTCGATGACACGCTTAAGTTCGTGGGTGCTCATGAGAATGGCTTCTCTATGAGTAACTTCCTTGCATGGACTCTTAACAGAGACATGGACAAGGATGTCATCGAAGCCTTTATGTTCGAAGGTCCTAACGCAGACCGATTGAAGAACCTCGGAGTGATGGGACGCATCGCTGAGGGTATGGATGAGTTGTTCCAAAAGCAACGTCAACAGCATGCTCTTATGCATCAGGCATGGCAGAAGGGTACACAGGATGCCTTCGTCAGGCTAAATGAGATTACTGACCGCGCTGTAGAAGAGGGCATAGGTGGCTCAGAACATCTTCGTAGGCTGTCAGCTTACTATGGGTTCGGCAACCTACCTCCTGTGGCCTTCATGCCCAACTACCCAGTGCAGTCATTTCACTCTGTCCTGGCCTCACCCATCAAGGGACCTGATGATCTCAAGAGAATAGCCAACAGCCTGAACAGAAATGCCAGCTCCATCGATGTCATGTTCGATGCTAAGGACGTGGCGGAGCTACGCAAGCTCATGAAGGTAGGTGGTATGGAAGCTGGACAGGTCTGGGGTCATGCGTCATTACTCCAGAGAAACATATTCCAGGCTCCTATCACCAAGGGCAACAAGCATCTCAACACACTGTTAGAAGACTTCATAGATATACGCTCTGAGATACAGAAGGGTATGACACCTGAAGAGGCTATCAATGTAGGTGTCCAGAAGGCTCGCAGGTTCTTTGAGAGATTCATGCAGGTTGAGGAGGCTGGCAATGTAGAGCTGTCCAACCTTTCTAAGCTCAAGATAGATGCTGGTGGTATATATGATGGGCTAACTAATAATGAGATCCTAGAGAAGGTGTCTCAGATAGCTGGTCGTACTCAGGCTGTAGCTGCATATGCTATGGCAAGACATGATGCTCAGTTCGGCAACAAGATACACGATGCCATGGGCGGCCCCAGAGGTAGGCTGGACAGAATAGTCGAGTTTATGTTCCCTGGTAAGCGTATCAGTCTGTGGTCAGAGAAGATGGCAGCAGAGAATGCAGAGGGTATGTCCGCTGGTGCTGAGCAAGCGATCAAGGGTGGCTCCTCTCAGGTACTCGACGCCACTACCAACTTCCTCAAGAAGAACTGGAAGGGACTAGGTATAGCTGCTGGTGTCGTTGTAGGCGCAAGAGCTGCTATGAATCTGACTACACCTAGCGCCCTAGCACCACAAGCACCCCTACCTCCCTTCCCAAATATAGGGATGCAGCCTCTAGGGGCTATACCACAGCTAGGTCAGCAGTTCGGTCTCGTCATGCCAGCTCAGGGACACTTCGGCCTCACCAATGTAGGAGGAACCTTTAACTCGGTAAATAGTAAAGAGATAGACTCTAAGATGGACTCCAGTATGAGCTCCTTTGGCAACGCAGTATCTAATGTCAATATAAGGGACTCACGTAGGTATACTAGCAACTGGGAGATGCAGAACATAGCTTCCAGGCGTGGTAACAGCGACTTCATACACGAATATGGCACTTACTTTTAATGACGAGACAGTAAACCAGGCGTATGCCCTGTATGTCGCTGCCAGAAATGAGTACTGGCGCGTGCACGGTATATTCTCATCTCTTAATAGCAGTGATCCACAGTATGCCGCTGCAGTTCAGGCAAAGAATGAGGCCTTCAGCGATATGTTGGACAAGCAGCTAGCATATAACCATGCTAGGTTTAATGCCACTGACAAGCAAGCGTCAGAGGTATTCGCCCCCAGCCTGTTAGGCGGTAGACCTGAGCATTGGGATGCAGTCCCGTTCTTCTCAGGGCCAGGCCAGCAGAGGAGTGCTAAGATCAGATCAGGCAGTGCACACAAGTCCAATACAGATCTACTGGGTCTAACAGATATAGACGATCTGAAGACCACATATAATAAGCATATATACACATCGCCTAACGCATCTCCTGACGGTACACGCCTCAAGCTAGGCCCGATGACCTACGGTGCTGAGGTTCAAAGCATTAGGATACTAGAGGAGAAAGCAATACGAGCCATACGTGGTGTTCGTAGTGCGTCAGACTTCCTCAGTGATGACGGTATAGGAGAAGCCGACGTCCTTATCTCTATGATCTTCTCAGGGCAGGAGCACATAGAGCAGGCGCTCTATCCTCTGATAGCCCTATTCAGACTATCACCTATCACCTCAGTACAGAATGATGTCATACGTGGTGCACTATATACTGAGTTCACAGAGAATGCAGTAGAACCGCCTGACCGTACACTGGTAGAGCAGTTCAGAAACAGAACTATAATAGAAGCTCACAACCTTAGAAAGAACCATATACTGACTGTTCTGGGTCTACCACCTGGCACAGCTATTACTCAGGCGATATTTGACAAGGCCCAGGACCTAGGAGCCATCCCAGGGCCCACAGAGCTCACGTATCAGGAGTTCTTGGGTGAAGCCCAGGGTGAGTCCAGATATCTCACCACCCCCATAGACGAGCTTAGAGCGTCTGACACGGTGGATGGTGCTGATAGGCTCAACCCGCACTTTGATCTGAACAAGAGAATTGACAGGACAGGGCATGTGCCCATGGCCTTCTTGGGTATGGAAGTTAAGACACACCCAGAATTGCCTGACTCGCTGCTTGTAGATATATTTATGAAGCGTGTCAACGTAGGTAACTATCTAAACCAGTTCCTACAGTACCGCACAATCAACAATACACCCACACCTGATGCACGCGAAGCCTTCTGGCTTAACAGGGCTGTCGATATATATATTGAGAGGTTCTTGCCTAGGACGTTTACAGACTTACAGAGCTTCGGCAAGACAGTCATCAAATACCGTGGTGATGATGTAGAGCTTGAGGCATTCAGAGATGCTAATGAACTACAGGCTCTATCTGTCAACGATAGTAGGTCTAAGGCTGAAGGCACTGTAGTTACACAGCTGTCATATAGCATGTACCACAAGTTCTCCTTCTCTAGACTAGCAGGAGAGACATACCCCACGTGTCAGCACATGGGTACGCAGAGTGGTATACTAAATATGTCTATCAGGACTAACAACCCTGAGATGTATGAGAAGATACACGGCTATAAGAGTGCAGCTGACTTCTTCGTACGTCATGAGGACAAGGTGGTACGCTTCTCTGGATGGGAGATAGACAACCCACTCATTAGACTGTTCAACTTCTCTGCTGATGCTGCTAGGGAGAGGAACCTTAATGAGAACATAGACCGCAGTGGTAAGGGGTTATGGGATAGATGCTTCTATCCTAAGGTGGTCACCACTGTCACAAATGACGAAAGCCCTAAGCTGCGTGACATAAACATCAGCTTCCTAGAGACGAACCCTGATTTCTTCTCTGACTTTGGCTTTACAATAGCTAAGGGTGGCTATAATATAGAGTCACTGCATAAGTTCTTCAGGTTCTTGTATGATAGAGCCAACGCTGTCCGACTTGCTAGACAGGGAGGTGCTGCTCTTGATACTGACAACAGCCTAGACTACTATGCCTTTGAGACGTTCTTTGGCACTGGTGACTCGGGTGTGAAGTTTAATATACTTAACCCTGATACCATTACTGCTGCTATACTAGAACCTCAGATATATGATGCTAACTCAGGTGCCCTGAGAGAAGATAATGAGCTGTCTGTTAACCTATTGTTAGATCTAATAGGTGATGATAGGCTGACAGGTACTATAGACATAGCTGGCAACGGCCTAGAGATACTCCTTCAAGAGCTAGCTACCCTCGGTGGTGTGTTCACCAATATAGAGCTGAACAACAATGACAACATCACGGGTATACTAGACAAATACTTTGAGGTGGGGCCACTCATCAACCCATTCGTAAAGGCTGATATAGCTAGAGCTATCAAGCAGATCGCTGATGAGGCAGGCAGAGAGCAGCTCTATCGCTTTATATTTAACAGACCAGACATAGCGCTGACTGATGCATTTATCGATAAGCTCTTCACGGCCATAGTCAAGCGCACCAAGCCACCTATTAGTGAGAGAGTATACGACAGAGTAGGTGTTATACAGGCATTCAATGCCCTAACCCTAGCCTTTGAAGCCATTGCTGATGACGATGAGTTCCTTGGAGCAGAGGGCACAGACGCTCTAGCTCAGAGAGATGCTAGCGAGGCTAAGGTCAAGCTTCGTGCTGACGGGAGGATCAACAAGAGTCAGGAGCTGTTGAGTGCATACAATGACTATATGTTCCTCACATATGAGCATCTATTTGACATTGAGGTAGGCGGTCAGACTCTAACAGACTACTGGATTAACTTTGGCTACACATACCAGGACATGGGTATCATCAACCCCAACTTCTCACAGTATGGTGATGAAGATACTACGTCCTCAGCTCCTGCTACATTCAGTGATTCTATTATAGAGAACGCTCAGCGTCAGATACTCACTAAGCCAGGCTCTGCTGTACCACCATCGGTGTTCTTCTTTAGAGCTAGTGAGCTGGAGCAGTTCAGAATCAACATGACTAGAGAGTATGGTGACTGGTTCTCCAAGATGTCATCTCTGGTTATAGACCTGCCATTCGACGTAGAGAGATTCACACGAGATGAAGATGGTCACTATCAGGGTAAAGATGACCAGGTCTTTGATGTGGAAGAGAATCTCAATGGACACATAGGGCCACAGACCTCGACACTGATCAAGCAGGCTGTCCGTAAGATAGCCGAGCAGGATCCTAATAGGCTGGTTAAGGCTGCTGAGGATATCATAGCCTTTGAGGCATCTCAGATCTTCGGTGCTGAGGATGATAATGACTTCCGCAAGAGGGCGAAGGATCTTATCAGCAAGCCCCTGACTAAAGAATACTACGACAGTATCTCTTGGTTCTCTGCTGTAGCCAGGGAGGGTATATCTGTGCCTCTCATGCTGGGCACTCACATCAACTCGCCAGTGGCTACATATACCAATATGACTGGCGTAGGTGGTGAAGGCGTGGCTCGTGTCATAGTCAATGCTGCTGCTGAACAGAGGGGAGAGACATTTAAGAAGTTCGTAGACCAGACACTGACTAAGGCAGCTGGTGGTGGCTTCCAAGATGTCACTATATCTAGTGCCAACCTAGAAGAGGTGCGTGCAGCTATGTTGAAGATTAGTCAGAAGGTGGCTGACAACAACAATGATATCATCAGGGCCTTCCCTGTGATGCGCATGTATCTCGTAGAGCCTCGTGGACCTAGGGTTTTGGTGCAGGATAACTTCTTTGGATACCATGCTATTGAGTCTATTGACATCACACTAGACAAAAACGATGCTTCTCTTGCTGTCATTCGTATAGCAGACCCATTACATCTACTACAGGGTGATGCATTTGGTGATGAGCCTGATAGACATGGTGTGGCAGACGATCTGGTACTGCCTGTGTCCAATGATGACCAAGGTGACTTTAGAATACTAGAGCGTATCAAGCTGGCACAGGGTAGACACGTACAGATACGTGGTGGTTACTCTGCTGATGCTGATAACCTAGACATCCTATTTACGGGCAGAATAGCTGAGGTCCAGTATGGTGACGTAGTTACTGTGGTTGCTCAGGGCTGGAAGGCAGAGCTCATGGGCAGACAGGTGGAGTTTGAACTAAATAGAAAGGTAGACTCCTCTGTCAAAGACCTTGTTGTCCGTACTATCAGGGATGCCAACCCAGCAGGCATAGGGGACGTATATAGTGCAGAGGAGTTCAGACGCATCAGAGACGTATCTCCTCTTCTGTCAGCCCAAGAGATCATAGCACAGGCACGTAGACAGCAACTAGGCACCACTGGTGGTGACTCTGGTGCGTCTGGTACAGAGGGCTTCAACATCTTAGGCTTCACTATACTAGATCAGCTGGGAGCAGGTCTAGATACTAGGCTCAAGAACATCTGGGTACCTGATAGAGACACCGAGAGATTCAACTTCTTTGGTGATGTTATCAGCGCTGGATGGCATGGCTCTAGATGGGTTGTGCCACTTACTCCTGCATGGGAGGTGTTGGAGAATGCTACCAACTATGTATGGGGATACATCAACCAAGTTGTGCCATTTGACGGAGAATCCACGCTGTTCTTCGGCAGGCCTGACCAGATGTACTTCTATACCAGAGGTGATGCCAGAACAGCACGGTCATATAGAAAGCTAAAGGACTCATCTATAGCGCTGTTAGCTAGAAGCTTCAGTACTATTATGAATGGCTTCTTGGAGAGCAGGCAGTTTAATGGCCCTAGCATGTCACGTCAAATAGCTGACATGTATGTCTTCCAGCCATTCCCTGTGTCTTCTGGTTCTCCAGCTAATGGAGCAGATGGCGTTGATGCTCTGGACTACTTAGAGGGTAAGTATGGCATAAGAGACATACATACCAACAGAAGATTTATCATCACACCTGAGAACAACTCGTTCATCACGTTTAAGACCATAGACCAGAAGCTGAGAAATGACCCAGACAACTCTGGCTCTGGTATATTTGGTAGGTTCTCTGCTACTACACAGAAGCAGGTCCTTGCTAAATCACTGGTTCATCACTTTGATACTATAGCGGATATACTTGAGAACGATCAGGTGGCGGCTATCTTTATGATGTCTGCCTTCTTCGGCTTCTCTCCTGTTTATATACAGAACAACTTTGGTTCTATCGTAAACTTCATGAGGCTTATCATGGGCCCACTAGATGAAGATAGAATCTCAGAGATTAGACAGCGCCTTGGTGATACTATACAGAGTGCTGCTGAGGTTAGGCAGGGCCTAGGTATACAGAGGACTATAGATGATTCTGAGATCAAGGCCCAGAGACTTAAGCATGAGCCTACCATCCAAGCCTTCCTTCAGTGGGTAGAGACAGGCAGAGGTGCTGACACTGATTCCTTTGGACTAACGCCAGGCAGTACTGAGGCTACCAGGCAGATCGTAGAGGATATGCGTGAGTATTGGCTTGCCTCTGGCCTAACAAGCAAGGCATATACTCTGGACCAGTGGAGAAGAGTGCGTAAGGCCAACCCAGCTCTTGCAAAAGAGAATGGCTTCCCCACTCCTGAAGAGCTTATATCGTCAGCATCTGCCTTCAGAGACAGGAAGGTCAGGACCAGTCAGGCACAGAAATCTATCTTTGCTAGCCAGGGGCTGACTATATCTGATAGTATATTTAGTGTCATAGCTAAGAAGCTTGGCAATGAGTATATTACCAAGGAGATAAGGGATGGCAGCCAGAAAGAGGTGGTTGATGTTATGATCAATAACATATACCTCTTTAAGTCATTCGTGTTCTTCTTGTCTAAGTGGCTACGTGGCTACTACAACTCTGGTGATATTGACCAAGAGACAAAGGAAGCTATTGACTTTATATCAGATGACCTGACATTTGATTTCCCATCTGCTCACAACATGAAGGTGTTTAGGGACTATCACTACATCAGGAATGGTGTAGACATAGTCACCAACAATATAGCTGCCACTACACGTGAGATGTTCAACACTGTGGTAATGAGATACCCAGCAGAACAGGTTACTAGTAACGACTGGCCTCTGGTGCCAGACTTTATTCAGCGTGCTATCAGCGGTAACGAAGAGCAGACACAGATCAGTGCTGAGACAGAGTGGACATCATGGCCACCTCCCACTAGAGGACATATAGGTCTGCAGTTTGATGACTCTGTGACATTGGCAGACAAGAAGATTGGTGTATTCACTGACATCAATGTGACCAGAGAAGATCAGGCTGCCAAGGTGGCTACCAATATGCTTACAAAGTACATGCGTAGCATGTATAGAAATGACCTATGCCTACTTGGTAGAGTCATTAAGCCATGGGATCAGCTAATCATTAATGACAAGTTCATAGATATGTATGGCCCTGTTGAGGTGGAGCGTGTAGTCCATCACTATAGTGCAGAAGATGGATGGAAGACACACATCGTACCTCACGCTGTATGCGAGGCCAACCCAGGTAACAGACATCTACAGGCAGCTGTGTTCGCCAGTAAGATGGACAGAATATATGATGCCGTGGACTATGCATTCTGGGCTATAGCTATTGCCTTAGCTATCCCTACAGCTGGAGCTTCCCTGGGTGCAGGACTGGCAGCTAGACAGGCTCTAGCCTCCACCCTCAAGGCAGGGGCCAGGCAGGGACTGAAGACAGCTGCTGGTACTGCTTTTAAGAGAGGCAACGTAGCAGGGCAGATACGACTTGCTAAGAGATATCTACAGAGAGATAGTACCAGACTATTCAAGACGTATCTTACTACCAGTGCTATACAAGCTGGCATTGGTGAGATCAGTAGGCTAGTTCAGGTTAATGCTGGTGCTGGAGACAAGAGACTGCCTGTCATCTTCTCACCCCTTCTATATAAGGGTGTGCCATTTGAAGCAGGGCTGCATGGATCAGAATTTACTTACTGGTCTATCGGAGCCAAGCTGCACTGGGCTTGGAAGCACACCGTTGATGGTATAGGCACTATAGCTGATGTGTTCACCTCGGCCTTCACACCTGATCCATCTGATGACGAACTGGTCCTAGGTAGACTGGCTGGTCTACATGGGTTGGTAGACAGAGAAAATAGATAATGGAAACAGCAAAGGAACTACGTAATAAAGAGAGACGGAGGGACATTGGTTCAGGGACTTACTGGGAGCTCCTGAATAAAGACTTCCTTCAACTCTTTGTACTACCGCAGATCAGACCTAAGGTGTTAGGCATCTGGGGCTTTGATGCTGTCAGATCTAACATTACCTTCAATGACAACGTAGGTATAGGGACATTTGCTCGCTCTGGTATTATCAGGGCTATGGTGACCACTGTAGAGGGTGCCAGGAATATCAGAAACTTCCTGGACGAACATGGTGGTGCTGTCAGGACTGTTGATCTGGTCAATGAAATAGGGGTAGGTGGTGCTAATGCTGTAGCTGAGGCTCTGGTCAAGGTCTTCTCGCAGAATGTAACCTTTGGTATAGTAAGGGATTATAGTGGCAACAAGGCAGAGGTTAAAAGATTTATCAATGACCACAAGATAAGAGGAGATGATCTCACACCTAGATATAAGCTGGTCTCAGAGCACACTACAGACACAGGCCACACAAATGTACTCCTCAAGTCTATTAGGTCTCCTCAAGGTCAGACGGGCCCAGGAGGTCACCCAGCATATAGATCTAGAGAGCAGGTAGATAGCGAGAAGGCAGCAGGACTCAATAAATTTAACAGCTACTTTGCTGAGGCTGCTGTGAAGATGTCTCGCCTACTGCCAGATAGAGATCTGACTCAGGACAACCTAGATGATGCCTCTGAGATGATAATAGACCCATTTGCCACTGAGGAATATATCCCTCTAGAGGAGCAGATGACAGTCAAGGACGATGGTCTATTTGAGGTACACAGAGCCTCCAGACTAGACGAGTCACCCTCTATGAGTATAGGTGGCCCCTCTAATGTGCGTATAGATACGGCTGATAGGATCGTAAATGGCACTGCCTTCCAGGCCTATAGCAAGGAGCAGCTCATTACTAGCCCTACGATCACACTACCTAGTGCCCACTTTGCCCCTAACCCCGGACTGATATCTTCTATTTTTTCTCCACTATCACTGGTGCAAGACCCAGCCATACTTCTAGGCCTGATAGCTATAGTGGCTCTGTCAGACAGAAACTCTAGCAGATATACCAGTACATACAATATATTGCCTACCCAGGTTATAGATAATGAACCTATAGAGAAGGAGCTGTTCGACTAATGGCTATCTATTCAGAAAGAGATATAGCGTTCACTCAGTCAGGTGATCTCTCAGTGAATGCCCGTGGAGACCTTGAATTAGCCAGCTCATATGAGTCTCAGAAGGCAGCTATCAACTTTTTGGTAAAGACCAACAAGGGTGAGTATATACCTGACAACAGGATAGGCTGTGACGCTGGTACATTTATTGGTAGGAACCAGACCAGAGAGAACATATCGGCTATGGAGGCTGGTGTAATAGCCAACCTGAGTGACTTTGTTATAGCCCGTAGTGATCTAAGTGTCAATATAATTCCTGTGGAACGTGACGTGCTTGGATTATTTGTGGGAGTACAGGGAGAATACATAGGAAGTGACGGAAATCTATTGGATTTAGATCCAGAATTGCTTACCTTTACCTTCCCCTATCTAGAAGGTTTCCCAACTCCTCAGCCGTAAAGGAGGTCTAGCAAATGCCTAGGACTTTAAAGACACTTGCTCAGATGAATGCTGATGCTCTGGAGTATCTATCCGAGAACACAGAGGTCACATATCTGTCTGAGGGGTCTATTGCTAGAGCCTTGGTTGAGGCTACTAACGTTGAGATATCTAATCTACAGGAGTACATAGCATCCACGTACTCTAATGTATTTATCAACAGTGCTACTGGTCCATTCCTGGACCTACTTGGAGAGCAGCTGGGAGTCAAGAGACTGGGTGGTGGGGCTGCTTCCACCAGCGCTGAAGACCAGAACGTCAAATTCAGTGTCACCACAGGTAGATTGGGAGATTTCTTCCAGGACCCAGGTGACTCTAACAAGGGCTTGATCTCAGGTGGACTGACAGTGTCTACTGCTGACAGCTCTGTATCATATCAAGTTGCTGAGGATGTCCGGTTTAATCGGAATCTTCGGGAAGTTTTCGTACCAGTTCTAGCTGATAATGCTGGAGCTGCATCTAATGTAGGCCGTAATAAACTTGTATCCCATAGTGGATCTTCAGCTGTGAACGTGACTAACCTGAAGACCATTAATAATGGAAGAGATATAGAGACGGATAGAGAGTACAGGTTTAGACTGGCCAACCAAATAGCTGCCTCACCCAGCGCCAATGAGATAGCTATTAGGCTAGCGGTAATCGGTAACGCAGATATATCAAGTGTAGAGTTGAGAGAGTTTGCTAGGGGCGCAGGAACATTTGATGCGTTACTTGTCCCAGTGAGAAACACACTGAGTAGACGAACTAAAGAGGTGGTGCAGAACGCCATCAACAGTACATCAGCGTTTGGTATAAGCGGCAGGGCTCTGGACCCAACATATGTGACATTTAGGATATCCGTGCAGCTCATACCTCTTGAGGATGCGCCAGCAGGAGTGCTGGACTCTAACAGAATCAACGCCAAGAATGCTATACTAGATCACTTCGAGGGCATCCCTATTGGAGGCGAGCTAGTCATTAATAGATTGAGAGCTGATATAGTCAACGCTATAACACAGGAAGTGAGAGATATCCGCATACTAGAGCTCTGTGTAGATGGCAGGCCTCATTCTATCCGCAATATAAAGCTCAGACCAGACGAGCTATTCACACCAGCGCTTAGCACTGACACCCAAGCTATTGAGGTGCTCTAATGGCTTTCTTTGGTTTCTACGAGCCTGAGTTTAATCCTACTGGTCTATCAGGAGAAGTGGGTGGTAGCTTTACCAGTACCGTACTGAAGCCTAAGCTTGGTGAGCTGGTCTCTCCAATGGAGTCCTCTGTAGATAGCGAGGTCACTCAGTATCGCAAGCTGTTTATCAGGCAGGATGAGGAAGCCACATTCCAGGACCTGTCAGTCATACTCAGTAACGTGGAGCACACTGGCCAGGTCTCTTTCGCTATATCTACTGGACAGATGGAAGAGCAGGCCACAGATGCTATCACAGCACCTGATGGTATACCTTCTGACAACTTCTCTGGTGATCACGTCACTGCCATTACTCTGACTGGTACATCAGTACAGGATGATATATATGGTATATGGCTAAGAGTAGTACTGCCTACTGGTGCTGGTATTGATGAGCTAGCTACATTCGGTGTCAGAGTAAAGGGGACTAGACTGAACTAATGAAAGAGATCGCCCCCTTTGATTCTGGCTTTGCCTACACCTCTGAATTTGGTGAAGGGCTCACAGTTGTATACAGCTATACTGAGAGGGATCCAGTAATAACTGATACGACCATAGCCTATTCATACACTGATGGGAGTAGTGATCAATCTAGGGTGACTGGCAGAAGAGTTGGTGCTACCCAGCAGATCATGAACAACCTCCCACACTGGATGGAGATGAGGTTAAAGCATAACTCTCTAGGTCAGAGGCTAACCCAGGCATGGGCTGGCAACTTAGAAGGAGCATTCGAAGCATACAATGACTACAGGACTGATGAATTCCTTGCCACTGCTAATGTATATCCTGATGTTCACCTAGGGGTAGCAGAGATAAGCTTTAGTGATGACAGGGTGTATGAGCCTGCCTTCAGGAATATACTGTTTAACTCTAGTTTTTCTATGCTCGCAGCTAGCAGGCTGCAGAAGCCAGAGGGCTGGAATGTGTCCCGTAACGTCCTGGACGCACTCAAGTTCTCTACAGATCACAGTCTATTTGGAAACAGGTGCTTGTTCTTAGACGGGCTAGAAGGGAGCGTAGATCTCAAGCAGTCTAGGGACATCATTATACCTGGAGGCAGTCTGGCGCTCAGTATCTACGTACGTACTGATGACAACGGACGTAGTACTACGGCGACCCTTGATGCGACAGAAGCGGGCATTATACTTGTAGTGGAGTACAATGACGCCACTGTCACTACTTATGGAGTGGGCTTCCCCGAGAACACAGGGGGCTCTTGGCATAGAGCAGCTCTCACAGCTACTCTAGACAGGGAAGTTCACTCTGTGACTGCTATGATAGTCAACAGGACTGACCATCAGTTCTATGTTGACCTACCACTACTGGAGACCGGGAAGAAGCCAACCACGTGGACACCATCCTCAGTGGACCTACCTATATATATAGAGTCAGGTACCAGAGAGGTCACTGGTGTCCAAGCCCTCGCTGACGCAGAAGATGGAGAGCGAGTTACGAAGATAGAGATATTGCCTATAAGCACTGAGGGTGAGTTCAGAGATATTAGAGTGCCCACCAGGATAGAACCCTTTTCACCCCAAAGGGACCCCAATAATACTGTGAATCTCACTCTCGGTAGGCAGGTTGACTTCTCCAGAAATAGCTTCCCGACTCTGTGGACTGCTGACAGCAACCAGATACTAGAGAAATCTGTGCTGACTAATGACAGATATATCAGTGTCCTACCAGCAGACCTGTCTATGGATGAGTTTGGGGATCTCTTTCTTGATATGACACTAGTGGATAACCCTGACTCTATATTGGTCAAGGGCACTGTAGTCGTTGACAACCTATTATATGTAGTCACCAAGGAGGCATACGCTGGCAAGACTGCATACTATCTAAAGTTCGTTAGAATCGATAAGAACTTTTACGAGGATACATTCGTTGAATCCCTAGCGGATGTAGAGCTGCCTCTAGAACTAGGACTGAAGTTCGGTCTAGGCTCTACCGCAGAAGAGGTTAGTAGAATAGGTATATGCAAGAACATACCTGATTGCATATTTATAGACACTGACCTAGACAGAAGATTCTACTTCAAACTTATATATGACTATTACTTTGCTGACCTAAGTACCAGAAAGCTGTATTGTAGGCAGAATTATCAGGCTACTAATGCCCATCTTCAGGTGATCTAATGGCATACGAACAATACTCAGATCAGGCATACACCGGGGGAGTAGAGTCAGCTAAGAATAGAATATCTAGTAACTCTAACAGTCCCGATGCCGAGACTATTGGGTTCCCCAATACATTTGATCTCTTTGTTAACAAGGAGAATGCATCCCTAGGTGGGTTTGCAGTAACAGAAGAACATGCTACCGCTGACATAGACGGTAGTGTCCTATTCCTTGACCACAGACCGGCAGTAGATGTTACTGGTGGAATAGGTCTTATAACGGTTAGTGAAGGCACTATTGACTCAGGCCAGACTGATGTAGGTGCTAAGACAGTCACATTCTCTACTCTACCCACAGCAGAGACGTTTACCATCTCATATGATGCAGCTGCTGACAGAGTAGAAGACAGTCATATCAATGCTCTACAGAATGCAGTGATGGCTCTGCAGTCCACTGTAGGTCTAAAGGCAGCGGTTAGTGAGATAGGTAGTGGTATCAGCACCCTACCCATAGTCACCACTCTAGACCTTGGTAGCCTAGCTGAGCTACAGGCAGTCCAGGACTTCCTTCCTAACGTTGTATTAGCAAATGCTCTGGCCGAGAACTTTGTCCTGGGTAGTACAGATATAGCTGCACTACCTGGTGACGGAGCTAGAATATATATTGGTGCTACTGGCTCTCTCAATAGAGATGATGTATACATTGATGCCAATAGCCTCCACATCGGTGCTAGAGAAGGTGATGGTACAGAGAACTGCATCATGCACATCGGTCTCCACACAGGAGACAGAGTTCATATCACTGGCTGCACTGACATAGCCTCACAGGTTACCATTGGCTTTGAAGGTGGTGCTTGTGGTAACTTGCAAGACACTATACCTCAGTCAGATCTGGGTGCATTCTACTCAGGTGCATTCCTGAGGGTGCATGGTGGTGTCTACTTCGGTGATGGTATCTCAGGTGTGGGTGACATTGTGTTCGTTACCACAACTGGCGAGGAGGTGCAAGTACAAGGTGACTTCCACGCTACCACACTATTGGTTGATGCGACATCAACATTCAACGGTGTATCGACATTCAATAAGGATGTCAGGATACTGAGTCCAGGCTTCCTGTTGACCAACCAGGATATCGTTATGAGCGATACTCCAGGTGGTGCCCCAACTACAATAGACAGCCTAGATGCCTCATATGCCAAGGTCAACCTAGAGAACCAGCATGTTATCAGAGGCTCTGTGATAAGCAGTGTCAGATCGCCGCTAACTACCCCTGAAGCCACGCCATATACTCAAGGCGCCAAGGTACACCCAGTACACGGCTTCAATATGTATCCCATCATAGGTGGCTGGACTTACACCGGCCTTGTAAACTTTGAGAAGGCTACAGATGGCTCGCAACACCAGAACATTCTTCTCCTGTCTGCGGCTATGGATGCTATCGGTAATAACTACCCTAATGGCACGGCTGCACAAAATAGCAATGTGGGTGGTGGGTCGATAAGCTATGGCGACTACGCCACAGGTTTCTTCAACCCAGGTGACACATACATTGAGCTAGACTTAGGCAATGGAGTTGTTAGTAAGGTAAGCTACCCCATATACCACCACACTGAAGAGGGCTTTGATGGTACTACCATGACAGGGCTTAATGTGTACGTGGCTGCTGATGACAGCTCATTCCAGGACGCTGCTATAGCTGGTAGTGTATACAAGCTCTTTCAGCCTGGTAACGCTCCCACTGACCACCTCAACACAGACTTCTCTGATTCCTCTAACCCACTAGCTGTGCTAGGTAACCAGAATAACTCTGATTACCCACAAGAGAATGTATCTCTACTCACAGAGCGTGGTTTTGATGGTGGCAACAGAGCTCAGTCTAATCACCCAGTACTCAAATCGCTAGGTGCTGGCAGCACTGTAAGTGTGAACATGGCCAATGCTCTAACCAAGAGTATTGACAACCCACCGTACTACCCACAGACAGGTATAGCATATATCTATGCCAACACTGACAACAACGCACTGACCAGAGAAGACAACATAGCTCTTAGAGCTTCACCGTCTCCCTACGGCATAGCAGGTCAGTTTGTGAACCACCTAGGCTATACACTTAGACCTGGTCAGCATTGTCCAGTGGGTGAGGTTGTAGCTACCACGACAGACGGCAGTGCATGGACATTAGTAGAGTCTGTTGGCTATAGACCTGATGCATTCTATGACTCATGCTGGGTGCCCATGGTTGAATATATGTCTGCTCTATCACCAGAGACGACCATACCAAGTAACATAGGTAGATGCCTACCTATATTTGGCACCAACTCTACAGAGTTTGAAGATGACGAATTCAACTTCTTCGTTGAGCACAACATTGGTCCAGTCAGGTCACTGACTGAGGTCACCAAGCAGGTATTTATAGCTAGCTACAAAGATATGGCATTCACCGGTCACCCAGTAGAGGGTGAGCACGCCTCCATCTACAAGCACTCTGCTGCTGGCTCATACAACCTGTGGTCACCATACGCAGAACCATTCAAGGCTGGGCATGATTTTGACACGCCTGATGCCGATCTTATCACTACAAAGCAAGGATACCTGAGAGATATATCCAACCTCGTACACTTTAGGATGTTTGACTCTAGGTTCGCCATGCTAGGCATAGAAGATTCAGAGGCTACAGTATTCGAGGACAAGGACGGTAGAAGCGCTCAGTATATCAGGGTTGTAATCAAGCGAGCGAGGTAAGTAAATGGCATCTGGGCAACTCCCCGAATACCTCAGGGACGTATACGGCGATGCTACTATTAGCTTTGTCCCTCCCGTAACCAACTATGTTTACGCGGAGAACATACCTGAACGTGGGATAAACGACAGAGACTTCCACTGGGAGGAAGTAGCTATAGAGCTGGACAACGTTATGTCCGGTGCTCTTATAGACTTTGTCATGCCAGACATGTACACTGTGCAGATCACACCAGATCTGGGGTGGCATGATAGTCTATCCATGTTCGGTGAGACAGATGACCTAGACTTTAACAACCCTCACCTCTCTACGCTGGGCCCATTCTCTATAGAGGGAGGCACACTAGCAGATCTGTCTGATAATTCTGTCTCTGTCACCCTGAGTGAGGGTGATATGGATAGCTCTGTCATAGATGGCTATGCTAGATATCTCTGGAGAGCTGTGCCATGGGCTAATGGGAATCCAGGACTTGGTGGTCTCCCTGTTGCCTTTACCTATATCTCTACCGAGGATCAGCTCAACTTCACTGTTGACGCTGTAGTCAAAGAGACCAGAAGAGCCCTACAGCAGATCTCTGGTACTAAGAATCCACGTGTCACCATCAGCATCACGAATGACAACAATCCAGATGTCTTCGTAGATCAGACCCCTACTACATGGACAGTCTCGTTCTCCATTGACAGGCCTAGGGTCAAGTTCAGGATCAACGCAACTGATTCTGGGGGAACAGCAGTAGGCTTCCATGATGTAGATATAGAGTATGAGTCTTTCGGGCAGTACGACAGACACGTATGGAATACCTTTGATAGCTTTGCTCTGTTCGCCAGCGTAGATAGACTGCCAGGAGAGAGCAACGCTGAGCTTAAAGATAGATCTATTGATGCTCTACAGAACAAGGGAGCCACGCATTATTCTGCCCTTATCAAGTCTATCAACAGAGAACTAGGTCTAAGACGATATGATAATGCGATCACACTGACTAGGTTCAAAGAGGACATGACCTCTCCTAGTGAGGGGACACTGCAGGTCTTCAGTAACCACAGCAGGCTGTCTATACAAGCCCCCAGCTTCATTGTGCATGATGAGGTCAAGAGGATAGACAAATACCACAAGACTGTCACAACTGATCACAGAGTTAGTGAGATAGTTTGTGTTAAGAATCTACGAGATGTGGAGTTCAGGTCAGACCAGTATACTCTCACAGATCACGTAGATGGCAATGAGATAGAGTTCGTAGAGGGTGTGACTGGTCCCATTAAGATCAGCTACAGGTATTGGCAGGATGTGGATTACGATGTAAATACAACTATCGGTAGTGTAGTTGATGCCCTGAATGCCCTCAAGAGCCCAGCAAATGTAAGAGTGGTCACTGCCTCTTTACACGACAGGATGTCAGGTGAAGAGCTATCGACATACCTCTATAAGACGGGCGTGACTATATCTCCCTCCAACCAGTCTATTGATATAGGCTGGTCTAAGGTAGGTCTGTTTGCTATCAATGACGAAGAGTATAAGCAGTCCTTCGCTGATGAAGGCAATATGTTCTTCGACAGTGAGTTCTATAAGTTTGTGTTGGAACTAAAGAGTAAGACCAATATAGAGTGGGGCTTTGTGGTAGCTGACCAAGACTTCTGGGATGCTGTGGATGCAGACAACTATGGTAGAGATAGTTTGCCCACAGTATTTGACCCAGGTATATCACACTATGTTACTGTCGTACCACTTAGGGCTGACCAGATATCTGTGGACTTTGATCCATGGGAAGCCTTTAGAATGGGATACTATTACGAGAAGCATAACATCAGAAACTTTGGGTATCCCAGAGAGGCCTTTAGGTCTGGAGTAGGATACAAGAAGGACTGCAGGGTGGGCGTTGATATAATAAACATCAGCTCCAAGGATAGCAGAGTCAATCAGAATCCAGTAGTATATCTGCCTGACAACCTGCTGCAAATAGACCCAGCAGACCTAGATGACTTTATTGTAAACATCTAATGGCTCAGATATTCAACAAGTACTATGTAGGTGAGGGCCAGCCCTATGGCTCCGTTACTCAGGCGCTAAATACCATAGCGGATATCCTGGGCAGTGGAGACTTCACGCTCCCGTCATCTACTCTACCTGATGGTGGCAATGTCAATATTGTCATCCGCGGTGGAGGTCTGCATAGGCCATTTAGAATAGCAGACAACACTACAGGTCCTCTAGCTGCCAACGGCAGATATCTGGTCATTACCAGAGAGGAGTTCACTGAGTCTGGTGTGCTAGTGTCTGACTCTCTGCCTGTAATCAGCTCCGCTGCTCCCATGGCAGCTGACCTAGAGGTGCAGGATAGAGTCATAGCATGCAACATAGGCGACAACAATCCCAATGTTAAGCTTATAGGTATTAGGGTGCAGGACTCCGTGATTGGAGTCAACGCAGGGTTTAACTGCCATGATCTAGAGATCAATAGATGCTTTATAACCAACTGCTCTAACGCACAGATATATGTACACGACTCACATCAGGTAGCATTTGTAAACAACATATTGGTTGGTGGTGAGTTTGGGCTAGTCGCTAAGTTCTGCCGTGGTATCAAGGCCATACACAATACCATCTTCTTAGACGGTCTGACAGCCCTGAACGGAGAAGCTAAGGCTGGCATGGTTCTCCAAGGTGATAGGCTGTTCGGTGCTGGCGTTAATAACTTCGTCACCTGTCTTGGTAACCTGATATATACCATTGGTGGAGTGGGCGCTATATTCTACAAGGAGGATCTTGACCTCCTACGAATCAATAGTGACTACAATGACTTCTTCAATGTCGGTGGGACCCTAGTAGAGCTGAGACAGGACAATGCTCAGCTTGCAGGTGAAGACGAGATCATTGATAGAAAGTTCTTCACCCTCGCTGATTGGCAGGGTGTGGGTACTCTCCCACTGGCACCTGGCAGTATAGACAACCACTCTATCTCTGTCCACCCAGTATTCATTCAGAATATATCTATAGCAGGCTCTACACCCACTTCGGTTATAGACCTGACTCAGATTGGTAACAGTCCCATACTAGGCAGAGTCCCATCTTGGTTCTTTGTCAATGACCCCAACTACATACCATCTGACTTTGACACAGACCTGATCTCAAAGGACTCTCTGCTGAACGCAAGAGAGAAGCCCTTCACTGCCATAGGCGCCAATGATGGCCCCTCAGTTAATGGGTTCTTTGGTCAGGATATATTCACCAGTCCTCTGCTCACTGACCCAGAGAGATCATGTGACTTAGATCCGCTAGCGGTCATATCAGCACAGAACTTGGACATGGTATATCCGGCTATCATGGCTGGATACTTCTGGTCTCATGAGAGACCATATTATCTCTACGGAAAGAAGGGGGCATCACAGTTAGGATTCCTGGCTAGAACCACTTTTGATCTCCCGGCACATGTCGATGTAAGATCCAACGTCGTCATAAAGTTCAGGGATAGGGAACTGCCGGAGGATTCATGGGACCTTGTAGGTAAGCAACTAAAGGTCTGGCATAAGGACGTAGGTATAGTCTCCTACGAGGACGAGATCCAGGTAGAGTGTGAGATCACTTCCTGGAATGAAAACGGCTTCTCATCTCGTCCTGCATACTATATCTTCAGAATTAAGGACGGGAAGACCGACTTTGTGCTGCCCCCAACTTATCAACCAGGTGCTCCTGTTGTCGTGACAGATGACAGAGTCAACCTGCTTGACCCAATAGATGTCACACGTAGAGAGTTTAAGGTTGAGTTCGATGAGGACAGACAGGAGACTACGCTTAACTTCCTGCCTAGTGAGAACCTAGTATCAAACGCAGCCTTTAATATCACCAGTACCTACAAGACACCGTCATACTGGAATACAGATCCAGTGGGTGATGACAAGAAGGTGTTCTTGGTGGGTGCCAACTACTCATACATGGGTGACTTAGCAGTGGGTATTAAGGTGAATGAGGATCCAGGATGGATAGCCTCTAACCGTATACCTATAGAGAGAGACACTCATACTACTCTGTCTTGGCACTCTCGTATACCAGTAGATATGTCTGGGTTTACTGGTGGCAATCCTGTGACTACAGGGGATCCAATAGAGTTTATCACTGGTCACTACTACGTGCATTTCTATGACCAGTTCAATCAGCTCATAGAGGACAGCCCTGAAGGGGATTTCTTTGCCACTAGAACTGGATTCTATAGACACTATCTAACAGTTGGATCCAGTGACATAGATATCAATGAGGACATACAGGGTGTAGACAGTGCGCCACTAGACCAGGTGTCTAACTTAATATCCTTCCCAGACACAGCTACCCACCTAGAGCTAGTGTTATCTGGTACAGCTAATGCAGATATCAACCCAGATGCCTTTATGGTGGTTGATGCTGTGCAAATAGAAAACACCTCAGAGCCTACATACTTCCATCCAGAGCTTAGCTTTGATGCTATGACTGTAGAGTATGAGACTGACCCATCTGGTATCTTCGTTGATAAGAGAATGAACATCACACCATTCTTCAACGAGAACCCTAACGGCTTCTTGTATATCACAGACATGCCTGCTGATCTATGGGGAGGTCCTTCTGATGTAGAGGTCACCACGCTCAACGAATATAGATGGCCTGTTGGTAGAATATCTGTCTTGCCTTGGTCTAGACTGCATGGTAAAGACAAGCTCAAGCAAGTAACGTTTGAATCAGAGGCTGTTACTCCACCCACTGATATCATAGCTCCATACGTGCTACCTAAGAAAGCATCTGAAGCTGCTATGACTCCTGCTGTGTTGACTACAGTACAGGGTCAGCGGGAGGCAGAGGGCCTGAATATCAGAGTAATAGACAATGCCAGAAACTCATACGGCCTGCGCAGGTATACTCTTCAGGTGTATGACCCCAATGACAACTTCCCAGGCTGGCTAGCCAAGCGCAAGTTTGGTGCTAAGGAGCAGCTAGGCAATAGTATATTTGGGCAGCTCAATAGCAATGGCTCTGTCAGTGCACACTTTGTACCACCTGACTCAGACCTGATCAGGGTAGTAGACGTGGTACCTACTCCTATCAACCACCCCGAAGCTCTATCTGGTACCACAGACAGGATATCTATAGTGGAGACGCCGTACAATGTCAACCTAGACAACAACGGCAATATAACCATTATAGGTGAGGGTGGTAAGTTCCACAGCACTCAAGATGTTTCGTTCACCACAGGTATGTATCATGCAGAAGTGGATACGGACTCAGTCAAGATCAACCTAGAGCACCCACCTGTCTTCGGTAGCCTTAGTATATCGCAAGACGAAACAACGTTCGCAGAGACGCAGGGCAATCCTCAACAGGACGAATTCTTTGTGAACTACCCATTTGCCCAAGTGGTATTCCCTGCTGGTACACCCGCAACCGAACCTTTTAACGTCTCTTTCCAGCCCAAGTACGCCTACCCTGATCCCAATGACCAGAGGAGCATTATAATACACCACGACCAGGTATTCTCTGAATACGATGGCCCCATACAAGTAGACTACGATGCGGAAATCTTTGTAGAGATCCGCGTACAGCAGACCGTTGCTGGAGAGTTTGTAGGTACATTCCCTATAGTCCTGCAGAATCCAAAGCTATCCGTCCTATCAGATGACCCAGCTAGCCTAGAATTCTAATGAAGGTAACTATCCAGAATATAGAGCACCAGGCTTTCGCAGAGAGGCTGATAATAACCTATCACCTCGCTGTGCACGCATCTGATCCAGCTATAGGTGGTTGGATATATAAGCTAGACTCATGTGGGTATAGAGCTGTGTGTGACACAGAGTGGATACTCATGGAACCTAACACCCAGCACCCACAGCACAGTGACACTATCACCACTCCAGGTGTCTATACCTTTATATGGGATTATGGTGGCGTACAAGGGCTCAACCCCCAAGCATTCGACTCAGAGCATAGCTATATAGTGCAGCTAGCCCTTATAGATGGCTCATGCCTCTCTGAGGATATATGTGACATATCTCCTCACCTCACACCACCAGGTTCACCAGAGCCAGGAGTGCCAGTATCAGGAGAGTTTGGCACAACAGGCAACTGCGGTGATGGCTATGAGATAGCCTTTGATATCTTTGGGTGCCCCTTCTGTGAGCCAGTGCCTGGCCCAGGCCCAGGTGGTCCTGACTTTGAGATAGATGACTCTGGTGTTGCGACCGTACCCATTCCCTCTCCTCCTCCTACTCCTCCAGGCCCTACTGGCCCCTCTCCAGCAGGCCCAGCCAATCCTCTGCCAGCAGGTGGTGGCGGACCAGGCCCCATTCCAGGACCTCCTCCCCTAGCGGGCCCAGTTTCCCCAGGACCAGTTGGCCCAGGTGGCCCTGGAGGTCCGGGTGGTCCAGGCAGTCCTGGTGGTCCCGGCGGTCCTATATCTCCAGGCCCAGCAGGAGGTCCTAGTTCCCCAGGTCCAGCAGGACCACAATCTCCAACTCCCGTAGGCCCTGGCACTGGTCCAGGTCCAACCAGTCCCCCTCCAGCAGGTCCAGTATCTCCAGGTGGAGTCACAGGTCCTGTAGGCCCAGGCCCCGCAGGTCCTCAGTCACCTGGTGGTGTGGGTCCTGGTAGTCCAGGCGGTCCAGGAGGCTCACTAGGTGGTCCTAGCTCAGTAGACACCTTTGGTACTCCCGGAGGTCCAGGTGGTCCCGGAGGTGATGGTGGTGGAGTAACTGGCTACGTCGGCAACCCAAGCCTAGAGTTCGGCGTAGGTTCAACTACTCCTGACGATGAACTACCTATACCTGACACACCAGACCTAGTCATAGGCAGTGTGTTCGGAGGTGTAGGCCCATCTATTATACATCAAGAGGCAGAGGACCTGAATGTGCTCTACTCTCAGGAGATAACAGAGGTAACTCAGAACTCACAGACACACTCTACCAACCCTGTGATGGACATAGGTCCCAGAGATGTGCCTGTTGATGGACTAGACCTTACTCTTAATGAGATACCCAACCCACAAGAGCAGAAGTCTGACACGAAGATCAAAGATGCTATAGTTACTGACTCTGATGGTCAGATTCATGTGCAGGGTAGTCAGAAGTTTAGAACAGCTGCGGCATCTCTGATATCAAGGTCAGAAGCCAATGCTGGTATAAGATCTAAGCAGAGAATAAAAGAGGACTTCCTGAACAACAAGACCCAGCGTGATGCTGGCGTGGTAGGCAAGGCCTCAGTTAAAGGAACTGCCCTGAATATAGCTGGTGACGATAGGTTTGTCGCTGACCAGGGTGGTGCTGTAGGTAGAAGAAGAACAGCAGGAGACATTAAGATTCAGCCATCCACCAGAGGTGCTGGTCATCTCCTGGCATACAAGGATAGCCCTGAGTTCAAATCTAACTTTGACTTGAGGCTTATAGCGAGTGATACAGCCAAAGATAGAATTATATTTGAGGCAAGACTAGAACCGACTCCCCGCAGGGTAGTCAAAACCAGGCTTTCGGTTTATGCAGCTCAGGATGACAAAACATTCCTGGCAGGCCAGACTCAGCTACGCAATACTATTCACCCACGGAGTATAGCCAAGGGTATCCCAGCAGGTCAGTTTAGATCTGGCAGGACTGTCAATATAATAGCTGTGGTTGATGATGGTGTGAACATCATAGGACGTCGTGCAGTAGAAGTAACTTTATTGGATCCTGGGACAGTCAAAGTAGCTGGCGGAGCTCTTCCTGCCACCTTCCTTGGGAGGGGAGGTCATAAGGAAGCCGTAGAAACGCTTGTAAGCCCCTCTGCGGAGATTTCTCGTCCAGTAGGTAGTCCAAGGCATTATCTCCCAACTCTCCTCCAGAGGCGGGACACGACGAATACGAGCCCAGAGCTAGCAGCCTTCGCTAGGTCAACCAGACCAGAGCAAGACTATGCTATCTCTGTGTATGACAATGACAACGTAACCTGGAATGCAGAGGGCACCAATCTATTTACTGGCCCTGTGTTAGTTCAGAACGTAGGCAAGATTAATATACCTGGGCTCAAGGTACCAGGTACTAAGTACGCTGGCGGTGTCTTTGGGACTGATTCCAGTACTAGCGTAACTACATACCTAATGATCGCAAGCTCAGTAGGTGGTACGATGCCCAATAAAATGAGGCTGAGCATCGGTAAGGACCTTAAATTTGTAAAACCAGCTGTGACCTCTACAGGAGACAGTGGCACAGAGAATGAATATAATGTGACCCTCCAGAGCATGCACCCTAGGACGGAGCATGTAGCCTACATTGCTGGCGGAAATAGAATAGTACCCTCTAGTGTGAGTACGTATGCGTTCACTACAGGGGCTGATGGTACTGGGACTGTGACTATACCTAGTCTCGTGTTCCCAAATTGGATTGGTATTGCTTTAGTGAATCCTTCTACGTTCTCTCTATATGAGAGGACTATAGCGTGGGTGTCTATTAATGGTACAGAGTAGTAGCTTCGGCCCGGCTCTGCCTCCTGGTTCAGAGGCATTCATGGGCGAAGATGGCTCAGACTTTGACGAATTCATCGTGGATGATACCGGGATGATGTGTCTAGCAGCAGGTGTCGGGGGAGTGTTGGTCCCCGAGAGTGCTCAGATAGTCGAAGTATGCCAGGACCCCAATGACTTGAACATAGTGTTCATGAGGGTAACTGTCACAGGGCCATACCTATATACTCCTGTATGCACTGTCAAGGCTGACGGTGGTGAGCGCATCAATGTAGATGGATACTTCGTCTCAAACTATAAGGCTGAAGGTGTATCCTCATTCCCGATTGACTTAGACTGTGCCTCTAAGACAGTACTGCTGGCCTATCGTATGGGTAGTGCGATACCACAGTTTGCATCTGTCAAAGAGCTGGAGATCACACTGAGGTTTAACGGTGACTCCAGTGGTATCAGTGAAGATCCTGTAGTACAGGATATATTTACCTCAGTCAACCCAGAAGACATGATAGTCTTCGCCAAGGGGTTGTCCCCAGACCCATTCCTCCTGTTCCTCGATCCTACGAGCGGCAAGCTTAAGATCCAGTTTGCCAACCTAGGTGATATACCATGTCAGTGTGCCATTGACTGTGTCGTGCCTTCTGAGGATGACTTTGGTATCACGGTATGCGAGGATGAAATACAAGAGATCACCGTAGACAAGACTTCTATAGTAGGTGATCCGACATTAATAAACCTTGTCTTTAGGGATAGTACAGGCAACGTTACGAATGTCGATGTGCAGGCTATGTTAGGTGTTGATCCACGCACACCTGGTGCTCTTAGGCTTGAAGTACCGAATAGAGTGAACGTCAACTTATTCTATGAGACTACTAACGCTTCCAGGCTTGACCCAACTAAGTTGAGCTATCAGATCTGGAAGTACAAGAACAACCAGGACAATGCGTTTATATTCAAGGACTGGTCCTCTAAGCCATGGACTACATTCGTTGATGACGATGTAGAAAGTGGTCAAGAGTATGGCTATGCTGTACGATTTAGAGGTGAGTTCAGGGATGTGAGCAACTTCTCTAGCTGGACTGCTGTCGAGATTCCGTAAATGACGTTTAAGCCACAGTACAACCTATGGTCGACTGACGACTTCAACTCTGACGAGGGTTTCACTTATGACAACCCTGGTGAGTTTGAAGTTACTGGTGGTACTACCCGCCTCATACCAGTCAACTATAACACTGGGTCATATAGCTATAACTCAGAGCTCGACCCAGTTACTGGATGGTTCCTAGAGAACAGCCTTGATGACATAGATACTGTCACAGGTGAGTTCGCTGTTTTTGCCAATGGTTCTGGCTTTTACGGGAATATCGGGACCTTTGCTGGACAGGGATTCCTAACTGATACACCCACAGTTACTACTGGTGCTGATGGGTCATGGGAGTCTGGTCACTATGCATGCTGGGTAGATAATACTATCGCATCAAACGGTAGCTTCACTCTAGAGTTTGATGTAAGAACTATACCTAGTGACACCAACCATGCCCTGGATAATGGCACAGGGATGACAGGCGTAGTCAATCATGGTATATTTATAGCTGCGACCAACTGCTTCTCATTCATTGAGGTACACCCTGAAGGGCTGAAGGTACACGGTGTATCAGGCGCCATCCTGCCTGGTGACTTCACCAGCTCTATGAAGAGAGTGAGAGTGGCTGGCTTTAATGTTCTTACAGATGGCGACCTAGCTATAGCCACATCAGATGGCCAGACACTATTTGTTGATCAAGCCTTCCAGGACATCAGTAATGGTGTGCCCACTACCCTCATGTCTTTCGGTGCCTTCCCGCTCACAGGCATCCAGGATATCAGTGGACATGTAGGTGGTCAGTTCCCTGACTTCACACAGTTCTATGACGATCAGGGCATCACAGGCTTTGCAGCCTTCGAAGGTAGGACTATATGGGACAACTATAACGCTATCTTCAATGAGGCTGTCATCAAGCACCCAGATGCTGTACTCACTGAGTTCCCACAGGGACTCAAGACTATGTACACAGCTCCATGGTATCCCAATGCAGCACTGGATCAGTATCTCGGCGCATACGTAGAGCTCATACCACTCTCTGGTGGCCATACTATAGTCACACCTCAGGTGAGACAGCCTAGTGGTCTGTTCGGTGAGGAACAGTTCATTGATATCCCCAACGCTGATGCTATCACTATTGATGGCCCCTCACAGCAGGACAACGTCAGATATATAGATCTATCTGATACGCCTGTTTATCAACCACCTTTCCTGAACCAAATTAGGTTTAAGATAGAGGCTGAGTCAGTAGATGGTGCTCCACCTGAGATAGATACTATCACAGCTATAGCAAAGTCTCCTGGTTACTGCGCTAAGATAGTCCCCAACTGGAAGGTCACATCACTACCACAGGATGTGTTCTTTATCAGTGACACCGACAAATACAATGACCTCATACCACCTCCTCACCATGAGGATCTGGTCTATCTACATAACGAGGCCAACAGGTTTGACATAGATACTGACGACTCTGTCAGTGGCTTTATCCCATCTGCACCCTCTGGCAATGTCAAGACTATTGACTTCATAGATGGCGCACAGGGTCTACGTGGTATACAGGACGGCGTGCATGGTCCTGCCTTCAGAAACTTCGTGCCCATTGAATCCTACAGTGGTAACTTCTTCAGCCAGACTACTCAGGCTATCAATGAGGATGATATATTTGTTGGTGAGATCCTTGACTCACTCGGCAGACATCCATTTAATGATGTAGGTCAGAGCACAGTTACTGGTGGTGACTTCACAGTGAGCTTCAATGTAGAAGACTACACCACTATAGCTGGTGAGATGCTCAAGGTGCAGACTGTCAGAGTATCTAATTACACTGGCCAGGTTGGCGATGTGGTCCAGGATGTGGGCCTTGCTGCTACCGGAGTATTCATACCAACTGGTGCTAACAACGTGGTATCTGTGGTTGAGGGTGTCATAGAGATACCTAAGGGCCCAGGTGTCGTGGTAACTATACACGAGGTGGAGCAGAAGCACCAGTACTTCCTGGAGGGTAATAACTATAGAGAGCCTACCAAGTTTGGTGTGGCTACTGTGTTCACTGGTGCACACACCACTAATGCACAGCAGGAAGACACCTATGTGTCCCTTGGTGTCAGACCACGTCAGTCAAATACTACTGGCACTCTAGATCCAGAGTTTGGCGATTGGATCACTGCTATAGAGAACAACGCTGATGATGAGTTCATACTGTATAGCCTAACAGGTTATACGGCAGACCATGTCTTCGTGCAGTATGACAACATAAGTGGCAATGCAATAAGACAGCCTGCACATCTAGACCCGGATGTATTCAGTACATCTGATGACTATAGACCAGTCCACAGAGATTCTTTCCTGCTAGAGGGGTGGTTCAGACCCTTCGGTCTTACAGAGGGTATAGAGAGCGATACGGCTATGCTGGCTGAGGTGTACCACGGCTCCCCACATACAGCTGCCATAGAGGTCAGGCTTGATAGAAGTGGTCAGGTAACAGCCAACTTCAATGCTGGTGTGCACAAGGCCTCCTACGGTGAAGAGACAGACGATGTAGAGAACATAGGTCCTGACACCAACGGCTGGGTGACCACAGGCAATACCAATATGTTCTCTCTGTCAAGCTCCCTGAACAGAATAGCATGGGGTGCCTGGAATCATATAGGTCTGGTACTTGAGAGCAGAGCTATAGGTGACACTACCTGGGCAGCGAATCAACCACAACTGCCTAACTACACTGGCAACCTGCTCCACGGCGCTCGCTCCTCCATGGTCTACCTGTCAGTCAACTCAGAGATAGTTGATGCAGTAGATATATCACCTAACAACTATGCAGGTAGAACAGGCGAGGCAGATGCCAACACAGTAGATGCATGGCCACCACTTGTCAGGGATGCCTTCAATTCAACAGACAAGAGTGTGCTGATCGGCTCTGGAGTGGTGTGTGACTTTGACCATGTACGGTACGGTGTGCGTAGTACAGCAGATGCCCTAACCACGCTGAACACGTTTGGCTACAAGGACACACCTCCTCAGTTCGTGCCCTTCGATGCACCCAAGCCTTCTGACCCAGTATCTGGCGGGGTCTCACACCAAGAGTTTGCACATATCTATAGGTTCGATAGACCTAACCAATACGTTGGTTGGGACGATGGCTTCGCCCCATCTCACCTCATATTCGAGATGCACACAGGCCACTCTCTCCTTGACAGCTATGGTATTAGATCAGACGACTTCCTTCAGGTAGTTGATGGTCCTCATGGCAGACCAGCACTGCGTATAGGCCCAGGTGCCAATGCCTACGTGCCGTGGAGTGCATTTGATGAGCGTACATTTAATGGCACTGGCTGCTTTGAGTTTAATGATAACTCAACCAGCTCTCTCTATAGCTCTAGTGGTGCTCTACTATGGCCCGATAGAGTTGGGTATGAGTATGAGAGACGTACTGCCAATGGTCACTGGAGATTCCATACCAAGATCATGTTCAACACGTTGCCAGCCAATGACAGCCATGCAAATGCTATAGCTGATTTCATTACGTTGGACGACTCATCTGACATGGCTGAGTATGGCCTTGGCCAGGCATACTTTGGTATTGACCAGGATGGCTTTATCAATTGGGGTACTAGATATAACTACAACAGTGCTGCTTCTGCATCTGAGAGAGTAGGTCCATTCAGCAGTGTTGCTCAGCTTACCACTGGTGTGTGGTATGATATAGGTGGAGACATCTTCTTGTCTGACCTAGATGACAAGCAGCCCTTCATGAACCTATACGTCAGTGGCCAGCTAGACACAGAGAAAACACTCACGATTGGCCCAGGAGGTGGTATAGCTTCCACACAAGGTAGAGCTATGGGCTTCCTTGGTGCTCTAAACGATAACGAGTACAAATCTAGATGGCGCATAGGTGGTGATATACCCAGAGAGAATAGAGCCTCAGCTATAGGCAACTGGGAATACTTCCATTCAGATATATCAGTGCAAGACTTTGTCATAGGTTATTCCTTTGATGACATGGATGTCTCTGAAAACCACAGGGACATCTCCTACTGGGACTTCGCACGCTTGGCAGGAACAGGGCTGTACACGGGCCACACTGATGTAGCCGTTGTGAATAACACCGGAGTGGTAGGTCCCGTGTATGGCACTGGCCAGATGCCTAATGTTTTCTTCACAGGTGTCGTAGAGTATCCTGCAACCCCATTCTCAGACGCAGGACAGAAGCTTTTGTTCTCTACTGCTAATGGCGGGAATGACTTTGAGGGGCTGGCTATGTTCGGGTTGCCGTTATTCGGCGACGGAACATTTGTTAACGCTGAGTCCTACTATGCTGTATATGAAAACGATAATGCATCAGAGGTACTAGGTACCACAGACAGTCCGATACAAATAGGTGGCAGTGTCCCGAGGGATAGTGTCAACCTTGCCCTAGTTACCACGAAAGAGTGGTCAACCCCAGCAGCTTCCACGACATTCGATTTATCTGATGATAACTACGCTAATGTTACTAATAAGCTGCAAGGGGACTTTACCACGCAAGATAATCTTTCTGCTAGTGGCCTTAGTGGTATTATCGGGCTAGGTATAGACTCTGATGAAGTGAGACTCAGTAGCACTGCTCTGTGGGATGGACAAGCAGCCACACAGAACATAGGCTACTTTATGCATCTTGTAGGTGGTGAAGACAAGGGTGTGTATGTACCCAATGCTATACCACAGTCAGGTATCAGCACTGGTGAGTACTTCACTAACCTCAATAAGATCAAAGAGGCTATCACCATTAATGATAGGGATGGCAACCCTATACCATGGGAAACCTTCCCCTATGACATCATAGCCACCCCGTATGGTCCTGACTCAGCCGATCAGATAGAGTCAGTACTGGATGAGGTGTTCATCCCCACTACTGGTGGGTTCCACGGTGACATAGCCAACGAAGAAGGTGTGTTTACTGTCCTTGTGGTGGCTGGACCACAGAGCATCGGGCAGTCAGTCTTCATACACTATCCTTCCAAGACATACGATGGTGAGGACATCAACCTGATGGACAAGGAGGTCTACAACCCTGTACCACTAATGAGAGAGCAACTAGTGCATAGTGTCTTCTTGGCTGATGGCACGTTCAATGGACAGACTGGCTACTTCAGCGTGATACCTAGACATGACCTAAGAGACTACTTCGTCACTATATGGCATGCTGACATAGAGGGTTGGGACGACAAGGCATAATGAGTGGACTATCTAAGAGAACCCTGGGCTACATGAGAAAGCTCGTTGCCAGCCGTAACGTACGGCCGGTAGGGTGCATTCTATTCTTCGACCCACTCTTCCCTGATGGTGACACCACATATCAAGTGGTCCTCACTGACACTACTATAGGTATAACAGACGGCAGTGATCCGTATACGATCGACTATACTGGTAAGTCTACCAGACAGATAGTAACTGAGCTGTCTACCTCTCCGTTCCCTGTAGAGGTGAGAGTCCTACTAAATGTGCCAAGCTTATCTAGTGGTGACCTGGGTGCTTCTGGTAATAATATACCTCAGTCCTTTGATATAGAAGACCGTACAACAGATGGCAAGGGCTGTATAGTCAGACTGAAGCGCTGGTCTGTCACCTATGACAAGCTGTCTAATATAGATGTCAAGCCACCGTATTTTGAAGGACCATCACTACCGTGGTTCGTTAGAATAGGGAATGGTGCCTTCTCACAGAGAGTGAAGGGCATCACATATAAGTTCGGCGTCCCTGAGTATGAGACCCAGGTGTGGTCTGAGACATGGGGAGCTCCTTTCGTTGATGTAGGTGGGGAGCAAGCCAAGTTTGTAACTCCTAAAGCTATCCAGCTTTCTAAGTTCCCCATCTACTTTAAAAACAATAATATAGTAATCACAGGCACTGGTGACAGGATATTCCCCACCTCTATTATTGAGGATGTGGATACCATGAACGGACTGGTGTACATCAAGGAGGGAGTAGTCCTACCTTCAGAGGTAGAGGTCTTCTACACCTATCTTGAGAAGAGCTATATATATAAGAAGATCAATGTCAACGCTCACTTCTTACAAAACCCCTTCCTGCTTGACAAGTATATTGTATTCTATGCCAGACCTATAGAGAGCAATGCTGGTCTAAGACGTAGTGAGGGCATAGAGCATGTAGTAGGTGAGTCTATACTTGAGGCCATCAGTGCTATACAGGAACTAGATGTAGATGAGCCTATAGCTCTGCTCGGTGCTATTAGTGTCAGAGGCGCTGTAGATCAACGTGACTACAACGTGATAGACACTAGATCCTTTGGTGGTGGTCTGCATGAGGACCCAGTAGGCAAAGCTGCCGAGCTCAAGTTTAAGAGATCACAGTACTTCTTCGACATTGGTAGAGTCGAGGGTATTCCATATCCAGGCTCGGCATCCATTGTAGTTGAGATACCTCCTGAGCTAAAGGAGGTCATGCCTGTAGCAGAGATCAAGCGTAGAGCTAGTAAGTTTATAGCTGCTGGCGTGTACCCAGTTTTCAAGTTCACTGAGGACACATACAACGAGCAATTCGAGCAGGGTGATCACAGTGCTGATATATCTCTACTGAAGTACGACATAGAACCAGCTAACCCAGAGGCTCTCAGTGCAGCAACAGGTATATTCGGTAGTCGTAATGATGCAGCAGACTGGATTAATCACGATCTATCTATACCCATCAGCGGCCTATATGGCGACTATACTCCTGATGAACTAGAGGTAGGTCCTGAGATAGATCAAGGGCTGGCTGTGGATTATATGAAGCTCCAGGATGGCAAGACATATAGAGCTACATATCTCAAGGGACCAGCCGATGCTATATTCTCTTATGAAGAGAGAGGCAGAGGTGGTCAGTGGACTCGCAGAACTATAGTTGATGATAGAGAAGTCACAGAGGGTAAGCTAGTAGCTGGCCACATAGATATCAGCGCAGAGCATGGCTACAAAGAGGTCAGAAACTTTACTGGCTTTGCACCATACAGGCTGGACGGCATCAAGGAGGATGGATTCTTCCTAGATCTCGTGGGCAGTACTACCCAGATCGTGGAAGATACTCTGATACAGATCAATACTGGCCTTCAGGTGTCAGAGGTGGCTGATGTAAATGTGGCTACACTCAGAGACTTCTCAGAGGACAACCCAGAGGTCAGGCCCATGATCCGCCCCTTCGTGGATCATATAGACACTATGACTGGCATGAATTTCTACTCAAGCCAGACAGTCATAGACGATCTAGTCACTTATATCCATACCAACACAGAGGGTGACGATCAGTTCCCAGGCAATGACTATAACGGCACATACAATGCCATGGACGAGATCAGTCTCTTTGCTGATCTAGCCAAATACTATATCAACGAACACTCTAACACAGGTGGTGCAAACGACCCATCAATGACATTCAGTGGCTTTGAGGCATTCTTTGATGGTGACGGTTCCACCAGAGCTCTGGAGTGCTTCTCAGGCGCCCTCTCTATAGCCAGAAAGGCCCTAGACATTGATCCATATGCTGGCCAACACATTGAGCCGTTCTATAATCCATCCACCTCAACCACTATACCACTGGTGACAGGCCAGGGTAACTCTGAGATTGATGAGGGCCTAGACCAGAGCTTCTATCAAGCCAAGTACATCAAGGCCATGGGTGCTCTGTACGCAGCTACCACTATGCCTATAGAGGCTGACTTCTTCAATGGTCATCTAGAGGACAACAGCAGTGGTCAGTTTGCGCCATTGGACTTCAGCCCAAGAGAGATAGCTATGTCAGGCATGGCCAATATGCTCCTGGATTTCAACTCCAGATATGATGAGGCTATACTCAGTGGCGAGGCCTTAGCCCTAGGCTGGCTGTCTAGGTACAATAGAATAGGAACCATGGCTGCCGAGATCATGACAGATATCTTGGATGGCTTTGAGAGTGTGTACTACGGCAACGATGAGTGGGCAGGCTGGGTAGGTACAGGCAGCAAGACAGCCCCTGTGTATCACGCAACGGAGAACGACTTCGATGAATTCCTATGGGATACCAACCTCCACCAGGGCACCACACCTATATTCTTCGGTGGCGCATACTTTGATACCCCGAACAGCCTGGTATTCCCCTCTATAGTGAACCTGTACAATGCAGCGCTAGTTGATGTGGGTAATTTCATCTGGGTCAACGCCACCAGAGGTGGTATAATCAACCCAGGGACCATAAAATTCCTGGATCTCTATCCTAGATTCGCACAGCACGTCCTGGAAGAGGAGGAGCTCTTCACTATAGCTGGCCTGGACGAGGCACACCTCATGAATGTCTTTGAGATAGGCATGGGCGCAGCTCTAAAGGGTAGCCTGTCAGAAGACGGAATACTTATAGAGGGTGGTAGCTTTAAGAACCAGCAGGCACCGTTTACTGGGTCTCTTCCCAGTGATATGCTCAAGGCCTGTGGATCAGCTATTAAATACTACAGAGCAGCAGGAGACACAGCCAATGAGAACAAATGGATGGCCGTCTCTCAGGGGCTGTTCAAGACTATAACAGGAGATTACAACCTGGCAGGTGGCTATCCAAATGACCCAAGATTCGACTCCAGTGAGACCACCTCAGGTAACCCAGGGCCACTCGATGCATATCTAACCCTGATGGGCAGCATGACTGGCTCCCTGACTGATGCTCAATTCAATGAGTTCACAGGTGCTATAACTACAAGACTAAGCTAATGGGACTACTATCACAGATACAGAGACTCATAACTCCTGGTCATAGGGAGGCCATAAAGAAGGTCTTTGAGACCCTCAAGGCTAAGAGTCCATTCTCTAGTGACAGAGAGGCTCAGTTTGAGGCCAAGCGTCTTGTCAATAGGGTGGTAGATGCACAGGAGGAGAGAGTATTCTTCCCAGGGCTGGCTGAGTCTGGTGTTAAGATTAGCTCTGACTCTCATAATCAGAATATGGAGGGCGCGTTCATTGACCTCAATGCGCTGTACAAAGAGACCTCCAATATAGGTGCTATACAGACACAGCAGACAGAATCGCTGCTTGATGACTTCGCCAAGGCCAGAGCTGCTATATTAAAACTGATCAATGATGCTCGTGTCTTTGCTATACGCAGCAAGTTCCCTGAATTTGATGACATCAAGCTCGTCAACTTCAATATCAGTAGGAACACATCCAAGGACAGCCCCACTGCACTGGTCGATCCTGACACTCGAACCCTCAAGCTACCTCAGCTACTAAAGAGGCGTAACCATCTTGAGAGGAGGGGCTTGCGCAAGACGGTTGCTAGTGTTGAGGTGCTAGGTCAGGGTCAAGTGGGGCAACTAAGCAGGCAGTTTACTCCGAACAGGGCGATAGACTCTAAGCGCGAGAGTTTCTGGGCCGAGGTGATATACTCTGATGTGGTCTTCCAGACAGTCTACAACAGATATGGCCCAGATGCTACTGGCAGCATGGTAGATATAATCAATGGCCCTGTCATCAGATATAAGCTGTCGTTCACAAATATCGAGGCCGTCAACCAGATCAAGATTCTCCCCTTTGGTGACTTCCCCATCAAGGTGCTTGAGATTACCTACAGGACTACCAACTCATCTCTGATCAGGGTTCCTGTTCCTGACTTCGTACAAGAGGAGAGCCTGGACTGGATGGAGTTTAACTTCGATACTGTCTTTGCCGCTGATGTAGAGATAGTATTGGCTCAGGAGACGTACAGGAATCTTGCTATCAGAGTGCCTAAGAATGTCCTGTTCTCAACTGACTTCTTCCTGAGGCTCATAGAGTCACGTACGAGTGATCTAAACAACCAGATACCACAGCTAGCTGATGTCAATGTTGGTGGTGTTAGTGCCATCTATGACGAGGCTGTGTCTGACCTGGCCTCTCTAATAGACACCAGAATACTAGAGAAGACACCGACCACTGAGATAGACCTTGCTGGCAAGACTATACTCTCTATAGGAGAGGCTCTTGTCAACTTCGATCCCTCTCTTGCTGACCTGCTAGAAGAAGCCACAGTGTATACTGACAGCCTGCCAAAGCAGTTCCAGAATGAGATAGAGACTCTCAATAAGGTGGAGTATATTGTCGGTGCTCGTGAGATAGAGGCTAGCTATGTCATATACTCACCTATAGGAAACTATAGCTCTGAGAAGTTTGAGCCTGCTGCTACAGTCACCAATGTAGAGCTAGAGGTAGATGAGAGACATCCTGTCTTTAGAGGCCCCTTTGGTGAGTTTAGAAGAACCTCCACTGAGTGGTCTATTGAGTTCTCACCTGAGCGCGTTGTGCCTATCTTCCCTGTAAATCAGGTAGAAGAAGGCTTCGTTAAGGTCAGAGGAGAGTTCCTAGATGTTAGCACCAATACATTTACGGGGCTGAGTAGATTTAGATCGCAGTTTGCCTTCGCTAATGTAAGAGAGAACGATGAGCTACTCACACCAGACGTAGACTATGATATGGTGTGGAACGACCAGTTTGAGGGTAGACTGCAGATAGGAATAAAAGAGGAGCGCTTTGATAGAGGCAAGCTATATACCATAGACTATATAGGCCATCCTCAGTCTACAGCTATAGATGTACTAGAGAAATTCAATGACAAGAGGCTTGCCACTCCCGATATATTTGAAAATACTGGTCCTGATAATGACCTTGATCTTAGCTACTTCCCTTATGTCAACTACGGGATCATCAACTCTGATGACTTCACCTATGATAGCAACGCAGACGCATGGGAGTACGAAGCACCCACTGGAGCACACACATCTGGCAGAGCCCAGATAACCCCTACCTGGCTACGAAATGATGGCTCTATTATACAGACACAGACGGGAAGCGTGCTCGTGTCTGGTATATCTGGCCTAGTGGATGGACCAACTGTGTGGAACCAGCTAGATCAGGACTTCTTTATAGAGCCATATGATTACTTCTTAAAGATAACCGATGTACCTGGAGCTATATTTAATGTCAAGGAGATATTAAATGACGATTCACTGGAGTTGGAAGATATACCAGTACTGGCTACAGGATTCATAGGAGATGAGATACCATTCTCCTCATTCATAGGAGACATCACCACTGGAGGATACATAAACGTCCCGTACTCCTTAGAAGTTGTGTACCGCAATGCAGAGCAGATATTCGGATTCGACAACGTGCTATACCAACCTGTTACAGTGCTCGTCGGTGGTACACCTGCCAAGAACATCACAGACTACCAAAACCTAGAACAACCCGCCTTCACTATAGGTACAGCTGAAGACGGTGAGTTTGAGTTCATCCACGATGGCAAGAAGATATTCTTGAATCAGCCTGTTGTCAACACAGAGGTGTTGGTTGACTATAGGTGGTTGACTCAATATGCGAGGGTTAACTGTAGGCTGCGAGCTAATAAGGCAATTACTCCCTCTATAACACCTCAGATAAATGAATTAAGAATGCTTATGAATACGACAATCTTGTAATCCAACACAGGAGGTGTGTTATGCGTGCCCAAATCTTGGCTCTCTTGTTAATCCTTATTGGATGTGCGAGCCCTAACTTTGGCCCAGCTATAACCGAAGATTTTCGGAGCTTTGGGCCTATAAACGGGGACCCTATGGTCAACCTAAGCCCGTTTACCTATGTACTACGCGTAACTAAAGATGGACAGACTTACTTTGGCAAATCATTTATAGTAAATGGCATTATCGTAGGACCACAACATATGAACCCGAACCTAGAAGAAGACTATGACATCACGTCAGATAAACCTGATATCTGGCTGTATGGACAGAGCGAGGAAGAAGGCCTCGACCTATGTCCACACTATCATGGTGTAGATTCTTGGGTTCACTATCACACCACTCGTGGTGTTGTGAGAATGGTAATTGACAGCTTTCAATCTTGGTACTACATGACAAACTGTGAAATTCCAGTGCTACCTGGTGACTCAGGCTCACCAGTATTATGCAATGACCATGAGAAAGTGGTCGGTGTTGTATCAGGGAGAGGTGGCTGGAAGAGGCCTATAGGTTATATAGCCAAACTAGACCACAAAATATTGTTTGAACTACATAAGGCAAAGAAAGATGATGGGTAGATGTCCTAAATGTGGAGGCAGAGGCAGATTTTGTACTTGCAGACGTAGATAAATGGCTGACTTATTTAATACTATAGAGGTTAATCCCACAGATGCTGAGAAACTAAGAAAGCATCTGGAGTTGATTAAACAATCCCAAGACTCAAGCAGTGAGCTGGGTCAGGCTATAGGTACAGCTGTAGAGCAGTTTAATCAGTTCTTCTTGGACTACGGTAAGCCATATTTTACTGCTCATGAGCTGAGATTAAATGAGACACCACAGTCTGAAGTGTACAACGAGAACATGCAGACACTGTCACAAGATATTGACAGACTGTATAGCTCTCTAGTGTCAGCTTCTAGCACTACACTAACAGCATATAACTATGCTACCACAGTATCTAATCAAGTTAAGACTAATGCTCAGATTGCAGCATCTAAAGTACTAGATCTTAACATACTCAATAACTTCACCAAGGGGGCTGTCATAATAGCAGGCGATGACTTTGTCAACGCTGATAAAATTGATGGCTCCTTCGGTGTTGAAACTAGTAGAGCTGAGCTATTAAATGGTGCTAGCTCTATTACTCTAGCTAGAACAGGCTCGGAGATAGTGAGCACTCCGGACACGAGAATTACAGTTACTCCAGTACTGCCTGTGACAGCCGGAACTAAGATAGGAACAGATCCTACCCCCTTGAACCTAGAGCGGTTCTATGAGGGTAAGTTCTATGCAGAAATAGGAGATATAAGACCTGAGGGAGCTAATCTTAATCTACAATATATAGTAGACCCTCAGAAAATACCAGGTAGAGCAGTAGAAACAACCGTAGACGGTGTTGTGGATGAAGACAGAAGTACTGAGATATCACCAGAGGAGGCCCTTGCTAGAGCAGATGGCGTGGGTTACTTTGCTATTATCTCTGCTACCGAAGAAGAGAAGCAGGCCGTTAGACGACGAATGATAGACAACAACCCAGCTACCTTCTGGGAAGCAGAAGTGGTGTTCTCCGCTGAGCCATTGATTGATCCTCTTCAGACTGACAGACAGTTCAGTGTGAAGGGTGCTGAGATCTCCAGAAAGGGCGTTGAAGAAGAAGGTAATAACTAATGGTACTAGAGGTAGAAGGCTCGAGGCTTGCAAACTTCGGTGAAGGCACACAGATCACCATTGATTTCCAAGCAGCTGAGGAGATGGCTAAGAAGTTTGACTTCCAAGGCCGTGACCTGCAGTTGCATGTAGATTATGAGTTTCCTAATGCCAAGCCAGTTAACTTCGTAGTAATAGACCCAGTACTATTTGGTACGAGTGCCTTCGCAGAGGTTGTTGATGTGGCTACACTGTCAGAGGAAGGGGAGTTCGAGACAGTTGACGGCTTCGAGAATCAAGCCTTCGATAAGGTTCTTACTCCGGAGGCTAATAAAGTAATTGATGATGACGTTATATCTAAGACCCTAGCACCATCTCAGTTCGCATATGAGGGACTAGGAGTCTTCGCCTTCCCACTTAGGATAACTACTAAGTTGAGGGTTACCCTCCTGATGAGAGATCCTGTGCCCAACATCTATGAGCGACTTCATGTACTTACTCAGGAGGTTATAACAGATACTATTGTGTCCAAGAAGAAAAAGAAAGGTCTGTTTTAACCATGAAACTATTTTATACAATCTTAGCTCTGTTTGCATTGGCAGTCGTGGCAGGTGGCCAGACTGTGATGACAGAGATACTACATGTAGATACCACAGTAATCTCCCCTGTCCACCCCTACTATGGTACTATACAATCAGCTATTGACGCCGCCGATCACGGGGATACCGTGATGATATATGATGGCGTTTACCATGAGAATCTGACTATATTACAGAAGGGTATAACTGTCATTGAAAGAGAGGGCCATACTGTCACAGTGTTTGGCCAACTGCGCGTGACGTACAATAATCCGCCTGCCCTGTACTACTATAATATATTTAAAGGCATTGACTTTATCAATCATAATGTCCTAGATACTAGCACAGGAGCAGTCACAGTTCAAGATGGCCACATCTTTGATACCGTAGAGAACCCAGTGTTCCTTGAGGACTGTTCTTTTATCAATGGCTCCGTAGGTCTAGCCAGTAACCTAGCAGGTCTTACTATGAACGACTGCGGCAGGGTTGTCATAGTAAATTGCGCCTTTAACGGATCTAAGGGCTCACCAGAGTCAGGACCAGGACTTGCAACTAACAATGTAAGTCGCTTTTATATGTGGTCTAGTCTGTTAGTGGGTGGCATGGGTGCTATAGGCCCCAACAAGGCAGGTGATGGTGCTAGGTTAGATATACACGGAGAGTGTTTTCTTCAGGGCAATAACTTTATAGGAAGAGATGGTGAGGCAGGCTCTCTGCATACTGGAGGTCCTACTGGCCCAGTGTGCACTGAGGGAGGCAGTGGCGGTCATGGTTTAGATATCACTGCCCATGTTCTTAGGAGACAGGATAATATATTCACGGGAGGTGCAGCTGGCTTACCAATATCTGCCCCTTGTGTATCTGGCTTGCCTGGTCTTGGACTCAAGGCTCAGATAACCACTACTGACACTGTGCTGCCAGGGACAGCTAGAGATAACAGATGTGAATCATTCCTAGACGCTGGAGCAACAGGTGTCTTTGGTAGTAAGGGAGAGCCAGGCGATGTGTTCTTTGTTGTGCGGGCTGACCCTGGTGGTAATGGCTTTGCTTCCTTTCCTCACATAGGACATAGCTTTATAAAGAACACACAGTCTACAAGGGTTATAGCTGCTGGTGTTGTGGGCAGTGATGGCCAGATGACCACATTCTATAATATCACCCTGCCACATTCCCCAGCTCTAGGTTTATTCAGTGGTATATTATATGGTACTCACTGTGTTCAGACCGTATTCGTTAACATGGACCCAGCAGGAAATATATTCTACCTAGGACCTCCTAATATAGTTACATACTACGACATTCCGTAATGGGTAAGAAGAAAAAGAAGACCACAGAGGTCATCACCACTGTAGAGACCAAGGTCATTAAGCTGACCTATCTACAGACTCTAGCTATATCTAATCAGCTAGCTAGTGCTCAGGATTTAGAGACTGGTGCGCAGGAGGGGGAGTTTGCGCAGGTCTCTGGTGACAGTGATGGCCCCAGTCCCCTGGCATTTGTGCCTGGATTTGGGATAGGTCTGTTCGGCAAGAAGAAGAAATCTGTCAGTGTCAAGACAGATACTTCAGGATTGCAGGTCAAGGATCAATGGCTACAGCCATACTTCAATAGAATTAGGTATGGTATAGGCATTAGAGAGCTGACAGCTGCTGCATATACATTTGACCAGAAGTCTGAGTTTGTGTCAGTGCCATTTGTGTCTCCCAAAGAGATTATCAAGGTACACTGTCTGGTAGACGAGTACATACCACCTCAGTTTGACCAAAATCAGGCATGGCTAGAGTACTTCATTAGAGTGGAGGGAGAAGAGAACTTCATCAGGATAAACCCACTCAATGCTCCTACTAGATTTGACGAGGCAGGCGAGATCATTCCTAAGATCATAAACTTCAACCTGCCTAAGCCTACCACAGCTCAGCTGGAGGACAAGTTTAACACCACTGAGGAGCCTGTCAAGAAGATCCGGTTCAAGGCGGTACTAACTAGACCTACAGACGGGGATAGTGAGAATATTACTCCTTTGCTAAAGAGCTATAGACTAGTTATGACACCAAGACAGTAATATGAACCTACATGACATAGAAAGAAAATATTTCACCAAGGATCAGAAGAAGCAGATAGATGAATTTAAGCTTGCCCATAAAGAGTGTCGAGATAGTATTGGATATCAAGGACTAGGAGCTGCTGACTGCTTTTCTTACATATTTACGCATGGATCAATAGGTGATTATAATTCAATAATTTGTAGTGTATGCAATACAAAAGAAGACATAACTGACGTAGACGTTTGGTAGAATGAATACTAACAGAATTCCCTTAAAAGATAGGATATTAAACAAGTTAGTTGAAGATCCTAATGGATGTATGATATGGCAAGGATATACTATCGAAGGATATGGCAGAATCAACGAAGGTGGTAAATTTAGCAAAAAGATATTAGTTCATAGGGCGCTTTGGGAGATCTATAATGGCCCCATCCCGGAAGGTAAGCTTGTCAGACATACCTGTGATAATAGAAGATGCTGCAACCTAAAACATCTGATACTAGGTACACATCAAGATAATTCACGAGATGCGGTTTCCAGAGGTAGGATAGTTGCACATAAGGGCGAGGCTCATCATAACTCTAAGCTAACTAAAGAAGACATCTTAAGTATACGCAGATTGTATAAAGACGGCAAATCGCTCACAGAATTAGGAAAAGACTTCGATGTGACCATGCAAAATATATACTTAATCGTGAACAAAAAATCCTGGAGTCATATATAATGACTTTATCATTACGCCAGTACCAGCGGGTCTATGATAGATTTTTGTTGGAATTCTTGCGAGAGGGTAAAGTCCCTACCTTTGATGAGGTACTGGTACGTGCCGGTGATGAGCTTCCTGATCCCAGTAAGCCTATAGCTCCTATCTATCAGTTCACACCTCAAACTAAGAGGGCTGTATTTGATATCCTCAATCACAACAGGTCTGTCAGGAATATCAAGACTGACCTTGAGTTGCTATTTGATGAGCTGAACCAGATACAGCTACAGAACATTACTCGTATTATCAATGCAGATCTGTTTGAGCACGTGCATTCTCATGAGCTCAACGTACTAACCAAACAACTCGACGCGCTACTATTCGCTTTAGAAGGAGCAGATGATAGCTTCTTTGCTAGGTTTGAGAGTTTTGATGATTTAACAAAAATTGACCTTGACAAGTCTACCCCAGGCATAGTGGATACCCACGAGGGAGCTCTAGCCCTACCTATAGGTCTAGCAGGTACGTTCAAGATACCTCTTGAGCACCTGTCCTCCCTAAATAACACTCCGATTACCATCAGTGATTCTGCTGCGACCAACCTGGGTAATATACCAGGTACACGATTTGGCAATATCTTCGCAGACTCCACGAATGCCTGGGGTGTGACTATTGAGTCTCCTAATGGAGGCCCACTTGAAGTTGAGTTCACCTTCCGACTCGCCAGGGAGGAGTTCATCAACAGGATGACCCTATTACACCATGGTCCTAACCAGCAGCGAGCCATTATAGCTACTAGTGTAGACAATGCCAATAGGGATCTTATCCTAGAGTACTCAGAGGGTGTCCTGCTCTCACAACAGGCTGACCTCGTGTCTCTAGACTTTGATGACAAGCTGGTAGATTTCGTGCATGTGACCTTAGCTAAGGACACGCCGGACAGCTTTGATTCAGACCGCAATATACATACATACACATTTGGACTGAGAAACATCAGTATATATACTACTGGTAGAGCAAGGGAGGGTACATACGTATCTAAGGCATTTGAGTTTGATGAGGTAGATTCAGTGGGTCTGGTGGGTATATCAGCCAATGAACTACTGCCTGACAACACATCTGTCGACTGGTCTGTGGGTATAGTGGACGAGAATGACCAGGTGGTAGGCTCATTTATGCCTATTACACCTCAGTCTAGAAACGTCAGCTCTGGTCCACCCAAGACTGTTAGTATACAGGACATTATAGAGAATCAAAAGATCTTTAGATCCACAGATGACAGCTTCACGAATATACTGTCCTTCAATAACATAGACTTCTATAAGGTCACCACCATAGACACACCCCCAGTGTTTGGCAGTGCCTTCTTATTCAGGGGTATACGCTCTTGGCTGAGGGATCAGTCCGAGGCAGTCAACCCTGTCCTAGTCAAGGACAACTATATACCCTTCTCCAAGGGTGATACCCAATCACTGTATAAGATCAGACAGGAGGTGGCGCCTGCTAACACTATAACAAACGATGCTGGTGAAGTCCAGACCGTCGTTGTGGTAGCAAATCCCCCGCTATATGACCAGGCCAAGGGACACTCGCTGATACCAGGTGAGGGCATAGATCCTGGACAGGACACACAACCTAACTATGCTGTATTGCTAGCTCAACTGAGCAATGCTCCCCTCACAGCAATCAAAGCAGGTCAGGACTTCTCTGCGGCCAACCCCGTAGACCTAGGAGTTAAGAATATACTATATAATACAGCCGGTGACATAGAGGTTAAGGATGAGTCGATAGAACGTATCTTCCTTGATGGCACTGACTACATTGTAGAGTTCACTGACGGCTTCCCGACAGGTAGAATACGTGCTCTGCCTGACTCTGATCTACTTGGGTACACAGATGATGAGGGTGTGGACCACCAGCCCATCGTCAGTATCACATACAAGATAGATCCTGACATCAGTAGGTTTATCAGCAGTATAGCCAACTCACAGATCTACTTCGACTTCGATATCAGCACTCTGGGGCTCACACAGGCTGTCATCAAGTACAGGTTTGTTACCCCTAAGGTCATTAAGTCCTCAGTAAAGGCCAAAAAGCTGTTTGGTACTGTGAACTCCTCTGATATATTTGTTCAGGGCGTGGACTATATCTTTGATGAGAGGACCAGCACCATACAGAGACTGACCACTGGCTCCATTGATCCAGGACAGGATATATACCTGGACTATAAATTCAATGATATCTCAGACCAGCTAGAGCAGTTCTTCGTCTGGGCTCATGTTGACGATTTAGACGGAGTCAACATAGTGACGGCCAGAAAGAGGTCTACTGACCTGTCCGTACAGTCCACTCTGGACCCAGAGACAGACAGAGGAGAGGAGCTGTTCGTCAGTATTCCCGGAGTAGGCCTAGTTAACCTCAACAAGGCCGTAGAATGGCCCAAGTTGACAGGGTGGGTCCAATTCGTAGTAAAGTCCATCCCGCCAGAGGAGGACCTGGAGGGCAGTAGAGAGCCTCTCATACACCAGGTCATTAAATTGAAGGATGAGGACGGAGACTTCATATTTGTCCAAGGCGGTAAATATTTTAGTGATCTGACTGCTATCAGGGAGCCCCTGAACCAAGTCGGATTCCAGTTCTTGAAGACAAATGTCCTCAAGAATGATGATAGATTCTTCGCTGTTAGGACCGTCAACCTAACGCCAGATATAACAGAGAACCAGGTCATAGTCAATTTCAAGCCAAACGAGAGTGAGAAGCTGTATCAGTACTCTCCAATACCTGACGTGGTAGGAGAGACCGGCGTGCTGAGTATCTATCCCATCAAGGAGGAATGGAAGGTAGTTTGGTCAAATAGAGAGACGACTGTGGGATCATTCAACAAGGTAGTGGTGCGAGCTATGCTCACCAGGACAGCCGAAGCTGGTGGCAATGTCACACCCAAGGTATTTGACTATTTTGTCAAGGCAGGATTCTAATGCAAAAGCTTATTTTATACTTCATGTTGGCACTAATGATTTCTATACCGGTTGGATGCGCCGGTCTAAAGCCAAGCCTAAATGACCCTGCATTCAGGGACGAGATACATGACTTCAGAGTAGAACTTGAACCTCTGATTGACGAATATTTCCTGCTCACTAGGCCAGACGGCCAGAGCGATAGCTGGGAGAGGCTAAAGGAACAGCTAGATGTGGTTGCCACTGTATGGGATGCCTATCTAGATGACCCTACAGACGAGAATAAGAGTGAGCTTGTTCTCATGCTGAGTCTGGCGTTGGATCTAACAGATGCCATGTTGCCTCATATCACCGGTGATGAAGAGAAGGTGCTCACTATACGCCTTGGTATCAGAGCTATACAGCTAGCTATACGCAGAGCTGCTAGAAACCTCGATGAGCCAGAACTAGAGGCTGAAGCAACTCGCAGTATGGCTGCATTTAAAGCAGTGGAGTAAGACATGACCCAGGAACTTAGAATAGTCCAGCCCCGTATTAAGCGGAGGCCTGCTAGATTTAGAGGACCACTGTCCTCAGAGGAGTATAATGACATTCAGGATGAGGTATTCTCTGACATCATAGCCCTGTCTACTGCTGTCAATACCAACAACAACCTGCTAGTCAACTCACTCAACCAGATCTACCAGGAGCTCCAGAATATACGTGGTAGGACCTCCCAATTAGAGGAGAAGGATGGTTACAGGGAGTTTGTTTATGGTAGCCATGCTGTCAATATTGATAAGTACCTGGATTTCCATGATGCTACTCCCATCAACTTCCCTGCAACAGTGCCTGCTGACAAGGCTGCCTCATATAAGAGTCAGTTTGGTGAGATAGCACTGCCCATAAATGCAGTGGAAAACAAGTTCTATAACTTCTCCCTCAGAACCTCAGAAATCATCATTCCATCCGACTTCTCAGCTGAAGCAAATGGTATATTTGACAAGGCTGATGGCAATGGCACTCAAGACTATGAGAGTGGTGGTCTGGTTAATGAGGGAGAGGTGAAGAACGCGTTCAACGGTATCAATGAGACCGTATGGTCGCGCACTGTTACGTTCCCCCTGGAGTCTGACGTAGATGAGGTTGAGGTACAGCTCACAGCTGTAGTCCCAGCAGGCATATCTTCGCAGGCTAACCTCTTAGAGGTGGTCCCTTATCCAGAGGGCAACGTAGATATCACGTCACTGTCTACTGCTGGTGACTTAGGGGAGTCCTTCCTGATGGTGGATAACTTTGGTGAGCTAAATAACGCTGTAGCCAAGAGATTCCACTTCTCTCCACGTAATGTAGAGCAGGTAAGGATACGACTCAGGTCTAGAAACTGGCAGGAAGTCAATGGCAAGAAGGTATTTACCTATGGGCTCAGAGAAATGGGCCTCAAGCTAGTAGATTACAAGAAGGAATTTATAGATTCAGATGGCTTCGGACAAAATCCGACGGTGGTGGTACAAATTTCCCCGCCCAGTAACCACTCATTCAACACCCTCTTCAGGGTCGACCCGGTACCGAATTTCCTCCTGGAGGACGTATCAAAAAGACATGTTAGACTACGTCTATCGTCAACTCCTGACCTCTCCGGGACGATATGGGACTCCGCGGTTGACATACCACCTCAGCTTGGCGTGGGCACCGGCATTGACCTGGGTGGCGTATCCAACCTATATGGGATTTATACACTCAGATTCGTCGAAAACTCAGGTGGGTTCCAATCGCCCTTCCCAGTGGGTACCACACCTACAGTGAACGGACTAGGCCTACTATTTAAGGCTATACCAAACTAATAGATGGCTATTGAGGACTCGTTAGACGAGCTTACAGGCTTATATAATACTATAAGTGGTGATCTTAGTGGTCTCACTGATAGGGTTGATGTATTGGACACAACCATCAACCTGACACCTAGCCTTACAGACTTCTCTAACTACACCTCAACAGTCAACGCTAATATATCTGCTATTCAGTCGATCAACACCTCACAGCAGAGTGAGATCGATCTGATTCTGGAGAGAATACCCCTGATATCAGGCCTATCAGGGGTCACTCCAACACAGACAGTTACACTAGCAAACTTCAGCTCTTATACGTCTACGGTTAACGCTAACCTAGACGCTATTGAGGCTGTTAATACAGCTCAGCAGGTCACGATTGACTCTCTAGTACAGCGTATTACGACTGTAACAGGTGAGCGTGGCCCTGAGGGTGCCCCAGGAACAGGAGCCGTCACTAACCTTGGCAACCTCGTAGAAATACAGACTGGGGCCATGACCAGTGGTGAGATCCTGTTCCATGATGGCAACTATTTTGTCAACACAGGCTTACAAGATCAGATTGGCAACCATACTCATGTCATAGCTGACACCACGAACCTGGAGACGGTGCTAGGTGACCTGACAGGAGCCGATCAAGACACTAATTTCCACCTAAATAACGTCTCTGGCTACCTAGATGATGTGTCTGGTGATGTCACTACCAACGCGACCAGTATCACTACTAACGCTGGTGACATAGACTATGTACAATTTGAACTAGGCAATCTATCTGGCTTTGTGACCACTGTTTCAGGACAGGCAGCTGCCACAGAGCTGAACGGACTCACAGATGTAGTCATCACTGGCCCAGCTAGTGGTGATCTTCTAGAGTATGATGGGAATACATGGGTAAATACAGGTGATTTAGGCAATGAGGTGGCTGCTAACACAGCTAACATAGCTACTAATGTCACTGATATAGCGACTAACGCAGGAGATATAGATTATGTAGAAAGAGAGCTCGGTAACCTCTCAGGTCACTCTGCAACAGCCTCAGGCAACGCAGAATATGTCCACAGAGAGCTGGGCAACCTATCCGGACACGTGTCAACCATCTCTGGTAGCGTAGATACCAACACTACAAACATATCTACCAACACCACTGACATTGCCACTAACGCTGGGGACATAGATTACCTCGAACTAGAGCTCGGGAATCTATCAGGACATAGTGCTACGGCCTCTGGTAACGCTGATTATGCTCAGGATGAGCTCGGCAACTTGTCTGGCTTTGTAGCTGAGATATCGGGTAGCGTGGATACAAATACCACCAATATATCCACTAACACCACTAATATCTCGACAAATACCACAGATATAGCTACAAATGTAGGCGATATAGCGTACGCACAGGCAGAGCTAGGAAATCTGTCGGGCTTCGTAAGTACCATTTCTGGTGATGTAGACACTAACACAACAAACATCTCCACGAACAGCTCAAATATCACCACAAATGCAGCGGATATAGACTACGTTGAATTTGAGCTGGGTAACCTCTCTGGCTTCGTCTCCACCGTGTCAGGCAATGCTAATACTAATGGTACTGACCTAGATTATACGCATTTCGAGCTCGGAAATCTCTCTGGGTTTGTGTCTGAGATCTCTGGCAGTGTTGACACCAATACTACCAACATATCTAGTAACGATGATGACATAGCGACCAATGCAGGTGACATAGGATACCTGGAATTAGAGCTTGGAAACCTGTCTGGTCATGTTACTACAGTGTCTGGTGTCGCTGATCTGAATGACGCAGAGATAGTAGATCTGTCAAACTCCATTGACCATATATCAGGGCAGCTAACAGGTCATGGTGAGCGTACTATAACGATGGAACTAGGTCAGATGCCCGCGTCAGCAGGTACTACCCTGATACCTCATGGTTTAACTATAGACTTCGATGAAAAGGTGGAGATATATGGCTCTATGAACTCTCAGCATGCACAGCCTATAGCTATCACACTGCCATATCTACTCCTGTCACCTCTTCAAACTGTAGCCCTAAGTGTAACAGACACTGATGTGCAGATCATCAACAATGTAGACTTCTCAAACTTCACAGGATACTGTAGAATATCCTACACACCGGCATAATATGATTCCCTTTCAGATTCAAGCCCTAACGAGGACATCTCCTCCTTCCACCTACTCAGCAGGCCATGCATACCTTATAAATGGCGCTGGTGCTGGTGCGTGGGCAGGCCACGGACCGGATGAATGGGCTATTGCACTAACTGATAGCACTGTTGGTGGTGTGTGGGTCTTCTCTGAGGTACAGCCAGGCTTCGTTTTTCATGATGTAAACATAGGAACGGAGATGATAGTCACCAACACAGGCAGTGTGTTCAAGACATTGCTAGCCTACAATAGTGGTGAGCTGGCTGATGGGCATATTGTAGTGTTTTCCGGTGATTGCTGGATAAACAGAGAGAATCATCACCATTTCTTAGACGGGAATGAAGATGATGATCATCCACAATATGTAGTGGGTGATAATACACGAGCAACGACCGGTGCAATTACTTTCAACTACATAGAACATGGTCATTTAAGTGGCTCTGGCGGTGAGGCTACTGCTACTATAGACTGGAATGAGAGTTTAAAACAGCAGGGCACGGTTATTCACAGCCCCACGGACATATCATTTGTAGACCCTATAGATGCTTGTAGTTTGACCCTCAGGATAGACAACGACAACGCCACAGGTAGTATATCTTGGCCAACTGGAGTCCTATGGCCTGCTGGTACCACAGGAGCAGTTTCGGCTGAGGCTGGCACTGTCGATATATTCTCATTCTTCTTTGATGGTACTACATATCACGGCCAAGTAGCTAAGGACTTCTCTTAATGGCTCTACCCGTAACACAGCAGACTACCCAAAACAACCAAGATGGCATGATTGCAGCCTGTTCAGGCCTTACTCAGGCTAATAAGGCTGTCCAGGGGAGACTCAAGAGGTTGGGTCCTCCGTCTACTACTTCTGATCAGATAACGCTCACTAGTGGGCAAACTGATGTACGTGGCGTGCACATGCAGTCGCGTCCTAATGAGCCAGGAGAGGTAGATTGGGAAGCAGGACAGTGGGTTTATAGACTTAGAGTCTCCATTGCTAATGCTAATATAACCTGGGACTCAATACATATATGCAGGATAGACAACGGAGGTACCTCATTAGCCACTGTAGCCTCAAAAGCACAGAGCATAGCCCTAGATACTGCTCAAGTCTATGAGGTCATACTAGAGGGTGTAGCTACAACAGGATCTAAGACAGATGAGATCTATATAGTTTGTGGATTTACGAATAAGACAGGCGCCAGTCAGACAGCTACGTTTGTTCTGGATCAGGAGATAGATACCCCTATAGGTGCTGGTGGTGCAGTAGCCTTTGGGTCCAATTTTTAAGGTGGATGGATGGCCTTATTAACCGCTACATTCAAGATTACCAAGGGTCGAGGTGTACTCGATGTTGATGCGTTCATTAGAAGCGCTATTGGTAGAGATGTAAGCTTAATTCGGGGCCTGGATGCAGTATCCCTAAATGACTCCACCACTCAGATAACTCTGAGCTATCTCGACAGGCCTGAGTCTGTTGTAGACATTACTAACCCCATACAGGGGCTTCTGGCAGGCACTGGAGACGGTCCTGATCAGTACTATATACAGTATACTGCTCCTATACAATTTAGCAGTGTTACTGGCGGTAGTCAGGTTCTATTCAATGATCTAGAACTGACCGAAACAGACAGATTCTTCCTAGAAGCAGAGTCTGCTAGCCATATTGTGGCTGTCAATATCTCTGGTCTGTACAGCGATACAGGCGCAGATGTCCACAATATGATAGTCGATGACACAGTCCTCGATCTCAAGGGAAATAAGCAGCCACACTCACATCTGGGTGGTTTTACTGTCACACCTGCTGCTTCCTCTTACTTAGGTCACGAAGAGGTCTATCCTGCTAACCAGAGAAGAGGTGTAGTCAAGCTCAGATACACCACAATTGACACATCTGTTGCTACTGACCGCCTAGTAAAGGAGAGAGTGGGGCCAGGCAAGGAGCTTATAGCCTTTGCTACAGCCAAGAAATCAGAGAAGACCACCGAGCTATTTATGCTGGTCCTGGAGAGGCCAGAGCCACGCATAGTAGAGACCTATCCACCTCTGGGGGCTCTGTATCCTAAGGACACTCCTGTTGATACAGTTCATCTCACCTTCGCTCAGGACCTAGATAGAGATCAGGTCGAAAATGAGCCTATTTTGTCCCTGAATGAGTTCTTCGGGACTACTACTCAGGTGAGCACCAGCTATGTGTCACTGCTAAGTGACGACAGAACTGTCAAATTCAAGATATTGGAGTTCCTTGACGATAATGCAATCGTCAACCAGTATCCTAGTGTAATCATACAGACTGGCCTGAAGACAGACGCGGGTGTCCTACTGTCTAAGCCCTATCTTATACCCTATGCCAACAATGTCAATCTAGCTAGGGCTGATGTGACAGGTGGCACCATCTCTGGCTCCTCTGCCACTGGTGTAGCTACTGCATTTGGTGACCTAACTGACGTAGATCTTGGTACTCTAGGTAGTGGTGAGCTACCTGAGTATGATGGTACACGATGGGTGAACACAGGTACTGTCAGAGATCGTCTAGATGGTCATGATGATGACATAGACAAGAATGCCTTTGATATAGATAACGTATCAGGCGACACTGATAGGAATACCGACGACATAGGTGATCTGTCCGGCCATCTGGGTCGTGTGTCTGGTCAGACAGATGACAATACGGACGATATATCTGATAATTCCTTCCATATCAACAATATATCGGGTTATCTAGATGATGTATCAGGTCAGCTTGTTGACGTCATTGATGACCTTGATGATGTCATAGTTGGCACCCCCTCTAGTGGTGATATACTAGAGTATGACGGTACTAATTGGATAGCCACTGGGAATGATGGTAGCGACACAGGTATACCTCCGCTCGTAGACCTGTCAGACGTTAGCATAGCAGGCCCTGTAGACGGTGATGTGCCGACTTGGGATGGTAGCAACTGGGTTAACAGAGCAAGCGACACAGGTCAGCCACCCATTGATGACTTAGATAATGTCGACATCACTGATCTGAGTGTTGATGACATACTTCAGTACGATGGAAACAACTGGATAGCTACAGGCAATGATGGAGGTGACACGGGCATTCCGCCTCTTGTCGATCTCGCTGATGTTAACGTTGCTGGTCCATTAGATGGAGATAGTGTGCAATGGGACGGTGGTTCTAGTACTTGGGTGAACAGGCCCAGTGACACTGGTACTCCACCTATTGATGATCTCATCAACGTTGATATCACAGATCTTGGCGCTAATGATATCCTCCAATATGATGGCAATAATTGGATAGCAACGGGCAATGATGGTGGAGATACAGGTATCCCGCCTTTAGTAGATCTGACCGATGTCTCTATAGCTGGCCCAAGTGACGGTGACTTTGTAGCCTGGGACACCGCAGGTGATCAGTTTACTAATAGGCCTTCAGATACAGGCCAACCACCTGTTGATGACCTAATCAATGTAGATATTACTGACCTCTCTTCTGGTCTAGTACTTGAATACGATGGCACTGCTTGGGTAGCCACCGGCATAGGTGGTATGGACGGCGCAGATACTGGTATTCCACCCCTGGTAGACCTATCTGATGTAAGCATAGCAGGTCCAGCTGATGGCGACTTTGTGGGGTGGGACACAGATGGCAATGGTTTCGTTAACAGGCCCAGCCATACAGGCTTCCCACCTGTAGGAGACCTCACAGACGTTACACTTGGTGGCTCATCACTTAGTAGTGGCGATGTCATGCGCTGGGATGGTGGTAGTGATTGGATAAACGACCCAGATCTTGGTCGTGAGGTGGATAAGCACGGCTATGACATTGGCAACATCTCTGGGTATCTAGATGATGTCTCTGGTGATGTGCCAACCTTTATTAATGATCTAGATGATGTGCTCGTACTCACCCCATCTGAGGGTCAGCAGCTTGAGTACTCATCAGATCTAAGTAGATGGGTCAATAGACCAGGAGACACTGGTGAGCCACCTCTAGTTAATCTAGCAGATGTCAGTCTTGGAAGTCCCAGTGACGGAGATGCAGTCACATGGGATACAGCAGGAGATCAATGGGTTGGTAGGCCAAGTGACACAGGTCAACCGCCAATAGATGACCTGATAAACGTTGATATCACCGACCTGTCATCTGGGCATATACTGGAGTATGATGGAACTGCCTGGGTTACTACTGGCTTAGGTGATATGGATGGTAGTGACACTGGTATACCACCTCTTGTGGACCTTACCGACGTGTCTATCGCTGGACCATCTGATGGTGATTTCGTCGGATGGGATACTGCTGGCAACAATTTCACTAATAGACCCTCCAACACGGGACAACCGCCTGTAGCAGACCTTAATGACGTATCTTTAGGTGGTGTTGAGCTTGAAGATGGCAACGTCCTTAGCTGGCTTGGGGCTACGTGGGTCAATGACAGCAGCCTGCCAACAGCTGTTGACACAAATACCTTTGATATAGCAAATGTCTCTGGTAACGCTGACGGTAACACAGACTCCATAAATGACAACACCTTTCACATAGGTAATATTTCTGGCTATCTGGACGATGTGTCTGGAGGTGTTCCTGACAACCTTACTGACCTAGATGATGTTAGTATATCGTCACCTAGTGATGGAGATGTACTGTCATATGACGCTGGAAGTAGTGAATGGGTTAACAGCGCTGGTGATACAGGCAACCCGAACTTAGGTGAGCTGGCAGATGTATACGTTGCTGGTATATCTAGCGGCAGTATCCTTGAATACGATGGAAATAACTGGATAGGCACTGGTAATGCTGGTGCTGGTGGCGGTGATACTGGCATACCTCCACTTGTTGATTTAGCAGACGTTTCCATTGCTGGGCCAGCCGACGGTGATTTTGTTGGTTGGGATACAGACGGTAATCAGTTCACAAACAGACCATCTGACACTGGACAGCCTAATTTCGGAGATCTGAGTGACGTCTCTGTCGCGGGACTCAGTAGTGGTGATGTACCTGAATGGGACGGTGGTACCTGGAGAGCCACAGGAGACTTCACAAACCGTCTGGCAGGTCATGATGACAGATTAGACGATGCCGAGGGAGATATAGCCTGGACTGATTTCCAACTTGGTGAGCTGTCGGGTCATGTTACCACTGTATCTGGCAATGTTGAGGGTGTTGGCAACAAGCTTGGCCTGGTTTCTGGACAGGTGGTCACTAACACTGTTGATATTCTTGTCAATGAAGCTGCTGCCACTGCAGCTATTCAGCAGAATGAACATGACATACGTATTACTTCTGGCAATGCAGACTATACACAGTTTGAACTAGGTAATCTCTCTGGCCACGTATCTGACATCTCAGGTCAGCTTGGTGGTGGCGGTGGAGGTAACTATCACGGAGAGCTGTTCAGTGGTGTTGCTGTTGATATACTAGCTGACTCCTTTGTAACCTACTCAGGTGCTGTATTCTATACCCCCGATGCTGTGTCCTATGACGGTGGAGATGATACTCCATGGGCATGGAAGAAGCGGGGTTATGGTCTGTCTGGTGCGCATCCATTCCAGCTAGTCTCAAGAGGGTGGAACCCAGATGTTATATTTAACCCAGCTCCTGTTGTGCTGGGTGGTGGTATACTGAGTATAGGCGCTGGTGTAGGATCACATCAGGAGTTCTTTGAAGAGCAGGGTGGTTTCCCAGGCACTGAAGCACTAGGCATCCCCACTCTTGTAGTTGATGTCCACGGTCCTGATGACGAGGAGTCTGTAGGTCTCACAGTACAGACAGGTACAGGATTCTATGATGGTAGGCTGGAGTTAGTTCTATCTCACGGCCTGACAGGTGGTACTGGAACCTCAGGCGACATGATGGGTGTGGCTCAAGCCCTACAAGTATATGTTGACGTAAGAGGTGGACTTGACTTTAATAATGAGGGTGCTATATGTGTTCAAACAGGCACAGGCATCTCTATCGTTGACGGCCTAGTACAGATTAATGCTGAGGATGCTGGTGTTCTAAGACACTCAGACTATGGCATACATTCTATACTCTTTACAGACAACTCTGTACCTTCTGTTGTAGAAGGCAAGGGCCTTAGTAACAACGCTATTATAGGCCGTAAAGGCGCTAACCTTATCGATGAGATAGTATTCGGTGACACTGAGTTCTTGTGTAAGACTGGTGCTGGTGTCGGACTAGATACTATGACTGCTGGTGATGTCAACCATCTACTGAACCAGCATGGTTCAATAACTCATCATGACTACGATGATAAGGGTGACTTACAGGTAGGCCAGGCCAACAATGAGTACTTCAAGCTGCCTATAGATGACAATGATGCTATGCTTATGGTTGATACCAACCAAGGTGTTGGCATGAAGTGGGCTGCTGGTACTATGATAAGAGATGCCCACAGAGAGCAGTTCTATACAGGTTATCACTACTCTAGTTCAGGAGATTTCCCACCTGATCCTGAGGATGGCTTTAGATGGCGTCAAGAGAATGAGTGGTGGACATTCCATAGTGGTGCTACTGGCTGGATAGGTGATACTACTTATCATATGGAAGCGGGTGGTGTGCATAACCCAACGTCATGGCTCCGTATGTATAACGACACATCCATGGCATATGCCAGTACACAGGGTGACGTCATGGTTCATGACTGTATTATATACGATATGCAGGGCTGGACTTATGGCGCTAGCACTGTTGATGTAGTAATGACTGATGATGGCTCTATTATCAATGAGGCTATTATATCTTTCAGTTCTAACAGAAAGGCGACAAACGAAGAATGTTGGAAAGGTGGAGTAAAGATAGCGAAGGAAAGCATCGTAGGTTTCCGGGCCAGAAACGGAACGGTATCCACAGCCTACAAGATGTCAGCTCGTCTGAAGAGATTCAAGGACGTATAAAGATAGGTGGACTTGACACCAAGGACCAAGGAGTAGCCAGTATGCCAGATCCCACAGTAGACGAGATCATAGCAAGAGAAGCAGCTAGGCGAGCGCGTAGAGAGGGCAAGGCTAGGCGTGCATTTAGACGCCATAGAAATGCCACGCTGCATCTATGCAGAACATTAGCCAATACTATGGGCCATCCTGCTGCAGCAGGTGATATAAATGGTCTCATACACCCCAATGATACCTCTCTTACTGCCGGTGAGCTGACTGAGGCTGAAAGCTTGGAGATAGAGGATCAGCATGATCCTGATGATGCCCTCTTGGCCTCTTCATTAAATGCCCATGAGACTATAAGGGATACAGCTATAGATGACTGTGCTGCTATTGCTCAAACCAGAGGTCTGCCTGCTTTACGTCAGGCCTTTTTGGATCTTAAGCACGGGAGATAATCATGGCCAATCCTAAGCTCAAAGTAATAATACCAAACCTGCCCAACTTTGTGGCCAGGGGCACATGTCCTATACTAAAGACAGACTTCCAGAGATTTCCCTGCCCATACTACCTCAAGCACCCCCTAAATGGTAGTAAGCTGCCTACTCAATGGGAGCTGGTAGCTGAGCTAGACGAGTACATGATTGTGGAGTTCATGTGCAACGTCAACAATGAGGACAAGCGCACTAGGCTTAACTATCTAGTGATTGGTGATGAGTATGAGTTTGAGCTCATGCCAGACCCATCTCCTACGGTCATACCGCCATTCATGAGCAACTTGGTGACTATTGCACAGACACCAGGCATGATCAATTATGTGATAACAGACCAGAGTGGCACTGATCATACCTATTCTATATCTGGCTATAACCCTGCTACTGACAAATTACACAGAGCAGGCCAATGTATGATTACTCTCCAGAAGTATATAGACTTCGGAGACAACTTTGGTGGCATGCATGTGTGGATAAGTGTGCAGGCTGGAGTGCCCATGATATATCTCCAGACTAACTGGACTAATGGGGCAATCAACTCCTCAGGTACAGCCAGAGGTCATGCATACTTCGGAGCTAGCAGGATAGATGCTCCTCCGTCTATCACATGGAGGCAGCAGTACTTACAGAATGGTATAGCCCTGCCTGGCTACCACTTCGGTCCATTCTTCCACATGATACCACAGCGCTTTGAGAGGAGTGACCGACTCATACTGGCAGACAATGACTTCACAGGGCCTGATGACTGGGATGCACCCACTGTCTCAACAGACCTTATAGATGAGCTGCGTAAGTCACCTGGCTGGGGTATATTTGACAGGTGGGACAAGGTGCCTGCATGGATGCCTCAGGCATTACAGATACCAAACCTAGATCACGTAGGTAATAAAGAAACTGTCATTATCAACCAGGCTAATAATGACAGAAATAGGTACTTTAATGGCCAGACTAGTCAGTCAGGCTCTATAGGAGGTGGCTTCCTATTTGGTGACCCCATACCTAATGTGCTATGGCCTACTGGAGGCAACGAATATGGAGGCACATCAGGTGGTAATGGCATCAGTCAGTACGATGGCTGTGTGCATGCCCAGGTAAACAGCTTCTATGTGCTCGTACAGCTACATATCGAACAGATAAGAGAGAGCTGTAGGCAGATGGGGCATATATATGAGAACAACGGTGACGTGTTGAACTCTGATAACTACCTGAATGGCAATGGTAGTACACCATGGCAGCTATCTAACTCATTCTTTGAGAATGAGGGCACAGCAGACAACCCATGGAACTGGGATAGTGCTACGCATCCACCTGGTACGTGTCCTTATGAGTTCCCACTGGTGTTCGTATGGAACCCACTTTACTCAGGCTGGCAGGCTTATGACAACCAGCATCTAGTGAGATATACTAAGTCACAGAAGATGCTGTGCTGGCTTGACAATGACCCTCTAGCTCAGCTATATCTACAAGCCAGGGCTGAGCTCATTAAGATGGCTTTCCATCCTAATACCATCAATGGAGATCTCAACATACCTACTACCAACTTCGCCAATGGATCTGGCTATGGTAGAGAGCTCTCCTGGTCTATGGACTGTATAGCAGCGGCCTATGCTGTCTCAGTCCATCCCTTCGATCAGCCACTTAGGGCCAGGTGGACGGAGTGGATCGAAACCGCTAAGCACCACTTCATTAGAAAGCAGATGAAGAATGGCTACCTGTCCGCCATCAATTCTGGCAAGATTGCCGAAGACCCACCCTTGGGTACTGGCCCGCCACAGAATATATGTAACTACTGGGGTCATAGAACTAACGAGCAAGCCACGCTTGTGCATGGCATAGTTGGTATTAAGAACACGTATGGTGACTCTACTGGTGAGCTAGAGGTGCTTATTGCTAGGGTAGGTGAGGCTATCAGAGACTATGGTTGGCACGAGGATGCGCCTGTTCCTAACGGCCCCATTGAGAGGTATCCTGCTGGTATCAACGAGGGTAGTACAGGTACTGGTAGATTTGACTCCAGGTCAGGTTGGCCCACAGATCTATTCGATGCTATCAATGCTATCGTGGGTCCAGGTGGTCAGCCCAACTTCTTCGATAACTTCCAGACTCCTACCTTGATGGCTCATGGCAGAATGGAGGGCGCTACTGGTGCAGATACTGGTCAGTCTGGTGTCACACTGTTAGGCCCAGACATGATCAATAGATATTTTGACATGACTAACACCAGTACTACAGGTGGGCTACAGGCATGGAGTAACAACCAGTTGATTGACAATATATCTAATCTGGCTAATACTCACAGATTCATTCAGGATCTATAAACAGTGTGCTCTATTCTCTGCAATAGAATTAGCACTACATCTCTTCACGTAGGCTTTCTGTCTGAACTGTGTCAGGTCACTAGCTCCAACATATGACATAGCAGATCTGATGCCATCACATATATCTTTGACAATAGCCTCAGTACTACCTGTAGGTAGTCTTTTAATTGAGGTTTCTATACCTTCCCTGTATTCGCTCCCATTTAGCCCGTATGAGGACTTGGCAGAGGCCGAGGCCATACCCCTAAAAGGTACTGTGCTGCCCTCAGAGCCTCTCTCAAACCATCCTGGGACACAATCAGATCCAGCCAGCATTCCACCTACCATAATGGCCTTAGCACCGGCAGCCAGAGCAATGGCAGCATGACCTGGTTGCTTGATACCACCATCAGCTATAATAGGAGGCCCAGAGTACCCTATGTTAGCACAGTCTTCAACTGCACTAAATTGAGGAACACCACACCCTGTCTTAATTCTAGTAGTACAGGCACTACCACCTCCTATGCCTACCTTAATTATATCAGCTCCGAACATACGTAGATCAGTAGTAGCTTGCTTAGTGCATACATTGCCAGCTATGATGGGGACACTTACTCTCTCCGCAATATACTGACATGTATCTCTCATGTGCTCAGAATGGCCATGGGCCATGTCAATACATATAACTATCTTGGCTAAATTAGATAGCTTACAGACTAGATCAATTCTTTCTTGGTCATTGGCTAAGCAGCCCACCGCTATCCCTAGCCACTTGTCCTCATATACTTCTATCCAGTTGTCAACATAAGCCTTGAGTGGTTCTATAGGTAAATATCTATGAAGAATACCCAGACCACCGAGCTCTGCCATCTTAGCAGCCATTTTAAATTCAGTAATGGTATCCATGTTGGCAGAAATAACTGGTATCTTCAGGTCAATTCCTGCAAACCCAGTGCTTATGTCTACATCTGACCTGCTCATAATAGTAGAGTACTTGGGCGTGATCAGGACGTCATCGTATGTTAGCAATTCATTCATAATATAAACCCCAATGAACATTTCCGTATATAATCCGGCTCCCACCTACATAATAATAGACGACATCATAACTCCGGAGCTAGCTCAGCATATGATGGATGTTGTTGATGTTTTAGGGACCGACTCCAACTACACAGGGAATAGAAATACCCTAGAGAGACGGCTGCAACCCTATATGCACAGAGGGTTTATAGCAGGTACCGCAGAAGATCGAAAAGAAGTTGAAATAATCGCGGAACTTTCCCGTATAACTAGTAGTCTAACTAGTTATATAGCAGACGTGTTTAAGAATAGTGCTCTAGATACTATCACAGGACATAGAGGCTTCTGGCTTATGAAGTATGGTCCTGGTGGAGAGTTTGAAGAGCACGTAGACTGGTCCACTGACGACGACAAGCAGTCTACTCCAGCAGTTGCCACTCTGTGTATCAAATTAAATGATGAATATACAGGTGGCACTACTCTTATTAATGGCTCACCTATAGACGTACCTCAGTATGGTGGTGCTATATGGGACGGTTGGACCTATCACACAGCTGAGCCAGTAGAAGAGGGAGACAGATACGTCTGCGTGATACATTTCTTAGGTACTCTTAAGGTTTAAATGAAAGTAAAAATAAACATTACCCCTCAAGATATGGAGCAAGGCGAGCCCTGGTCTGATATCAACTGTCCGGCAGCTCTAGCCCTAGCCAGAAGCACAGGTCGAGAGGTCTCAGTAGGCTATGGTAGGATAGAGATAGATGGTATAGGGTTCTTTAAGATCCCCAAGGCAGTAGCAGAGTTCGTCAGGAAGTTCGATCTCTATGAGGATAACTATAGAAATATATATACAATCAACAAGGAGTTCAATCTATTTAAGTATTAATTGAGACGGTCGTTGTGGTTCATTTTGAATATCTTTTATTAGTTTATATATACTGAGCCTAGTCTTTCTCTTCCTTATAGCTTGTCTTACTGCGGGAGGGAAGAAGTTTATTCTTTGTCTTGCCATGCGTTATACTCTAAGGTCAGGACGTCTGTCTACAAGGGCAAAGACACCAGACACGAGGGCAAGGAATATAATGACGACAACCCAAAACATCCCGTCTGAGGTGACCTTTTCTTCAGCCCTAGCCTGGGGAATATAAGGATCACACTCACAAGTGTGACATAGGTGTATGGTGTTATCTTTGGGTGTTCCGCAGTCTAGCTGCTTTCCAGAGTCTTCTTGCATGAATGTTCGCCTCGTTGAGATCGATTTGGAAGTACGGCCCACCATATTTATTTATAGCCCACTCTACATAGTATGATAGAACAAGCTGACTTATGCTGCCCATCCAGGGCTCAATCAGTTTATCGTAAGGCAGAGCGAAGTTCGTACACTCGTATGGTGAGGGCTTGACAGCTTTTATTCTCTTGTAGATTCTCCAAGGCCCGAGGCAGGTCTTCTTAGCCTTCCTGATCTCTCTTTCAATTTTCCAAGTTTTCTTTTGAGTATTAGCCTTCTTAAATCGCACTTGTCTCTTAACAATTCTCGACATGGGTCAGGCCATTCCCATTCTCTAGAACGATCTTCCCCTGTTATGTACGCTCCATAATTCATAGGGCCAGAATAATAATGACTTCCACCAGTTATGCTTAGTCACTCTATACATAGAGCATTTAATTGATCTCTTTCCTACTATATTTGCACAGCCAGAGAAGATATACAGGAAGGTGACATATCCTAGTAGAGCTACCATTCTATATCTCCGTCTATGGTACCCCAGATGAGAGCACATATGATTATCCATATACTAGGCACTAGCACTATGAACCAGATCCAGAATGTAGATAGACATATTCCTATACCGAAGAAGCCTACAGATGCTAGAGCGAGCTTTGGGTGAGCCTTAATGAATTCTTTGATCTTTCCCACGGTGCATTCCTTTCAGGAGGGCAGCCAAGACAGCATCAGCTATCCTTTCTACTGGTCTAGCCCATCGGTTGTTCTCTATGGTGATTGATAACCGGCGTCTCTGGCACTCTCTATATATTCTCCAGAATTTTAAGTTCCTTTTAGTCCACTTTAGATGATCTTTCTTCCACCAATGTTCATTAACCACAAGGAGCCATGTTATGAGTAAGCCTTCTAAGAAGACGAATAATGTAGGCCGCCTCACAGATCTCAATGAGGGCCAGGATGAAGAGGAGGCAATGAGCCATGATGAGTTCCTCCTGTGGTTTTTGGAAAAGAACAAGGGCATTATCAATAGGTATATCCACAAGCGGATGATACCTAATAGATATGCCTACTCGGATGTGCGTGCTTATATATCTGAGCGCATCCTAGACATCCTTCAGAAGAGGGAGGCCAAGGGCAACCCCATCAAGGAACCCAAGATATATTTCACCAAGCTCATAGACTATTACTGCATAGAATTCCAGCGCATGCATGGATATATCTATGGCATGCCCAAGAGACCTCGTGCTCCAGAGGCGGAAAAAGAAATAAGCCAGTATGGCTTTGTCTATTTCCACACAGACCCTGAATCTACCCTTGACAGTGAGGGTCAGCTTGGGTACATAGACAACACCGTTACGAATCCGGAACGGTTTAAAGACTACAAAGTAAAGGGCCTCGACCCTGGAACTAACTCAGACGCATGGGACCAGATCATGAAGATGGCTATTGAGGATGACAGAGCGGTCCTGACATGTGTCTACAAGTACAACATGAGTGTGCCCGAGGCCTCTAGACACTTAGGGATATCAGTGTCTACAGCCTATATGCGGAGAGACAGGGGTCTCTTAGCTATCTCTGGTACTCTGGTCAGCTACGTTGATCTTGATCAGACCAGCTGGCGCATTCTTGATGACGTAGCAAACTTAGAAGAAGAGGAAATATCAGTTGACCAGTTCATCAGAAATAGAGGCAAAAAGCCGGATACAGTATAGAATCAGCTTTGAGGAGGTAGCTAGGCTCCTCAATTATTACGAAGGTCTACCGGAGGGAGGTCAGGTGATACGCATCTGGGTAGACAATGAACGAGAACAAGTTAAGGTCCTCATCGACGGACCTGAACTATATTTAGTCCCGGAGGGAGGTGAGACTCCCGAACGCACCATCAAGGTAGGAGGCATATAATGATTAAAATAAGGAACGCTCCGAAGGGTAAGTTCCTTCTAAATGCAGTAGTCCCTAGGGACAACCCTGATGACTTTGTTGTAGTTGACGGTGCTAGTGGCTGTCAGAATGACCGAGTGACAGACAATGCTGTTGAGGTAACAGCACTAGTGGACGGCGGTGACGAAGGAGGTGATCTAACTTTCAACGTATCTATCCAGGAAGATGAGCCAGGCGTAGACCTGTCGGGCTTTGATCCCATTCTGTTAGAGGGCTTAAGAGCAACCCCAACAGCTATCCAATTGGAGATTACAAAGGATGGCCACAGACATCGCATACCCCTCTCGGGTACTGCTCATTTCAAAGGATTTTATAGATACGGAAGTTGCAAGATCACTGGCAAGTATGCCACTGAAGGCGGAGGCTTAGGCTTCCAATGGTGGCTCACTACTTATGCGCATAGTAAGCAGGTCGACCTGATTCTCAATGTGCACAATGGTATCCCAGGTCCTCCAGTATGGTTTGACAGCATGCGTTTGCTCACTCCTGATGGTTGGACATGGAGGCCCATGTTACATGACCCCTGTATGGGTGATGGGTTCCTCGTTAAGCCTCACGGCCGTAACGTCTTCCCACAACGTATGGAGAGATCATTTAGAGTATGCTTCTTCCCAGAGCATGAGCTCGAAGGGTGGTACGACAGACATCCAATCAACGGATGGGGTGTTGCCGACTGGCACAAGCACTATCTACCTCAGGGCACAGCTCTTCCAAAAGACATAGATAGAGTTGGGACGATTGTCAACAGGTTCAATCGTGCTCAAGGCAGGCTAGCTAACAACCAAGCTAGTGAGCCTGGTGATTCTCCCTGGGCCCCTCTTTGGCCAGGGGAAGGTGTTCGATATGGCGGTATGACTGGTGGTGTAGACATCTGGCAGACGCCTGGTGCTACTGAAGCCCTTGCTCCTGTCCCTGAGTCAATTAAGTTGATGTGGCTTAAGCAGTTGCGCTACCGCTCGAGACAGAAGGGATGCATTTACAAGCGTAATGGTGACCCTGACTATAGGTCAGACGCCAAGATGTTCAACAGTCAGTTCCTGAGGGACAGTGATGACCCTTGGAATTGGGATCGTTGGAGTGATGTATCCACTGGGTGGGACCCCATCGATAGTCAACACTACATTAGAGCCATGAAAGACAGTTTGGCTCTAGCGTGGTTGACTAATGATCCACTCTCGAAGCTTTATCTGAGGATGGATAGCAACATCACGAGGATGTCATTCAGTAACAGGCTTCCCTCTTCACCTGGCAAAGGTGGCGGTGGTAGAGCCGAGGGCTGGGCTGGCGTGCTTGTCTGTGCTTCCTATCAACTCGATGGCGGAGAAGGTAGACTCAAGTGGATAGCAGACTATGCCCTCAACTATGCTACTAGGATGATGCCTAGTGGTATGCTACCTGCTACTAATCTATATAAGATAGCTGAGGACCCACCCTTTAATAGTAGGTTCTGGGCAGGCAGGTCTAATGAGCATATTTATATGATGCACGGCCTAAAGGCGTGCGCTGTATCTTTAGGTCCAGCTGGCTTGGCTTTAGCTTCAACCCTAGAAAAGGGCCTTCAAGCCCTCTCAGACTATGCTTGGGGAGGTGGTGCCACGTACAGAAAGTACGTCGCAGGCCCCAATGACGGGAGTGGCCACAGGTACGCATCCAAGGATGAGTGGCCACCTGATCTGAATATGTCTGCGGTCGGTACCGATGGATACCAATGTGGCAACGTACCAGGACTCGCATGGTATTGTGGTCTGTTCCTCAGAGATATTTTGTTGGACTACTGCAATAAGGACAGTGTAGAAGAAGCGCGTCAATGGTTCGTGGCACAAGCACACTCCACTGACAACCTTGAGAACATTGCACTCTCCGTCGCGGCCTTACAGCGCGGCGCAGAGATCTAAGATACCTTAGCGTCGTCTTGCACTTCACTATTACAGCGTGACATCGTGAGGCTTCTCGCATATGCTTAAGCCATACACCTGATATTCTAGACACACCACCGAGCCGCATTTCAGCTGCTCTCTTACGGTATCCCCTCCTCTCCTTCACTGCGGCTGAGATGAGGGGATCCTTCATTTATTACCATTCATATGTAGCTCGCCTAGCATGCCTCTGCCTCTCATCAGCGAGCTACTCCAAGGGAGTCTGGACTTCCAGAACACTATAGACTTTGTGATCTCTCTAACCCTACCACTGTACTCTGTGATGAGCTTCAGTTTACTCTCGAGCGTGAGATCCATATCACTGAGGCGTGTACCATCCTTCAGTTCTCTTAGAGTTCTCTTGTAGGTCTTCCTCCGTGCAGATAGGGTTCTCACTCTCTCCTTATCTATGTTAGCAGCATGCCTTCTATCATCCAAAGAGATACGCAAGGATCATTAACCCTCCAGTTACCACTACCCACAATACTATAGGTAGGATGCCTATAGAATCTATGTCTTGCCTAAAGCTCATCAGCCCCTCCAAACAAGGCTGCAACAAGGTACCCCAGTATACATAGTACTATAACTATACCCAGGACTGTAAACAGTCCCGAGAAGAATGCACCTACTCCACCAAGCCCCATAGACTTGCCTAGGGCAGTAAGTCCTACAACAACAGCCGTTCCCATAGCTGTGACTACCGCGCCTACCATGACATAGATGCCTATATACTTAGGCTGAAACTTAAGGCCTTTCTTCATCTGTCTCGTCGTCGGGTTGCAATAAATCTTCTAGCTCATCTTCATCATCAAATAGCCAATCTCTGAACTCCTGTTCATCAAGGTCCTCTTGATAGACCTTCCGCATCTCTACCTTTTCTTGTACTATATCTACAACTGAGCCTATGCCATAAGCAACAGCTAGTCCAGCTGCTATTAGTACAAGGCCTAGTAGGCCGGCTGTGATGATTCCAGCACCGTCTCCTAGTACAGCCATCCCCAAGAAAAACGATAGACACAAAACCATGAAAGCTATTCCTCCCCAGAGGAATCCCATGGTTATTCTGTAGTTGATGTCACCCATAATGATCAAAAAAAAGGAGGCCAGGCTTTTACACCTGACCTCCCCTAGACACCGCTAAGCACCCGGTTAGGGGCGCCACGGAAACGTTCGCTGTTAGCACCCAGCGCATCCACAAGGGCAAGGTGCGTGGAAGTCATCCCCTGAGCAAGCGTTATCTATATAACCACTTGCTGCCTGATAGCAACACCCTGTTACTGCTACTGCTCCTGTATAAGATAACTCTAGATCTTCTTGGTGAGCATTCACGAACAGGAAGTCATGCTCTAATCCTCCTAACAGTGTGCCATATTCCCCTAGTCCAGGGAACCACCTGTTTGAACAGAAACCTGTCCAACATCCGGTAACACCAGAAACACCATCCGGATGTCCGAGGACTGTGACTGGTGTACAGATACCTGTACCTGTCAGGATTTCTATGTCGCAGTAGCTGAAGCATCCTGAACTCCACCCGTCATATGAATCATATTCTGTACCTCCGTTACCGGAGAAGTTATCATCACAGAAACGCAAGGTAGTAGCATCAGCTAGAACCTCATACTGGTTCTCGCCTTCTTCAGTTAGTTCCGATATCAATGTGAATATAGGATATAGCCTACCCTTATTGATATGAGTTATCTTTATCTTTCTGTAGTGTCTATCTATTAGTTCCTGAGTGGTTTCCCCAGGGTTTTGAGTGGTAGTCCAGACTTGGTCTGCTCCTAACCCTAGAGCATCTCCATCAGTCGTAATAGTTAACTTCGTTGCCATACTTTACCTCCAATTAGTATACTAATATAGCTCAAACGAGCTCATTCTATTTCCGCTCAGGAGCTTCCTGTGATGCGTCTATCTTTTTCCACTTACCTCTGGGACCAGGAGGTAGTGCTAGTCCATCACTCTCTGGCATCTCTACCCTTGGGATAGTAGACTGCACACCTGGGTTGCTGCCACCAGATGCATCCTTGAGCTTGAAGACCGTGTTCCCATCTTGCACAACGTACTCTCCCCAGCCATTAGATACCAGATGACGCTGCCAGGAGTTGTCCCTGTCCACTCTCACTCTATTGAGCTGAGAGGTGTGAAAGAATGCCCCGACTATTATGAGTATACACGCAAGGCCGAACATTATGTTCTTGAACTTAGCGCGGCTTCTTAATCCTAGCGCTTCAGTTCTCCACGCCTTTACATCTTTCCTGAGCTCTCCATTCTCCAAGTGGAGGTCGGCAATAGCCTTAGCGTCCTTAGTCTCCTGACTCTCCGTCATCTGATACTTCTCCTATCATGTCTCTGAGGTTGTGCCAGTCAATTTGTCCAAAGGGAGCCACGAAGCACGGAGGCTCAAGCATGCCTCGCATTTCACTAGCCCCACTAGGGTTGTGACTGTGTAGTATTACTAGTGGTTTCCTAAGGTTGAGACTGTCTCTCATTTGCCTTACGAATTCACTACCTGTGTTCCTTTCCGCGGGGTCTACCATCTCTTCACCTCCTAGATCGTGATCTAAGAAGGCAAAGTCATAGAACTGATCTGGATTGCTCATGAACATGCTTATGGCTTGTTCCACGGTCTCAGCATGATGCACTTCATGCCCTATCAGTTCTTGTTTAAATCTCCTCATCCGAACCAGCTGGTCCTCCAGGATAAATATCCTAGCCACTGGTCTTACTAAGAGGTCGCTTAGGTCTTTGCACAGCTGAGGTGACCTTCTCCTCAACTTGCTGCCCACCAAAGACGAGCTTTGCAAGCCTTCCGGGAGCCCTTTTCCTACGGACGGGCATCTCTGAAGGGTACCCACCATGTATGGGATGATATTCTTTTGAGTTCATGACCGACTACTTGTTTTGTGTTTTCATTCTCTGCCCTTCTCTCTTAGGGTAAGTCTATAGACTATAACCTGATATCTGAGAAGGACACCAGCGAGCACACCAAACATTATGGTGGCTGGGGTAAACGGTAGCATCAGCGCCATGACTACAGCTGCAAGCATGAACACTGTAGCTATCCAGAAGTCGGGAGGGAGTTCCCACCCTTGGAGCTTGGTCTTGAGCATATCTCATCTACAGCCTTTGGCCATGTAGAAGTCTAGGGCCGCACACCCTAGGAGAATGGGAGTCAATATGCCATAGGGAGGTAAGACAGCACAGACTAGGCATAAGACGCCGAGTGATACGAACAGATAAAACCCAAATTTATCTCTCATCTTCTAGCTCTGCGACCCTATCACCTAGGTCATTGATCATGGACTCAAGAGCCCGAACTGCAGCTTGTCTATCCTGAGATTCCTCTGCTACCATGTAGCGTGCGAAATCTCTGTCTGTTCTAACAGGGAACTGTGCCTCACCTGTATCAACTTCAAAGAAGTTATACAGGGGCCACCAGTACGGGCTGGCTCTCAAGTCTACACTAGGTCCAGTACCAAAGACCAGGTCTTTGTTATACCCTTGTGTACTGGCTGGCAGTATCTCTGCCTGTATGGTAGTGTGTCTGTCTTCTTTCCCAATCACTTTATGTGAGAGGACAAGGACTAGGGTGGCTAGGACGATAATTCCTATGCCAACGAGAAATCCTGTTGAGTGGTGTTCCATTCTTCTTTTCCTGGGGCCGGCGATCTCCTCTATGGCCTTAGAAAGAAGGTCATAGTTTGGTCCTTTAGGATGGTAGGTGTCCCTGAGCTGTGTGAGTTCTTCGATCATGGCATGGAGGCGGGAGAGGGATGTCATCCCCTCTTTAGGGGTGGGATTACTAACAGTGCCTGTACCCGGGAAGTACACCGGGTTCAATCACCCCAGATATCCTTTTTAACCGGTGTCTGATGTTAATCCGCTTGTTGGAATCCCGCCCTCATTCGTTTGAAGAATATCTTGCTTCGCAGCTTCCTGATCCACTTCCTGTGTCCTCTTCTAGCCTCATTATACGTATCATACCTATAGCAGATAATTTCTTTTTCATTCCTAAAGACCATAGTTTCAAAGAAATCACCCTCCCTATTGTTGGGATATATAGTGTGAGCCATTCCTAAGAACACTGTAGAGATCAGCAGATCACCTACTTTAGTTATACCTACTCTCCTGTTTGCAATGTCTCTGGACCATTCAGCCCAGTCTAGCACATCACACTCTACTAGATTCTTATCTTCATCTAATATAAAATATCGCATGGTGAGCGCACTAGGAATCGAACCTAGAACTTACTGGTTAAAAGCCAGTTACTCTGCCTGTTGAGTTATGCGCTCTACTTTCTCCATCCTAGTTCCCACTGGAGATCCAGTAGGACCTGACGGATAGAGGTGAATGCATCTGCGATCTCCTCAAGAGCAGGGTGGACTATGTCTGCCTGATCTGTGAGGCTTTCACTGACTTCCTTACATTTATCTATAGATTGCTGTAGGTGTCTCTTCACTCTCTTCTGTCTTTGAGCCTCTTTCTGAGCCTCTTTAGTGGGAGACGCTACATATCTGTCTCTAGGCCTAATTACTGAATATGTCATTATATTGGTGACCGCTTATCAGGATATTACCTGCTCTCCCCCGAGGCGTTGCTAGTGACAGAGCCCGGGCTTATCAGCTAACCCACAACGGGATTGGGGCGTTTGGGTGGTGCCTAACGTTATCCACCGTTAGCTCGCGGCCTTACTTGTTCGCTTCTAAATATATGAACACTGCAATCATACCCCAGAACCAAGTCAGTAGCAGAAGCCACTGACCTACATACAGGGTAGTGCTATACATAAAGTGAAACACCCCTCTAGCGGCACGGAGGATTGCCAGGGAGGGATGCTTCACATATCTGTCAGTCCACGAGATACTCATCTACTACACCTCGTGTTGGAAGGGAGTTCAGTAAGGACCGGTCGTCACCCCAGGGCGATACAATACGTCTTGTCCAGTCTACGCCGATTGCAATCCGAAACCCAGGGACGCAATCCAGCAGTGTCTAATACAGTTAATCTACTGAATCAAACTGAACTCCAGTGTTCAAACAGTGATCTGATCTTCTTCTTCGTCGTCTTTTTCTGGCTGTGGTTGTAACTCCACTAGGTCGTGGTCGTCAAACAGGCTCGCAAATCCACCCAGAATCTTGTCTGCGTTAGCATCAGCATCCATCTCTAGCTTCTCAATAAGCTTAGAGGAAGTATGCAGTGATCTCAGGTTGAGGAATACAAGCATCCATCCTACAAACAGCCAGAATGTACCATATGCTCCCATGCAGTGTAGGAAGAGTATACCTACAGCAAGTCCAGAAATAAAGGGAGCAACAGCTAGCCTATGAGGCTTATACCAAGGTCTATTTGTCATCTCGAAACTCTAGGTCCTTGGGAATCCTAGGTCTATCTTTAGCACCAGTACCCTGGCCCTTGAATCTAACCCATCTTCCCTGGTAGTCATCTCTATTATCCCAGATCTCTGCACGCAGCTCGTGGGTTAGGCCCTGCCAACTTCCACATATGATGCGTTCCCCTACAAACGGGGGAGTATCTAGTTCTACAACAAAGTGACCAAAGGTACCTTTTGGTTCCAGGTCATCTTGCTTATGTACTGGTCTGAGGTGTCCGGTTGGTGTCTCTGACCTCTCCACACCATCCTTAATACCCATCATCTCATTGACTTCGATGATGACACCATCATAGTCAACCCATGTCTTGAGCTTGTACATAGCTCCTGAGTTAACCGTAGCCCTACCATGCTTGTACAGGGAGTTGGGGTTCCTTAGTATCAACCCCTCGTATCCTTGATCGACTACGTCTTCCATCATGCTAGCTACTGACTGAGCAGAGCTAACTGGTGCATGCTCTACCATGCATATATTGCAGTCTACGCCTAGTCTTCTGATCACCCTATTGACTCTCTCAGTAGTCAATAGAACTCTTCTGCCTAGGCTGTGTGTAGGATTACCCCAGTCTGTGAGGGGCATGCCATCAAAGATATGATAGGCCCACCCGTCACCTGGGTCCCTGTCGTGAGCTCTCACATTACCTGTGAATGTAGAGAATGGAACTTGATGTGAGTATAGCTCTCCGTCAAAGACCCAGGATTTATGACGTTTAAGTGGGGCGAGCGCAGCATGGATCTGCTTATTTTCTATCTCCCTCATGGATGCGCTGAAGATCTTGCCATCCTTGATGAGGCACCTTACTCCGTCCAGTTTAACACTAGCATAGAGTGGGTATTTTAGGTCCTGTGGATCAACAATCTCCGTAGGAGCCTTCATAATCTTCAGCTCTACCACATTTACCTCCGTATATCTAAGTGGGCTGAGGGGAGAGAGCGGTTAGTTAATACGTTACCCAGTTGGTAGTATTATCATATTTAATGGTAAAGTTACCATTGTCAGTCGTCCACGGTTGATTCGTAGTTATAGTAGTACCAGTACCAGTTGTTTGTATTCCTGGCAGTTGTGCAGGCTGGATAGGCATCTTCTTCAGCATATCTATCTGCTCTTGGGTGATCTTTAAAGTCTCGTCGTACGTAAAGTCGTCGATCTTTATTGGCTCTAGCGGAGGGTTTTCCATCACCTCTCTCATCTTATGCAGAAGCCTATCCTTAGGCTCCATGTTGTTCTCGGAATAGAACACATAATCAGCATCAGATGAGTAGAGCTCAACTACATCACCGTTGTCGTCTTCTCTATAGATAAGCATCCTCTCCCCGATCCAGATACCTATCCATCTGCTGTCCTCTCTATCTTCAACAAAGCCCTCTACTATAAAGCCCAAAGGTATATTTACGGGAGTAGATAAATCTATTTTAGACATTCTTTTATATCAGGTAAGTTCTTTATAACATATTGTGACCACTTCTCATACTTAAGTATGTTAGAAGGATCGCTAATAAATCTAGCATCAGCAAGACAGTTCTCACGAGGTGTCACCTCTTCAGACTGTACTTGTAGTGCATACAATATACCTATATGTACCTCACCTGCAGTAGGGCCTGGGCCCCTTACATCTCCACCATCATCAGATGGTACATATATAGTTCCTAACTCTCTAAGGTCTCTTTCTATGTCTGAGATGTCGAGGTATATCTCCTCTCCTATCTCTCTTATAGCAGCCGACCTTACAGTATCCCACGCTATGCCCTTCTCTGGTGTGAGTACGAGGTCAACGGGGTTGATGTGACCACCAACCCCCACGGAGCGCTTCTCCTCCAAACGCTTCTCGCCTCCGCCACTTCTCCTGTATGATAGTGCCCTACCCTCAGGAGATAGACAAACCACGTAGGGGATAAGCTGGAGGATAGAGGAATCTGTCTCTGCCAGCCATCTATCTACGAACCTAGCATCTCTGATGACCTCATGCTGCCAGGCCTCATTACCACCGTCCTCTACATGTATGTAGTCACCAGTACCATAGTGTATACTAGGGACATTAGGCGTAGTTAATACTAATTCATCACTAGACATTATATATTTATCCTGGTATGAATCCAGGTGCTTTCTTCACATGTTTAATAATATGTACTGTATCAGCTTTAGACAGCCCACTGTGGAATGGCAGTGTTAATGTCTTGCGTGCAGCTTTAGCTGATTTATCACATCCGCTGTCATATGCCAGTCTACCCAACACTCTGTGGTTGTGGAGTGCATGATAGTGTATGCCGGTGGATATGCCTTGGTCTTCTAGGTACTGTATAGTTTCAGGTCGAGCGTCTGGGTCCACTTCTATTCTATACAGGTGTCTGCTCTCAGTTCTATATCCCAGGTCCTCGTAGTAGGTAGTATTGAGCCTAGCTAAAGCCTCGTTCTTCCTGTCTAGGTCTAACAGCTCTGCCCATGCTACCTTAGCCTGTGCGACTGACATATATGCCTTGTACCCTAGGCACACTGTCTCTCTGTTCCAGCTCTCCTCCTCAAATACTGTACCATTCATGGTCATGATCCTGAGGTAATCAGCTACCTCTCTATCATTCGTGAGAACCATACCACCGTCTATCCCACCCACTGGCTTAGTAGGATAGAAACTGTATATTATAATTCTGGTCCCTGACCCAGTAATATTGCAATCTACTGCATGTCCACGGTAGGCAGTCTGCGCAGAGTCTATTATATTGATGCCTCTTTCATTATATAGAGTATACTGTGTGCCTACCCAGTCCGGGTTATCCACCCAGCGCATGCTCAGACCCGCTCTACTCGCGTGTATGGGGACTACAGGAGGAATGAGTGCTGGGACATTAGCGATCCCAGAGCTCGGCAGAGAGCATTGTATGGCCATTGAGGCAGAGCTAAAGGATACAGCGTGGACCCTGTCAGCGACAGCCTCGCACATCACCTTCTTAAAAACCTCTTCGAACTCAGTTACAGCTCCCCCATGTAACCTATTCTCGTCATAGCCCAGCTTTATATTGCGTGTCTGACTATGAAATAGATTTATGCGTGCCATACTCTCCTAGGCTCTTCGTCTTCCATCAGGTCTTGATATAGCATTGGAGCATCAGGGTGTATTCCCACCTTGCTAAAATGCTCTAGCCTATCTAGACACATGGCTGTGTTCTCGGGCATCTGATATCCAGTGATCTCATCTCTGAATGTCATGCCTACTTTAGGTCTGTGCCTCACAGCGAAGTCGTATATACTTCTTCGCTTTCCTCCTATATTATATGTACCAACATTGCCACTCCTCTCCGTTAACATAATCATGGGCGCCACATTATGTACATAAGCAAAAGACTTATAGGAGTCTACCACAGCCCTCTCATGTTTAAATGGGAAGTTAGTAAAGCTCGCTCTAATAACTAGACTGTTAATAGTATACCTGCTAATTTTTATCTCTACGTCTAACTTATGCCTACCATATTTCACTATGGGTTGGAAAGCACCCTTCTGCGTCTCCTTATAGAGGTGATCAGGAGGCATCGTAGGGTCTCGATACACGTAGTCAGTAGATATAAATACTATCCTAGCCCCCTTAGCACCACACCAGTTAATGATCTTCTGAGATCCATCAACATTGATCTTGCTTGCTAATTCGGGGTCCTTCTCATGTGCTTCCATGGGGTGGGTCATGGCTGCACAATGGATAACTACACCAGCTTGGCAGAAGTCTAGGTAGTTGTCCCAGGTCCACTGAGGATCAGTCAGACATGGCCTTCTATCGCCATGTACAATGACATGAACGTCAGGAAAGAAGTGGTTATAGCACTTCTGTAGGTGCCTTCCTAGTAGTCCCGTCCCCCCAGTGATCAGCACCGTGTCCGGTGATAAGGTCAATTGTCTCTTCTATCCCCACAGGTAGGAGGCAACCAGGTAGGTAGCCTAGTGATTGTAAGCGGTCGTCGTTCACCTCATAGCTAGTTTGGTTTACCAGAGGTGTGTCAACGAATTTTATGTCTAGGTTCCAGGGTACTACAGCATCGATGCATTCTATTACATCCTTAGTAGAGAAGTTCCCTGATGTAACGTTGAGCACCTGGTTCCACGTATCTGGTCTGTCTAGTACTAACTTAATAGCGCTTATAGCATCCCTTAGACCAAGGTATGCACGTACCATTTCGTAGTTGTCTCTCCAGACAGTCAGTGGTTGGCCAAAGCATGCCTGAAAGCAGAACTTATTGACGGCAGTCTGAAATCTCATCCCTATACTGGGACCAAATATGGTACCAAATCTGAGGATGGAATACTCAAACTGTGGATGGTTGGCGTGTCTCCTCTCTAGTATGTCCTCTACAAAGAGTTTCGTCTTAGCATAGGTACTCTGAGGATTAAGGAACTCCTTCGAGTCTTCTGTAACCTCATGACCTATGACGTTACCATAGACACTGGTAGATGAGGGAAAGATAAAGAGTCCTACGCCTGCCTCAATACAGTTATCGATGAACTCTACAGTCCAGCCCTGGTTGATCTCTAGGAACTCGCTCTTCTCCCTCATGCTGGCAGTAGCATCTACCTTAGCAGCAAGATGGATAACCTTATCAAACTTAGAGAGAAACTTCGTGTCAAGGTCTACGAAATTACTCTCTACGAATGATACGTTGCGGGGTAGTCCACTGAACAGGGAGCAGTATCTCTGTGTATAGAAGTTATCTACTACAGTAATATTATGGTCTTCTAAGCTCCTAATGAGCTTGGAGCCTATATGCCCGAGACCTCCTGTGACAAGGCAATTCGCCATAGTCTCCACTCCTCATAGTATCTAATATAATCATCTGGATCATACTCTGTATCCGTTAGTACCAGTGCTACTGCCTCGTATGACCAGTATACCTGCTTCGACCATATGCCTGATGGGATCAGTATCCCTCTCCCGGGTGTGTCTAGCAGGTGCTCCACTTTCTGGTTTCCATCATCACAGTGTACTCTTATAGCATTGTTAAGGCATATAAAGAGTTGGTTCGCTTCCTTATGGGCATGAAGACCCCGTGTACAGCCAGGAAATGAATGGTATATATGAAATGTTCTCTTTATCTCAAACGGAACATCCTTAAAGGATTCTATCGCAACTAATTTACCTTCGTGCTCTTCTATGACAGGAAAGTCTATTATTTTAACATCATTAATACTATGGTATGGATAGCTCATTCTTGACTTCGGTCCACAATTCTATATGATCTATAAATTGTCCGCCGCCGTCTAGGAATTCCTGTTCCTTCTTCATGATCTCATCTCTGAAGTTCCAGGCAGCGAGATATACTAATGTATTCTTAGGGTCGGACAGACCAACATATTCTACGATAGGTATACCCACACCTGGTGAGTATTTTCCGATCTTCTCGGGGGTGATATCTACAATATGTTCAATGAGGTCGGGTCCTATGTTACAGTAGTTATATACTGTAGTAGACTTGGCGGTAGCGCCATAGCCTATGACTTTCTTCCCCGCGTCCTTAGCTGCCCGCAGCTTCTCCACTAACAGGGCACTACATCTGTTGACTGCTCTGTCGAAGTTCATGTAGTAGTCAGCGTGGTGCATGCCCAAACCCTTCTCATGTGCTATCGCTGCATCCATGGTTGGGCTAGTTCTCACCAGACTAGACGTATCTAGACAGGCTAGCACTCTGTGAGACCCACCATGGACGTCCAGCTTGTAGTACCCTATAGGGGATAAGCCAGCCCTCACCAGTATGTGGGCGATGCCAGTAGCACTGAACACATGGGGGTGTTCATCATAGAGCTGATCATAGGCGCCAGCATGCATCATAGAGCTGAGGCTGGGGTCCTCAAACACGAGGAAGCTCTGGTCACCGAACATAGCCAGTAGCCAGGCTATGTCTCGCAGCGCCTGATCTATATCAGGAATGTGATTAAGGCAATTAGCAGCAAAGATAGCGATATTGCTGTCCTTAGTGGCACCCTGTTTACGAAGGATCTCATAGACCTGTTGTACTGTTTCTGCTGTCAGAAAGTCTGGAACAGTGGGGTAGCCCATACTGTTTGTGATGTCTGCGAAGTTGAGGCATGGCTCTATAGTAGCACAGATGTCGGGTGGGAAGTGCTTGATGAAGACGCCATCGTTGCTACCTATCTCTACTACGTAGTCGGGCTTACAAGGGTAACGCCCTCCTGCTATGTCCTTGGCTACAGCCTCAAAGTGAGCCTTCATGGTGTTCGACCCTGAAGACCTGTAAGGATAGTTCTCGTTGAAGAGATCTTCCTTAGGGAAGACGTTAGCGAGCGCTAAGTTATTACTAACTACACTGACTTCCATGGGCAGTCTAGGAAGAGATACTGCCTCCTCATACGTGTCCGAGAACCCATTAGCTATGGGTTGCATCCCAAGGTGCATAAAGCTCGGCACGTCTAGTATTTCTATAGTTTTAGACATTTATTTCACTTAGTCTCTTGTGCATCTGGAGGGCTCTGAACTTGTCTCCATCGTACCCATATGCCTTGCGGTCTGTCAACTGTATACGCATGGCTCCGTCTACCTCCCTACCTATATGCATGTTGTCCAGGGTATTCCTGTGGTCATTCATGCTAGCTAGGGTTCTGTAGTCGGTGTTCTCTGCAGTGTACTGGTACTCCATAGCTCTGGCGTCACTGACAGGGTCATACCACACCTGAGCCATATCTTTCAGGCTCTGCTGACTAAACATCCACCAGTCAGCATGCAGGTGGGGGACCTCAGTTATCTCCTGGATGTCCCACACCCTCGACATATGTGGGCACGCATTTCTATGGTCTACCAATCCATCAGGCCCCAGCCTGATAGTCTCTGCTAGTCTGCCGAGCATGCCAGTATCCTCATGCTCGTTGAAGCTTCTAATCAGGTCAGCTGCCCAGCCATCAGCTACTGGTTCCACACCATCATCCACGTGGAATAGCATGTACTCTGAGTCATTTAGGAACCCAGAGTTACTGTGCATCACATACTTGAGTGCTGCGAAGCCTCCACCAGTATTGGGAATACTCGTGAAGTTTAACCAGTCGTGCTTCTCAAGTATCTCGGGCAACCACTGCCTGTATTCTCTGTTGTCACTCCCCGTGTCACATATTATAACAGCTACTTCGCCTGGGTCAAACCCCGTGGCGAATTTCTCATAGCCCCCTATAACTATATCTCTAAAGTATGGGAGAAGCTTCTGTCGTGCTGCATCTGCATGTCTGTGCCAGCCAGTAGCTATCTCATTAATATGTGTAGTTATAAATACATTTAGTTTATTCATCATCTGCCATTTGTATATAGGTGGCACTTAGGCATTGTATACCCTTCCTCAGGTAAGAGTCAATACCTATGCAGTCTAAGCCCATGATAGGACCTAGTCTAAGCAGCTTGTCTGTAGTATAAGCATTGCGATGATACTGGCCAGGGGTATCCTGACCTCCATAGAAGTTAGCTACCAGAGAAGACCAGCGCTTCTTGATGTCCCTACCTCCACCAAAGAAGTGGTCCTCGCTCTGGGGATCCCAACATTCGTAGTCGTTCTCTGCTGCCTCAATAAACTTCTTGCACATCCACTCAAAGTCTGGTACCTTAATAACTAGCATACCACCGACCATGAGCTTACCTCTAATAGCTACAAGTATCTTAGGCTCATCTGCAAAGGGAAGGTGCTCTAAGACGTGGTCCATCATGATAGCGCTTAAGGATCCTTCTGTCATCCTATGCATAAACTCTATCATGTCCATCTGACATACGTCGGGATCCGTAACGTACTTATCTACGTTAAGCCACCCCTTCTTTATGTCCTCACCACATCCTAAATTAACCTTTGTCATTTTCGAGGAGCTCAGCTGCCCGTTCGTGTACGTCCTGGCCAACCACAGTTGGAAGCTGGAGGTTTTCATCAGCCTCTTCATGAGTAGGTAGTCTGTGTGTCCTGACCTCTCTGAGTATGTGATACTCGCCAGCGTTGATAGCCCTAGAGATACACTCGTCTATACTATTCTTGATGTAGGCTCTAGCCTCATTAGCTAGGCGTAGCCCTGTGTATAACCTATTAACTAAGTTAGTGTCACAGTCATCCTTCCGTTGCTCTACCTCTATTCTTCTAGTGAATTCAGCTAGCTTTATATTTTCTACTACCAGTCTATCCACCAGGTGTCCGATGGAGTCCACTGATTGTATATGTACATGTTTACGTTCTGACATATATTTACTTTATCTTAATCACTTTGAACTCCTCACCTTTGCAGAGTCGCTCTCTCTGCCATATCTTAAGAGGGGAGCCAAATTCTTGCTCGAATGTCTCATCTCTGTGCAGCTTAGCTGCTATTCTATCCCTAGTAGTCATCTTACTTGTAGACACACACTGGAAGTGATATACTAGGGAGCTGGGCACCTTAACTATTATCCTAGCCCCATTATAGAATGCTTTAGCACACAAATAGTTGTCTGTTCCAATGACCCCAAAGCTCTCATTATATCCGCCCACCTTGTCAAACAGGCTAGAGCGCATAAAAAATGGCCCTAAGTCTGTAAACCTAGGTGTAGTATCTATAGCAGCCAGGCTGTCATAGGTATCAAGGAGGAGGTCTTCTTTGAAGTCTGCAGGGGTTCTACCTAGATCTACCGGGGCTATTACTAAGTTGTGTGCCCCAGTGGGCTCTATCATCGTGGGACATAGTATGTAGCTAGGGCTCAGTGGGTCTATATTATACTCATCCATGAACTCCCAGAGGGCTTCGTCCCAACCAGGGAGGAGGTACATATCGTTGTCTATCAGGAGTACAAACTCTCCTTCAACGTTAGAAGCTAGACCGTTGACGGCCTTAGCCAGGCCTATGTTGTCCATGGACCCCATAGCTGTGTCTAACTCCAGCTCAGTAGCTACCTCTGAGTCGCCGTTGCATATCTCATTGAAATGCACATGTATTCTATGGTCTACAGTGCTGTTTCTTCTTATGCTCTTAACTAGGCATCTCAGGAACTCTGGGCTCCTCCAGCTGACACATAGTATGTCTATGGGCTGTGCTTTCATAGTCTGCTCACATCTATCCCCAATGATAATCCTAGTAGGTATCTAGCCCAGGTATCTCTACTATAGTCCTGGACTTCTTCTAGCCCTTTACTGGCTGCAAGGTTTCTCAGTTCAGTCTTGTCCTTCCACCAGTCTATCTTGAACTTCAGTTCCTCTACACTCCCGAAAGTGTCTATTGCCCCACCTTCCCTAACATGGCTGAAGGCAGGTGGTCCGCCCCACTCTTGCGCAAGGAGGAATCCTCCAGCACCGAGTATCTTATATACTCTGTCCGATATACCATTCCCCTCAGTGAATGATATATTGATCCTGCTTTGAGATACCACTTTAGCATGGTCAGCACCATAGGCCCCCTGTATCACCTTGATACCAGCTTCCTGGCACATCTCTGCTCTCCCATAATGACATCCTACACCACCAACAGAGCCTATGAACGTAGCATCATACAGCTTTGGTAGGTCGTAGGGCTTATCAGTTTTTTCATCAAATCCCTCAGCTAGGAAGTGCATATCAGCACCAAAGATCTTACGCTTCTCAGCATACTTCTCCATCGTGTCTCCCCTAGCGAAGAACACATGCTGGCATTGATCAAATAGTTCAATCAGATCGGGCTTGAGATTATGGTGGTAGTCCATCATCCACGCTGTGTTCACTACCCTGTCTCTATACCTCTGACTTATAGTCTTGGGAACTCTAGACAGTATGCCGTTCCCCTTACTATACAGTACTAGGTCGTGTTCTCCAGCCAGGTGGATGATCTCGTCATCTCTCTTATGGGGACCTTTCTTCTCAGCTTGGACTCTATAGTTATATCTTGTTACTGCACAGCCTAGATCTTCAAGACGATCTGCCTGTGAATTATTAGTGGAGTTGCCACCAAATACAGCAACAAAAAGTACCCTAGTCACTATGGCCTCCCTCGTACCTATAGTCCTCGTCCGTGGCCCAAGCAGGCTCTTCTTCAGCAGTCATGTGCTTGTGGAGCTTATCTAATGCATCCCCTGCAATCTCTTGGGGATCAGGCGCACCTGCTTTAATTCTCTCGAGGGCTGTTACAGCAATTTCAAGGCTAGTTATCATATGTGTTCGTATGCTAAGTTTTCTAAGCTCTCCCAGACTAGTTCCACAGTGGGGTCCCAGCCGCTCTTCTTGGGATCTAATACTATTGCTTTGGAATCAAAAGGATTCCAAACTGTTTCGTATCTGTCTACGTTCCTATTGGTACCAGACCATGTCAACAGGGGTGTGCTGGTCAGGGCAGCTAAGTGCATTGGTCCACTGCTTGGTCCTATAACTACTCTAGATCCAGACAATACCTTGCATGTTGTCCTAAGATCTACACCACGTAGGTCAGTTGTGCCTGGTATGTGGTATGCTGCTTCCTTGGTGCCTATGCAGCATATATTTGCGTCCCCTCCCCACTGGTTCCTCGTCCACTTATGGAGTAGATCAATTAATTCTATCCATTTAGATACAGGCCAGTTGCGGTTCCCTGTCCCTCTCTTCTTAGCAGCTCTAGCATGTATAGCTAAATCAAAGTCGTAGACGGCAGTAGTATCTCTGAACCTACGGTGTATCTGATCCTGTATGAAGGGTATCTTAAGCTTTCTAGTGGTGTAGTTATCAAAGGGGTTCAACCACACGTGGCTGGGATATGTACTAGCCAGGCGCACACCCTCTACCCTACCAAAGTTGAAGCACTGTTCACAGTCAGTGTCCTGTGACAACCCTTTGATTGGCATTATCTCAGTGGCAAAGTCACTATATAGATGCTCATTTCCTGCTCTACACAGAACAGTAGTCTCATCGTAGTTACATGAGTCACGTCTAGCCATGCCTTGCCAGCAGAACAGTTCCCAACCGAACTCCCCTACCCATGGGCCTACTAATAGCTTAGTTTTAGTCATGAATTATATCCAAGCACCTGTCTGACCTCGCCAACCAGGCTAGTGACAGACTCTGGGTGGTTCTGGAAGGGTACGAGCCAAGGCCCTTCAACCTCATCCAATCTATTCACTCTATAGTTGGTGCGTCTATTCTGAGCTTTAGAGGCCCAGATTTCTTCCTTAGCTCTCTTGTGGTCAACGCATCTAGCCCACCCATAGTGTGCTAGGGCGAAGACTCCTGTCTCTACGTAAGGACGAGCCGTGACCACCGCTGGGTATCTGATATTCTCTGGGTGCTTATGCCATGCTTCATCGGTCCAGTTACCACTGGCGATAGCCCCCATGACAGGTCTAATAGTAGGATGACCAAAGGGTCCACGGGGAGCGCCGTTAAGAGTCATGTCTCTATCGTAGAAGACACCCACTCCTTTATCGAGGCAACCGAGCCATCCCATACTCGTCTGGGCATAGTCCTGATAGAGCTCGTGCTTCCAGGTATGGAGCTCACTAACGTGTAGCGAGGAGGTACAGACGATATTACAGAGGTCTGCTAGACGGTCGCTGTAGAATACTTCATCGGCGTCTACCTTGACGAAGTAATCTATTCCCCTCTTCCTGAACTCATCTAGGGCGTAGTTCCTGGCTCTGCCCATGGAGAATCCTGCATCGGCCATAACTCTGAGGTGAGCTCTGCCATCAGCTAAGTGATCGTGAAAGAAGTGGTGTATTATACTTCTCGTCATATCAGTAGACCCGTTGTCTATGATACACGTGAAGTCTACTACATCTATCACCGAGGCAACAGAGAAGGCTATTATGTCTTCCTCATTCTTGCAGACAACCATGGCACCTACCTTACGGCGGACACCAGCAGGAAGCCTCTCCTCGTTACTTAGCTGTACAAGATCTATGATCACTCTATTCCTCTTAGGTCGTTATTGCGCTCTATGATAGAATCAACTACACTTGTGTCAACTGATTGTCCCTTAGCAAATGTTGCAAAGGCTTGAATGTCTTTAGGTAGGCAGGCTCCGCCAAATCCCCTCTGCCCGTCATAGCCTGGTGCCTCCATGTGCACCTTGCCACCCGTCCTCCTGTCCCGACAGACCTGATTCGTTATCTTATTAAAGGCCTCGTTGTCCATCCCCATAGAGTCACACAGGTCTCTCATGAGATTAAAGCAGGCGTTCTTGAAGCAGAAGAACACATTCACACTGTACTTTATCATCTCTGTCTCCTCAGATGAGAATACCTTCCAGTGTGGTACCTCAGTTATCTTGGAGAGTATCAGAGACGCATAGTCAGCTGAATATGTTGCTCCTCCCTCAGGTACACCTATAACAGCTATAGCGGGATTCTTAAAGTCCTCGAACGCTGTCCTAGCATCTAGGAACTCTGGGCAATGCAGTAGTATCAGACCAGGAAAGTCTTTCTGCATCTGACTAGTAGTACCAGGCAGTACAGTTGACTTAATCACCACTATAGGTGTCTCTTTCTTACCTGTCTTCTTCTCCTGAAGACTAATATTATCTTGTATCTGGTGCAACGCAGCATCCAGAATCCTCAGGTCCTGACGCTTGCCATCATTATTAGTAGGCACACATACAAATATTATGTCCGACTTAATGATGTCAGTCATGGGGTTTCTAGACTTGTCTGGATCTATGTCATATACCATAGCCAGGACATCACCACTTTCATACGCTGCTCTCCATATGGCATTGCCTACAAAGCCAGCGCCTATCACACCTACTTTAGCTAGATGACTCATTTAGTCTATAGTTGCGTTCCTCGGAGCATCTCTCGATGTACTCCTTACTGCCTGTCCAGCAGTCATTATATATGTGATTCTTATGCCAGATAGGATCAGGATTGAATAATCCATTTAGAGCGCCTATGTTCTGGCACCTAGAGACCGTGGGATACAGACAGTGTTTAGTTCTCTCTGCCTTAT